AATTAGGCTTTTTAGAAGGTCTTAAAGGTCACATGAGAGAAAACGTAGCTCAATTATACGAAAACCAAGCATCATTTTTAATTAATGAAGCATCATCTACATCTGATACAGGTGCATTTGAAACTGTGGTTTTCCCAATTGTTAGACGTGTATTCTCTAAATTATTAGCAAACGACATCGTTTCAGTACAAGCAATGAACTTACCAATTGGTAAATTATTCTACTTCGTACCTAACATTCAGGCGTACACTGACCCTGCAAACTTGGCGAACACAGGTATTCACTACCCTCCTTATGGTTCACCAAACGCAGCTGCGGACCAAACTCCAAACAGTGGTTATGACTATAACAACACTAAAGACCTTTACGATAGATTCTACGAAGGTAACGAACCAGCATTAGACCCACCAGGTTTATTTGACTATTCTAAAGGACAATATTCTGCAATCACTGCAAACGTAACAACAGTTTCATGGTTAGCTGACCAATTAGTTCCTTCTGCATATACTCTTTCTGATTATAGAAAAGTATTAATAGTTATGTCAGGTTTCGCATCTGATGGAGCTGGTAAATTAATCGGTCCTGATGGTCAACCAATGGATAATGAAGCTTTCTTATCTGATTTGACTATCTATGGTGTTGCTGGAAACGCAACAACTTCTGCTAACACAACTAACCCTTATTTATTCAGAGTTGTAACTCAAAGATATGGTAAAGGTATTGTACAGTACGGTAACAACAACGCTACGTTAGTATTCCCTAACAGTAAAACTGATGGTGGTCAATATGACAACTTATGTGATGCTGAAGGAAAAATCTATTTAGAAGTTGATTTACAGGTACCAGTATGTATCACTTGTGGTGGTTCAATGGACGGTTACACAGGTTCTACATTTGCGTCTACAATCGCAACTAACTCTCAAGCATTCTCTGCAACATATAGAATCTATAAGAACTTGGAATTCGAAGATAGAATTGGTGAGGTTTCATTTGACTTAATGTCAGTAACAGTTTCTGTAACTGAAAGAAAATTAAGAGCACAATGGTCTCCTGAAATGGCTCAAGACGTTGCGGCATTCCACAACATTGACGCTGAAGCTGAATTAACAGCATTATTATCTGAGCAAGTTGCAGCGGAAATCGATAGAGAAATCTTAAGAGATTTGAGAAAAGGTGCAGCTTGGAACTTAAGATGGGATTACAATGGTTGGAAGAGACTGGGTTCAAGTGCAGTTCCATACACTCAAAAAGATTGGAACCAAACTTTAATCACAGCAATCAACCAAATTTCAGCTCAAATCCACAAATCTACATTAAGAGGTGGAGCAAACTGGATTGTTGTTTCTTCTGAAATCAGTGCAATCTTTGATGACTTGGAGTATTTCCACGTTTCAAACGCAGCTCCTGAGCAAGACCAATACAACATGGGTATTGAAAGAGTTGGTACTTTAGCTGGTCGTTACCAAGTTTACAGAGACCCTTACTTCCCACCTAACCAAGTGTTAATGGGTCACAAAGGAACTTCTTTGTTAGATACAGGTTACATCTACGCACCGTACGTACCTCTACAATTAACTCCAACAATGTACAATCCATTCAACTTCACTCCAATCAAAGGTATCATGACTAGATACGCTAAGAAAATGGTGAACAACCGTTTCTACGGTAGAATCACAGTTGATGGTGTAAGAACATTTGACTTGAGAGAATTAAGATAATCATTATCTTATATTATACTAAAAAGGGTTCCCAATGGGGACCCTTTTTTTATTTTACGATATTTATTAATATGATTAAGCAAAGTTGGAATATTGACACAGAAGAAGTTAAAAGAATATTAATGATGCATGAGAGTGCAACTAAAAATTTATATTTAATCAACGAACAACAAAAAATTAAAGTTGGTGAAAAGACAACTACAACAGGGAAGGAAATTTCGTTGGATAAAAAGTCTTACCCATCTGGATTGTATTCTATTGAAAAATTAGGTGAGGGTAAAAAAGATTTGGATTTAAAATTACAAGAAATTGCACAATTTGCAAAAGCAAATAACGGTACCCAACTTAACATTCAAATTGAAGTTGGAGAATCCAAGGTAACTAATTTTGATAATGAATTAAAGAAACCATTAGGACAAGGAGAATTAGCAAAATTAAGAGGAGAAAAATTACAACAATATTTAACCAATTATTTTCAAGGATTAGTAGAATCAGGGTATTTGACTACAATGCCAAATATACCAAAAGCCCAAACAAATGTAGAGCTTGGTACTCAAAAATATGATTATGTTAAACTTAAAGATGACCCTAAAGATGTGAAATATTTGGAAGACCAATATGTTAAATTTAAAATTAGTTTATCTGCAACTAAAACAGAAGATATCTATGATTGCTTAGTTAATTTAGTAATAGATGTGAGTTACTATAATAAACCTGATGCAAAATTTCGATGCAGAGGTGGACACAACTGTAATAACGCCGAATTTGAACTTTATATTGATAATGTTTTATTAGGTATTGCAAATTTAAATAATTATGGATGTGGGCAAGACAATAACCCTAATGATTGTGATAGGACTGCCCAATTTACCGTTACAAATGAAATGGTTCAGAAAATTGTTTCTAATCCAAAATGGAACAAAAAAACACTAATACTTTCAACAAGATGTATTTCAAGTGCAAATTGTCATACGTCAGTTCAAGAGGTTAGAATTGTTAATGGTACTGGTACTGAAATATATCACGATTGCGTTAACCCACAATCTGCAAGAGGAAATACTTCTCAAAAAATATTAGCAGTTTTAGATAAGTGTGGTATGCCAATAAAAGGAACTACAGATGATAATGTTAGTGCGGAAGAAATACAATCATTATCGGACCAAGTTAATACTCAAAATAATGAAAAATTAACTGAAATAATTAACACCCAAGGACTTACAGTTGTACCAAACACAAATGGTGGTACTACCTTCTTTCCAAAAAATAGTAAACTTATAATTTCAAACATACAATCAAATAAACAATTTTTAACTATAACTTATAATATTAAATCTCCTATGGTGTTAGGGTATTTCATCAATCCTTTTGGAGGTAGCAAACCTTATAAACATAGTTTTAAAGGGAACGAAACCGTCAAAATAAATTTTCAAATACAACCTTCGGATATTCCAGAAAGAAGATTAAAAAAATATGAAGAAAGAGGTATGATAAGCGAAGTACCTAATTTTAATGGTTATAACGTTGATTTAGCATTTAATGAGAAAGGAGTAGAATACCCATCAAATGTTATAATAGTTTCTACTAACGAACAGTAGTTGTATCGTAAAGTATGACAATACTGTCCTTAGTCATTAATTCAATGTCATTTTTTGATATTGAATTAACAAAGTTTTTTGTATAATTTTTTAAATAATTTTTTTTTGTCGATTGATACATTTTTTCTGTCATAGGGATTTGAAATTCTTTTGTTGTCGAACAAGAACATATTAAAAATATTACTCCTATAAAATAAATTGTTTTGGTCATATTATTTGTATTTTGTACAAAGATAAGACATTTTTTATTTTCATCAAAAAAATTTTTACTATATTTATTAATAGATTTTAAGTTATCAGTCCCCAGTCGTAATGGCTGTTGAGTATTCACGGACACAAAGGTATTGGTAACGTAGTCATTAAACTATTGTAAAATTTAAAAACATGAATTACGCAACACAAGTGGGCAAACCGACTGCGCACATCACAAATAAAAAGTCACGTCTAAAGGTCTATAACGGCCATATAGTCTTTTTAAAAGATAAAGACAATTTCGAATTCGAACTTCATAATCCAAAACAAAAATCAGTCCTTGTAAAGGTCAAATTGAATGGTGAATACATTTCCACAAGTGGTATTGTATTGAAACCAGGTCAGAGGGTCTTTTTAGAACGTTTCCTTGACTCTAATAACAAGTTTGAGTTCAGTACCTATGAAGTTAAAGATACGTCAGAAAACAGGTCTGCAATCGATTTAAACGGAGATGTTAGAATTGAGTTCTATGATGAACAAACATCAAGGAATAATTTTGCAATATCATCAGGAACTATCTATGGAAATGGTTTAGTATATGGAAGTCGTAGTAATGATTATATTCCACATTTTGGTACTACAATTAGTACTACAGGAGGAGTAGGGTATTCAACAACTACGTCAACTTATAATATATCAAATGCAACTTTTACAAGTTCTGATTTGAGAAGCAAATTTGATACGTCAAAAACGTTGTTGAACGGTAAACCCCGAAGTAAGAAAAGTAAGTCAATTGAAACGGGTATAGTCGAAAAAGGAAATGAATCAAATCAGTCATTTACCAATTCATATCAAGAATTTAATTATTATACATCGCATGAAGTTAATTTTAAGATTCAACCATCAAGCACAAAAAACAAAACCACAGAAGACATTAGACAATATTGTACTGAGTGTGGAACCAAGACAAAAACAAACTTTAAGTTCTGTCCGTCTTGTGGAAATAAGTTATAAATGAAAAAGGGTCCCGTGAGACCCTTTTTTTTTGTTTGTTAAACTATTTATATATACACATGGGATTAAATAAGAAACATATTAAAGAAGCAACAGGTTCAGGAAGTGCAGGACATTTTAAAATTCCAATAGTATTAGCTCCACAGAATTGGAAAGAAGACCAATTAGGTCCATTTAATATTCCTGTTTATCATTATAATAATGCTGAATTGGCGTATGAAGAAGCTGATGGTGATTTTAAAGAAACACCTGAAGAAAGAGCCAAGATTGAAAAAAGAACTGATAAGTTATCACGTATTGATGATTATCTTAAAAGTTTCTATACAGGTCAAAATGACGAAGATGGTAGTAATATTGCTGATGTTGAACCCCCTGAAAAAATTATTAAACAAGCCGTAGGTCCACTTAAAGAAGACTTGGCAGTATGGTTTGGTACAAAAAAAAAACCAAAAGGAAGTTCACAACCTAAAGGTCCTTGGGTAAATATTTGTCGTAAAAAAGAAGGTGGTGGACATCCACCATGTGGTAGACCTGAGGCAAGTGACAAAGGATATCCAAAATGTCGAGCTGCGGGTGTTGCAAGTAAAATGAGTGATTCAGAAAAAAAATCCGCATGTCAACAAAAAAGAACCGCAGAAAAATCGCATTCAAAAGTCGGTACTGGTAACAAACCAAAGATGGTTTCTTACAAACCAAAAAATGAAGGATTAACCGAACTTATCCGAAAAGTTCTTAGAGAAAGTTTTTAATTTAATTTATCCAAAATATTACTCAATGAATGCTTGATGTTTTTTCTAATTTCAGATTCAAGTACCTCTCTTCTGTCTTCTAAAACTTTATCAAATATTTGAGTTAATTCTATAAACTTAGATGTTTCTTGTAGATAGACACTATAACTGTACACATGATTAATTAAATGGATAGTATAACCTTCCATTACAACATACATATTTTTTTCTTCGTTTTTAATAATTCTCTTGTGTGAGATTGGGGAAATAGTTAACTCTGATGTTGGATTAGTGATTAACTTTTTGCAGATTTCTGAAGCAAATATTTCTTCGTCCGTAACTTTAGGTCTTGGGTCAAACTTATCTTTAAGATTCAGATATATTTTAAATAATAAACGAGGGACATACCCCACAACTTTATTTTCCATTTAACAAATATAGAAAAAATTTTTCAAACTAACAATAGGAACCTGAACAATGTTTTTTCCCATCTAGTCCTTTTATTTTACCTTTGCATACTTGAACCGCATATCCGTTTGCATAAGCGCTTGGATATACTTTAAATTTTGATTTTGCTGCGGATTTACCTCTTGAACAAAGTGGGGTACCCGTTTTTTTTCTACCTTCCTGAATATCTTCATAATCAACATATTCAGATTCTTTTGACATTTCATTTTTGAAAAAATCAAATACTTGGTCAATATTAGTCTTAGCTTCAGATATATGGTCATCTGCCCAATCATGACCATTTTGGATTATGTCATCGATTTTATTTGGGTCCATATCCAACATCATATTACATTGTCTTTTTATTTGTTCTAAATTGCTAAAGAACATATAGTTAGATTGTTCTTGTTCTTGCTCTTTAAGAACTTTTATTACCAAACGGTTCAAATCTAATTCTGTTAATTTTATTATCTTACTCATGATTGTTTTGTATTTACAATATTAAAGGTTAATTGTTTCTTATAAGTATCTTTTTCTCCTGAAGTATTCACTTGAATGTCTACATAATATTGATTAGGTATTTTATCTCTCATATCAAATATAAAATAAAATTCGTTTGGAGTTCTATTGATAGGAGTCCAATCTTGGACTTGAACTTCAGTAGTTCCTTCTTTTACATATACTCTATAAAACGAAGAAACATTCTCTAATAATTGTTGACCAGTGTAAGCCTTTTTAATTGTCACACCAACTTTTCTAATATCAGTATTTAATATTTGTTCATTTTGTAATATACCATAAAAACTAAATCCAAATTTAGATGGTTCTTTAGAAAGAGGCCCAATCTGAATTCCCGCATTATATTGTTGTAATGTAAATTGATTTGTTACATTTGGAATACCTTGACCATTAATAGTTAAACCTGACCATACATCGTAAAATTGACAAGGTGTAGGGTATGATGTAAATCCATTAGGAACAACAACTTCATAAACACCTTTAGTTCTTAAACAAGTTGTTAATGATGCCATTCCTGTTACCGCGTCACCATTTCGGTCTTCAATTCTAACGAACGGGTCTGCGTCTAAATTAACTAAATCACCATTCTGATAAATGTATAAAAACAATTTGTTCTCTTGGCTTTTCAAAAATAGATTCCTGTCGTCTTGAATTAAGTCGTCATAATTAGTTAAAAGGTATGGTTGGTAAAAAGTTTGAGTATGTCTTGAAAAGAATGCAACACTGTAACTATCGGTTAACCCAGTGATGTTTTCAATTTGAGGAAGATACGCAACTCCCCAACCTGTAACACCTGTGATAGAACCGTTTAAGATACCATTTATCTCGTCAGTCATATTCATGTTAAGGTCTTCATTACCTAACTCAAAATGTTGTCTTGCAACGATTGTAAGACCTGAATAGTTAACTGTGCCACTATTAGTATTACTGTATACTCCTGGTTGAGACCAATCATCTATTGTTGTTGTTTGGTACCAATTAGATGGTCTTGTTGAGAATGCTCTACTATCGACGTAAGTTAATGGAGAAATTCCACCTTGTGAGCTTCCTTGGGCAATATTAAAATCAGTATAATCGTATCCAACACCTTCATCCCAATATTGTGGATTTCCTGTATTACCTGATACGTTAGGTATTCTAAATAATATTAAATCAAATGATGTTGCACGTCTTCTTTCATTTGACATGAACGTATTAAGTAATTCATTATCAAATGATGAAGTATTGGTCATCTTTAGTGTGTGAGTCATTGCTGATGTACATCCTGTTGATATAACACCTGTTGCAATGTTTTCTTCTAACAAAGATAAATCTAAGTTGAAAAGTAATCTTGAGTAACCGTAATTAGGAACTATGTAATCCGAAGCACCAAAATTTAATTCAATAACAGGGTTTCTTCCTGTATTAACATATGAGTTTGATACGATGGTATTATTTTTATCTATGTAAGACCTTAGAATTGACATTTATCTTTTTACTATAAATATCAATTAAGTCGAATATTACTACTAAGTATTTTTTCAACTGCATTATTTAACTCTGTAAGCATCTTTGCTGTACTTGAGCCGTCTTGTGTTACGGGTACTGGAGGTAGTCCAGGAAATGCGTGAGTATGGGTAATTAAGAATCTAACAATCATATCTATTAATTCTAATAACTCTTCTCCTCTAACCATACTTGATGTATTTGGCATAATATCGTCGGCAAATTTTTCAGGACTGATACCATATAAAGTATCGTCAAAATTAATTTTGGATTTGCCAGGAATTTGAGAATTATGGGACAATAAAAATAATTTATCACTACCTAATGCTCCATATGTTGACTCTGAAGTAACATATTTAGACTGAGGAACCACTTTTTTAATAGGGGTTTTAGGGATACCTACCTTACCCTTGGCATATATTAATCCGTATCCACCTTTAATTGCTGGTGTTAATTTAATTGCTCTGTATATATCGGTAATATTTTTAACTTCAATATTACCCGCACCTGCCCCTGAATTAGTTGATGGATTAAGTTTTGAATACATCAATGAATTTGGCCTATAAAAAATTGGAAATTTGGTACTCGCATTATTATCGGGAAATAATTTAACGCCACTTGCGGTTACATTAGTTGTGTTACAAGTTTTAATAAAATCATTTATAAACTTAATTACTTCTGTTTTTGATAATAACGTAAATGGTTCGCTTGCAACTAATTTTTTAAGATTTTCAGAAACTTCACTTGTTAATGTTAAGTTTTTTGAATTGGTTGATACATCTGGTTTAAGTTGATAAAGGTATACCGCTCCTGAGAATTTGTCTTGGGTGTTCTCAGGATTTGTGACAACCCATTCAATTAAATACTTAGTTAAAAGTACGTCTTCTTTAAGTTCATAATATACTTTAGGTTCTAAACTTTGTTTGGTTTGTTGAAATTTACTAAGTTGTAAGAATCCTCTTTGTTGATTTGCAACAGGGATTACATTTGGCTTTAAGTATTGTCCTTTAAATTTACCAGCACGAATTAGTATCTCATCTTCTTTGACAATCATATCCGCACTACCTCTACCCATAATTGCATTATCGCCAGGTTGAGGGAAAACACCTTTATGAATTGATTGGTCTGTATATGTACCATCTTGATTCTTTAAAGGTTTTGGATTTTTAATTTGCATACCTGTACCCGTAAACTTATTACCTCCATAATAATACTCTTTAAAAGTCGTTGTTGGACTTGAAAATGTATTTTGAACATAATATTGGTTTTGGTATTTGAAATCCTTATTCATGTAAATAACTTGAATAAGTTCATCCACCTTAGGTGTTGAATAAATAAAATAAGGTAATAATGGATTAAAAATAAGAGGGTCTCTTGAAGTCCAAATATCTTTCTCTTCATTCCATGGTGGGTCAGAAATACTTTTTAATATATCTTCGTAGTTATCGATTAGTCTAACTCCTCTGATTCTACCCAACATCATTGGGTCTTCTATATTTAAAACTCTACACTGAAAAAATATTGAATTATCTTCCATTATTTCTGTCTTGATACACGTTTAGGACATTATTATACAACTCTTCAACTTTATCTAAATAAATTGTTGAGGTAATAATTGACTGTTTTGTTAATTCAAAATCAGAAGATAACAAATCCATAAACTCAACTAACTTAGTGTTAGGTAAGTCTTTTAAATTTTTTTGTTCTTCTAAAATATTTTGATATTCTTCGTTTTTCATTTTATATTAATTTACCTATTGATGGACCCGCCATACCAATCGTTTCAACTTTACCTTCTTCAGTAATATTCGATACAATTCCTTTATTAGCCGCTAAATTAAATTGTAACATAAGATTAGGAGAACCATCAGGAAGAGGTCCTGTCGGAACTCCTATAGATTGAAGGATTTGAATTGTGTTTATGGTCATCTGCTCTGCCGAAATACCTGGTAATGCACTTGATAAAGCTAATAATGGTAATGGTATTGTTTGACCTCCACCTACAGATTGACCAATTAAATTAAGTAATAATAAAATATTATCTAATAAATTTTTACATTTTCTATAATCATCTATTAATTGTGCTATTATTAATGCAATTTGAATCAACCTTAAAATCATTGCATATTTTTTGGTTAAGTAAGATTTAGAAACGTCTGCAATAATACTACCAACTAAATTAACTATATCTTTTTTTAATATCTCAAATAAAACTCTAAGAAATTCAGCATTAACTTTAGAAATGACTTGTATTGAAAATGTTTTATATACCTTTAAAAAATCCGCTCCGTTAGTAACTATATTACTTCCAGCTTGTCCAATATTTGCACCCGCGTTTCCAGCGTTAGTTATTGTCGTATTTACACTATTTGTGGCTGTATTTGCACTTGTTACTGCTTGATTGTAAGTATATGTTGCACCTGATTGAACTACCGATAATAAAGTGTAAAGAGGTAATAAAACTTTTGGACTTAATACACTTGCAGCAACCGCCAAAGGTATTTTTTTAATGACATTTGTGTTGATTGAAACACTAGAGTTAAAATTGGTTGGTATTGTGGCTCTCCAATCTGGATTTTGTGATATTGAATCAACAATAGTTTCTAAAGTGGCAACTTGTTGTTCTACGGTTTGACCTGTTAGAGTATCTCTAAAATCAATTAATTGACTTATAAGAACTTCAGTATCTACAGGAACTTTAACATTGTCACAGTCTATAAATTCCATAACACCGTTTTGGATGTTATTAATCTTAACTTCAATATTTCTTAAATCTATTTCAGTTAATTCATAAAAACTATCATCAACACCGTCAAGTTCTGCTACTTTGGAGACACCACTTACATCAATTTCTCTTCTTGAATCAAAACATAACCCTAAAATTCTTTGTATTAATAAGTCAAATTTTGATTGTTCATCAAGTTGTCCATAACCAACTTGCAGATTCATACTTACAGCTCCAGAAATGATGTTAACTATTTGAGCTCCAATATCTACCGTATCAACTAACTTAATTGTACTATAATAATCTGAAATAAATTCTCCAACATTATTGCTAATATTACCTGAACCATCTTCTCTATTTATTAATACAATACGATAATAGTCTCCTGTAACCCCAAAACTATTTACGTTTGAATATTGAACATCAAATAAATCCTGACCCGATTTACCTAAATAATTTTTACCATTAATTTGATTAAACGACCTACCAGTGTTGTTAGATTCCATTAACTGATAAAGTTGTTTGTTCATTGGAAATGGAACATCTCCACCATAAGGTCTAAATTTTTGGTCTCCAGAAGGTGATTGAGCTTCATAGAAAATTTTTCCAAAATTTGTTTCAGGTGATTGTTTTAAATTAGAAAATAAATCAATAGAACTAACTGGTATGTAAATCCCTTCTTGTTGAGGTAGTAACGGTAAAGGTTGTGATTCAAGAACTGAAGGGGATATACCGTTATACGTTTGTTCAATTGAACAACCTAAGGCTTTGATTGTTTCCTCTTTAATAATAACTGATAACTTTGGTTCAATTAACGCAGCAGCTTCTAACATTTTTTTTCTAATATATGTTGAAGTACCTGAACCAGTTCCTTGAGTTTGACCTAAGAACCCTAACAATTGGTCCATTGAATTAGGTGGTTCTCTAAAAAATCTTTTTTGTAGATTTTTAATTTTGTCTAACTGAGATGTAATTTGTGATGATGCTTTAGTAGCCGAATCCCCCGCATTTTTTAAACTTTTGGCAGCACCAGAAACATCAATATAAGTTTTAAATGATTTTATCTTACCTTGTATCGAATCTTGTGCTGAAGTTATATCTAATGCTTGCATCTCTTATTTCATTTTATACGTTTCTTCATCATTAGAAACATCTTTTTCTATAAGATTTTGTATTAAATCGTCATCTAAATCTGCAAGAGAAAATGATTCTGTATTGTTGTTAGATTTTTCCCAAATACCAGATTGTAATTTTGATAAACTAATTTTCTTTTCAACACAATCGTTGACTATTTTTTGTTGTTTTTCAATTACAGGCCCAATAGTTGTCATATCAGCAGGGTCTTTTAACATTGCTAACATTTTATTTTGTATTCTGATTGCAGTTTGTCTTTGTTCTACAAGTTCGTTGTAAATTTCTTGCATTAAAGACAAGATTGAATCTTTCGTGAAATTAATTTCTTTTCTTTGTGGTCTTGGCATACCTATAAATACTTTTTTAATTAGTTTTTCATTTTAATCTGAATAACTGTATATAATTTTTTAAACCTTTTAATTGAACTTCTAATCTCTTTAGTACTTAAGTTAGTCATTTCTCTTAGTGAAAGTAGGATTACATTTTTGTTGAATTTGTTATTATCTGCTCCTGAGAAGATGCTTTCATAGTTATCAAACAAATCAATAAGGGCATACCCTAATTTTTTTTCATTATCGTTTAAATTTTCATTATCGATAAATTCTTTTAATTCTTTTAAATATTCAACAATAATGATATCGGTTTCAACGATATCATCATCAATTCTATAACTCATATCCACTCTTTCTTCTAAACTTGAAGATATGTCTTCATATGATATTTTTCTATTCGTTTCTTTTTGGTCTTTAATTATTTGACCCATTAAGTAATTTTTACAAATTGTACCAAAATAAGAATAAGCTTTCTTATTCTTATCTGGTTTAAACTTGTCAACTTTAGTCATTAAAAACGAATGAGTGTCTGTATGAATTTCGTTAAAATCCATGTCCTTACGATATAGTTTATATCGTCGTATGATAGATGAAATCATCTTATCAAGAGGTCCTCTTAAAAATTCATTATATATTTTATTTTTTTCGTGTGAGTCCTCTGTGATTAAAAACTTTCTAACCGCATCTTCTTCTCTTACATCAAAATAATTTAAATTAACAGCTTTTCTTCCTCTCTTTTTAGATAAAACATCTTCTGTTGTTGCAGATAGAGTTTCTTGCATTATACATTTTCAGATTGATATTTTATGACTCTGTCGTCAGGGAAGAAATATTCTTTTTTCGCTGTTTGTATCCAAAACTTAACTTCATCCTCAATCATTTTTTCGTCACCATTTTTATAGTTCCAAAAAATTGAACCTTCTCTAAGGTTAACATGTTTGTAACCAAGTTTTGGTATAGTCATAATTTGAACTGAATTATATGTAAGTCTTAATAAGAATTCATATATAAATGTTAATTTAATTGAAGATTTAAACCCTCCAAAATCCTCAACAATTTCTTTTTTAAATACAGAACCTGCTGTTTGAAAATTTTGATACTCTTGTAATGTTTCATTTGTTAAGAATCCCATTTCTTGAGTAAAGTTTGCAGCAAAAGTAGCCTCATTTGTAAATCCTGCAAAAAGACCTTTTTCATCCGTCTCAACGACTACAGGTAAAAACATTTGAACTTCAGGATATGATGTAATGTATTTGTCAACATTTTTAAACCAAATAGACGAGTACTCGTCATCAAATTCAAAAAGAGAAACCCATGTTCCTTTTGCGTTTTTAATACCATAATTTACTTGGTCACAATAGTTTGCTTCTTTATCCCAAAGTAATTTATTTACAGTAAGATTTCCAAAGTCATATCCATTAAGTAATGTAACTAATTGTTCTTCGCTAGTGTGTATAATTACAACCTCCTCAAACTCAATTTGTTGATTTTTAAGTGATGTAATTGCTTTTTCAAAATATTCATCAAAATTTTTAGCCTTTGATGATTTGATTGGTAGTATAACTGAAAGTGATAATTTATTGCTCATATTATTCTTCTGTTTTTGAAATTTGTTGTTCGAATGAATCTGCTCTTGTGTTTAAGTAAGTACTAAATAATGTTACAACACTTGAGTCAAATTTTTGTTTATCTGAAAATTGTTCTATTGTTTTTTTCATTTCATCTTGTATTTCAGGATTAATATTATCCTCAAGCCAATTTTGTATATAATCAGCGATAACATCAACAAATAATGTTTTGTCGGTAATCCAAATACCATTTTGTTCAGTCATCCAATCTGGAGGTATATTAGGAACTTTTCCAATAACAGGAACACCTGATTTCATAGATTCTAATGGGAAAGTACCAAAGGCGCTATCATCGTCAATCCATACACTTAAAAAACAATCACTTAATGAGTTTGCAAATTCTTTTTCAGACAACCCTCTTAAGTCTCTAAATGTAAACCATCTGTATTGAGGGAATTTTAAATAGAAAGTTTTAATAATATTAATTGCGTCAGTTTGCTCTTTTGTGTGAATACCAATAATTGGCATTGCTGGTGTTGATTTAGGTTTAAATGAATCCGTAATGTACGGTTCAATAACATCAAAAGATGATTGTCTCATTACTCTTTCAATGTATTCTTTTTGTTTGTTAGATGTTGTAAGACATTTCATAAATCCAAATTGATTCCATGATTGACCTGGCTGTAATGTTTCTAACATGTGTGAATATTGTTGTGTTAGAACAATTTTAGCACAAGGTAATTGTTTTACTTGGTCCATAACGTAACCAAATAATTCAGGAATTACTAAGAAATCTTCAGGAGAAATCTCTAAATTTTGACCTTCAATTGCTTTATGTGGTATAGACATGTATTCTTCATTCAACCACGCAACAACTCCTGAATAATCCGCTTTCTCATGTAAAATGATTGGATTAAACCCGTTGTCTTTTAATGTTTTTGCCATTTGGTAAATGTATCTGACAGAAGCTTTTGCATTACCTTTAGTATCTTGTACTAAAAAATAAATTCTTGCTTTTTTGTCTCTCAAAACCTGAATGGACTGTTTTACTTTTTCTTCTATTGTGTTTTCCATATTAATAATGATTGATTAGTTTTTTATTTAAAAGACTGTTAAATGCGATTCTAAAAGGAATACTTGTGTTTAAACTACTTTTCATTCCTAATTTTTCGTCAACAATATCTTGTTCTGTTAATACAGTGTCTAATAACATTTTTACCATCTCAAATTTGATAATGTTAATTTTCATTTCTGTTGTTCCTGATAAATCCTCAGGTGATGCGTCATTAGACATATCAAGGTACTGTTCAATTACATCTAAATCAATGTAATAATTTTCACCTAATACATTTATCATACTATTTCGTCTATTTTTGATTTGAGTTCTTTGATTGTTGAAATCTCATACTCGGTTTTTATATCTGAATTATAAGCGGTATTATACTTAATAACTGTTTTATTTTCAGGATGATTTAATAATAGTTTAGGATTTGCGGTAAGTAAAATGTCTATAGACTCCCAAAGTGAATTAATTGTACTTTCACTATAGAACTTAATAGATTCTACTAAACACCCAAATTTAGAAATAAAGAATAATGACGCTGGTTTTGATTTACCAATTTCATCAGAAACTATTGTAATATCGTGGTTATCCCTAACATCTAAATAAAAATCATTAAAGTCCATCATTCCTGAAGTTTCTACAGAACCAGCATGTCCAAAAATTTCCATCGTATGTTCTTTATATAAAAAATCATATAACTCATCTTCATTTTTAAATTTAAGATGTTTGGATATTTCTAAACTTGTTAATTTTGTTATAACTTCATATTTAAATTCTTCATCTTCATTAAAAGAATTTTCAATATACCATTTCTCATATTCTTGTTGAATTTTTCTGAGCGTATCTCGAAGAACTCCGTTTAATTCTATTCCTATTCTCATTCTTCGTATCTTTTTAATATTTTTGTAATCAATGGATTTCTTACAATATCATCAGAACTAAATTCAAATACTCCAATATCATTCATACCTTGAAATTTTTGAAGAGCGTCCCATAATCCAGTTTGAGTTTTATCTTTATGTCTATCAAATTGTTCTAAGTCACCTGAAATAAAAAATTTAGAATTAAATCCAATTCTTGTTAACAAAAGTTTCATTTGACTTGGAGTTGAATTTTGAGCTTCTTCAAAAATTAATATTGAATTATCAATATTCATCCCTCTCATATAAGCTAATGCAAAAACTTCAATCGCTTCAACATCTTTTAATTTTTCTCTTGATTCTTTACCAATAATTTTATTTAATAAATAATAAGATGGGAATATGTAAGGGTCTAATTTTTCTTCAACACCTCCTGGTAAACTCCCTAATTTTTCTTCTGCCTCAACTGCGGGTCTTACAATAATAATTTTTTCATAAGGAGTTTTTGGGTCAACTAATAAGTCTACAGCCGCCTTCATTGCGATGTAACTCTTACCAACTCCAGCAGGCCCCGAACATATTGTAATTTGGTTTGTTTCTAGTTTATTGTAATACTCTTTTTGACTTTCAGATAAAAATTTTTCTTTAGTCTTTCTTTTAACAATTGAACAAATTAATTCTTTTTTCGTTCTTGTTACCATAACTTCACTTGTTGTTGTTGGTGTTGTTGATGGAGTTCTTTTGGTGCCTCTTGCCATTATATGTTATTTGATTTTATGTCTATCGGAACTTTGAGGTTCTCGTCTATAGACTGTTTTTCCACCGTCAGGACTTTCATAAATCCATGGAGTTTCAATTTCTTTTTTGTCAACTTGTGACTTAATCCATTGGTAAGTTTTTTTCAAACCAATAGATAAGGGTTCACTAACTTCCCAACCAACTTTTTCTCTATAAAGTTTATTGTCAGAATTTCTTCCCTTAACACCTAAAGGACATTTAAATCCGTACTTGTCAATAAATTCTTGACCATCAATATTTTTGATTTCAATATTTTTATCCGATATTGCTATTGCCATTCCTGCAAGTTGATTAATTGTAACCATTTCTTCACTACCAATATTAACAGGACCTGTAAAGTCACTTTCCATTAATCTTAATACTGCCTCAACACATTCATCTACGTATAAGAATGAACGAGTTTGCATTCCATTACCCCAAACTTCGACTACATCTCCGTCTTTAGCCTCCACAACTTTTCTACACATTGCTGCTGGTGATTTTTCTCTACCACCTGTCCATGTACCTTGTGGCCCAAAGATGTTATGGAATCTTGCAACTCTAACATCTAAACCATAGTTTCTATGGAAAGCCAAATATAATCTTTCGGAGAATAATTTTTCCCATCCATATTCTGAATCAGGATTTGCAGGGTATGCTGAAGATTCTTCACAGTTTGGATTTAATGGGTCCAACTGATTGTGTTCAGGATACATACATGCTGATGATGAATAGAATACTTTTTTAACTTTTTTCTTAACACATTCGTGTGCAACATTTAGGTTAATTGTTGCTGAGTTATACATAACATTAGCGTCATTCTCACCTGTAAAGATGTATAATGCTCCTCCCATGTCGGCAGCAAGTTGATAAACTTCATCGACTCCTTCTTCAATAACAAGCTCAACAACTTTAGGGTCTGTTAAGTCCCCTAATATAAATTCATGACAGAACTCGTCTTGAAAGAAGTATTCGTGTTTTTTAATATCACATACTCGTACGTGATTTCCTTCTTCTTTTAATCTTTTGGCAAGATGTCCACCTATGAACCCTCCGCCTCCTAATACTACTATTTTTTTCATTAGTTAAAATACTTTTGGTATATATCGAAATATTCGACAGTTTTAGTGGGAAGTAAATCCCTATAGTCTTTTAGATTATCTAAAAGGTTAAGTGTTCCTCTGTAACCAATCACTTCGTTCTCTAAATTTTTGACAAGGTCTTGCGGGTTTCTCGCCTGATAGACTGACGCTTTTGCAAATATGACAGAGTTTGGAAAATGATGTTGTAAGACATAGGACCCCCAAATGTCATCCATTCTACCTGCATAAGGAAAGACAGAGTAATGTTTAAGGACATCTCTATGTATGAATGTATTTTGTGAGTTAAATGGTGTAAGTTGTTTTGTTGTGAATGGTTCAAATGAATTAAATTTTACGATTGGTTTTTTACTTAATCGACAAATTGCGTCAATATCTGGGTCACCGTCCCAAAATTCTGCTTGAACCATCGGGGTAATTTTTGTTTTCCCTTTGTATTCAATGTTATTTTTTACTTGTAGATATTCGATTGGAAATCCTCTATGCCACAAGTCATTATGTTCTGTGGTTGAAATTGCGTCGAAGTAAGGACATGACAAGTTTTCATATTCATCTACCTCAATTTCTTGACCCAGTAATATGTTGTCACCCCAGAATTCATATGGTATATTATCATCATCAACTGTTGCAATAATTTCTGCTCCACTTTGATATGCGTAAACTAATCCGATATTTCTTCTTTGAATTGTTTTCCAACCAATAATCTCAGATAATTCAGGATATAAATGTTCTTGTTTAACTGGTGTTAGATAAACTACATTAAGGTAGTTCTTAACAAGTTTTTCATATGATTCATGTGGAGTTTTTGTATCTCCAACAATTACAAATGTAAAATCTTTTTTATCTGCAATTTCACAAAACTTAATGGTTGCCTCTGTTGGCTCATTAATTGTTGTTGTTATTATATATTTTTTCATATTAATATATTAAGTAAACGTGGTTACCTTCCATTGTGTTTATGATTGTATAATCAGGGTTAATGTTATATAACGCATCTTTAAATTCTTGTAGTGTTGGGAAATTACCTTGTCCTAAGTCTCTACAGTCGTCAATTAACATTACATGGTCATTACGGTTACTTGCCGATTTAATAGCCCCTAATTCTTCTTTTAATGGACCATCTAGCATACTGTGAGCGTCCAATAAGATAAAGAATCTTTCATCAGGTAATTCTTCTAATACAGATTTTAATACATCGCCTGAATTACCTTCTAAGAAAGTAAGGTTACCGTATTGTTCAGAAAGTTTTTGATATGTTTCTCTATAACTTCTTCCATCATAAGGATTACGGTCAGGAAATAATTCTACTGTAAATGCAACATCAAAATGTTCAGCCAAGAATATTGAAGTTCTTGCGTCGTGAGTTCCAGTTTCAATTGCGAAGTTTATTTCGTTTAAGTTTGGGATTTTGTCTTGGTACTGGTAAAGTAAACTAACAAATAAGTTAGGTATTGGTAACGATGTCTTATGTATGTCAGACATTTGTTCCCATCTACTATCACCTGTATAATCTAAATTTAATTTCATATTAGTTATTTTTTATTATGCATTTTAAGATTTGGTCTTTATAATCAGCAACGGTATCAAACGCTTTTTGAATGTCGTTAAATTCAAATTCATGTGAAATAATTTTTTCAATCTCATTGTCTCCTGTATAGTTTTTAACACAGTCTTCCAAAGTTTGATTTGACCTTCTAACATTTTTAATTGTCAGTTCTTTAGTCCTCATTCTATGAGGATTGTATGTTACAAAATCTGATTCAGGGATTCCAATTAATGCAACTTTACCATTAACCGCCGCAACATTAATACATCCATCAATAGATTCTGTTGTACCTCCTGTGTCAATAGACATTGTAGTTCCCATACCTCCTGTTAATTCTTTGATTTTTTTTGTGTAGTCATCGGCAAGTAAGAATGATTCTGTTGCTCCGAAGTCTTTTGCAAACTTAACTCTATATGGTAATTTGTCTATCATAAAAATATCTTTAACACCAGCCTTCTTTAATATAGAAAACATACACAAACCAATAGGACCCGCTCCAAATATAGTTGCTGATTCAGTAAATTTTGGTTCGAGTAAATTTGCAGTGTGTAGACAAACCCCAAGAGGTTCAAGTAAACTTGCCAAGTTAAAGGACATTGAATCTGGAATTTTAACTAATTGTAATTCTTCAACTATAACATAGTCGGCAAACGCACCTTGTGCATTAGCTCCCATAAAAGTTCCTTTATCACATAAGTTATGTTTACCCTTTAAAGACCAATAAGAGGTGACACACGGCATCCCAGGTTCAACTGCGACTCTATCACCATCTTTGAATAATTTAGACCCGTTAGAGTCAACTATAACCCCTGAAGGCTCGTGACCCATGTACATTGGTAGAGGATTTTTGAAGGAACCTAGTCCTCCTTCTTTAAAGTAATGCATGTCGGAACCACATATTCCAACAGATTTCATTGAGACAAGTAATTGACCTTCTTTTAATTTTGGAATTTCTTCCTCAAAAATATCAATCTTTCTTATCTGAGTTAGTTTTGCTACTCTGTTCTTCATAATCGATTAAAGCTTGTTTTAAAACATCACAGATGTAATCGACCTCTTTTATTGATAATTCAGGGTATAGAGGAGGGCATACGTGATGTTTAGAATAATAATCAGTATTTGGTAAATTTACAGAGGAAAATTGTTCTTTATATAAAGGTTGTTCATGAACAGGTATTCTATAGACTTCACCTGTCAACGAGATACCTTTTTCTTTACAATATTTTTTTAACCACGCTCCGTCCATAGGAGTGATTACAATGGCTTTGTAGTTTGCACATGTACCATTCCCTTTTTGTTTAATAACTTTGTATTTGGTTTTGGATAAGTTTTTTCGATATCTTTCTAAGAGGTCAGTTCTTTTTTCAATCCTTGAGTAAACTCTATCACATTCAATACTACCTAACAATCCAGTGAATTCGTTAATCTTAAAGTTGTTTCCTTCAGAGTTAACAATAATCCCGCTATCATAAATGTGTCTCCCAAAGTTCTTTAATGATTTCATTTTTTCATAAAGTTCTTTGTTATTTGTTGTAATCATCCCACCTTCACCTGTTGTCATAACTTTAGTTGGGAAGAATGAAAAAGTTCCTACATCACCAATAACACCAGCCCTGTAAGTTCCTTTTAATGAAAAATGAGCGTGAGCGGCGTCTTCGACCAATGGGACATTATTTTTTTTACACACATCAACAATTTTAGAAATGTCGTGTGAAATAATACCACCAATGTGAACAATGACTACAGCTCCAACTTCAGGTGTAATCTTAGTTATCAAATCTTTTAATGATATTGAAAACGATTCTGGCTCCATATCTAATAATTCAATAATACCTCCAGCATTTGTGATTGCAACACTTGTTGCAAAAAATGTGTTTGACGGCATTAAAACTTTTTTACCTTTCACATCAAGAGACTTTAATGCTAACTCAATTGCTGTTGTGCCATTTGAACATGCTAATGCATATTTTGCGTCACTCATTTCAGCAAATTTATCTTCAAACTCCTTTACATATTTTGATTCTCCTAATGGTCTATCAGAAGACAAGATATCCCATGAACCCTTTAAAAACTTAAACTTAGATTTAAAATCAAATTTCAATCTAAAAATTGGAATGTTTAATTTTTTCATAACTTATAAACTTTTTTAACTTTTGATGGTATTCCTGCAACCATAACATTTGGTGGAACGTCGTCAATAACAACAGAACCCGCAGCAACAATTGAATTGTCACCAACTTTAACTTTAGGTATTAGTGTGCTCGCAGCACTTATAAAACAATTTTCACCAACTTCAACATAACCACATAAAGTTGCGTTAGGTGATATTTGAGAGAAGTCTCCAATTAAACAATCATGTTCAACTATTGACCCAGTGTTAATTATTGTACAATTACCAATAAAGGAATCTACATGTACTACAGCGTTTGGGCAAATTAAATTACCATGACCAAGTCTTTTAGATTCAACAACTGCGGTCGGGTGGATACAATTTATTGGTTCTTTTTTGGTATGTTCTTTAATTAATTCATAATGTTTTTTTCTTAAAATATTGTCACCTGTTGCAATAAAATAATCAATGTTAGGTGACTTAAGATGTTCTAAAGATTTTTCAACTGTGGAGTATAATCTATTAATTTGTATTTCATCCGCAAAACATTCTACATAATAAAGTACGTGATGAGGGTGAGTCATTTTAAAAATGTTTGTCGCTATCTTAGCTCCTGCTGAGCCTCCGACAATTAGGATTGATTTTGGTTCACTCATATTAATTCAATTGGCAAATTTTCATTATACATACCCCAATCATCAGGGTTAGATGTATTTGTAAAATCTTTAATAATTTCATTTTGGTCAGACATTGGAGGTACTGATTCGTCTTCATCTCTATCTCCACTCTTACCATGATTTAAATGAAATATATAATGGTCTAACACTTGGATGTTAGAATAGAAAGAGGCTTTCTTCATAACATTTGTATCAATACCACAACCAAATAAAACAGATTCTTCAAATCCTTTCATTTGGTTCCAAATGTTTTTGTGCCCAATTTGATAATCACCACAACAATTAATTAATGACCATTTGTCGTTATCAGTTTCAAATCTTTCTTTAGTTCTGTAACCATCACGATTATTCCACAAAGATTTATATAAACTTTCGTAGTCATTAAATGATAGATGAAAAGACTCGTCAACATCTCTTCTTGGTACTGTATAAAATACGTCTTCTTTTAATATAGAATCGTCAAGTGGAGTTGTAACAATATCGATGTTAGTTGAAATAATATAATCGTTAGACGCTCTCCTTAACCCTATATTTCTACCAATAGATTCAATAATTGTGTAGTCGGCAATGTGAGGGTATTTTTCTTTTAAAAATTCTTTAGGAACTTGAATATATTTTAATTTTCCTGTTTGAGGTAAATTATGTTTAATGTTAGAAATAACTCCTTCTCCATTCTTAGTTTTCCAATCTACAAAGATAACTTCATCATGATTTTCAATTAAAGATAATAACGCCATAGTAGTTCTTTTGTGTAAGTTTCCACCATAGTTATCGTTTCTTGAAGTTAGTATTACTGATTTTTTCACAATATTACTTTCTTTTTAATATTATTTCTTCTGTACCAAGACCAATGTTATTAATTTGAACAATTTCCCAATCTGTTGCGTTTTCACGAATCCATTTTTCACTTATAAAAACAACTCTAATTATTTCTTTACTATGCCAATTTTCAAAATTTGCTTGTTTATTTTTATCGTGTTTATGAGTACCATCGTCATTTAACATCCCATCATACATAACAAAAATACAACCTGTATTTGCAACCTCAGCTAAATTTTTAAAAACATCTGATTTAAATTCTAAAGGAATGTGAGGAAGAACTGCATTGGTAAACATGAAATCAAATTTAACTGGAAACTTATCTGCAAAACTTTCCGTTAAATCGGATTGGACAAATTTTAAATTTTCTTTTTCATATTGTTTAGCGTAATTGATTCTATTATTGGATAAATCAATTCCATAAGTTTTTTCAAAAGTTTCACTTAAAACTCTGGTAAAATACCCTTGAGCACAACCAACATCCAAACAATTTTTATTGATATTTTTATCAATTAAATTTTCAATTTTTGGAATTAAATTTTCTTTCATCCAATTAACGTCTCTTTCAGGATACCCTGTTTCAGAACTAGGAGTTCCTTCTGGGTTAATTAAACTTTCGTCTTCAAAATAGTTTTTTAATGCTTCTTTTATATTATCTATCATATTATTTATATTTTACATATTCTTTTACTTCTCTGATTTCAGAATCAGTGAATTTATTAATTTCGTTTTTTAATCTAAACCTTTCATCGTTTGTGAAATAAACTTTTCTTGCAAAATCGATGAACTCACCCTCAAATCTTTTTTCGGTTTCTAATACTCTTAGCCTATCTTCAATATCCCAAAGTTTTGTGTTGATGTCAACTAATTGATGATATAAAGATTCAATTTCAGGTTCGTTTAAATAACCTGATGATAAATTGTAAAGGAGTTCAAATTCCTTATTTATGTATTCTAACTTTTCTTCATTAGTTATTTTTGTTTGTTTTACGTGTAAGATAGATAATTTGTCAATTAACTCACCAACACTTACTGGTGCTTGAATCATAATATGTATGTTAAATCTTTGTCGAAAATATGTTCGACTTGATGAAAACTTGGTGGATTATGCCTTGAATAAACCGTAACATTTTTTAAACCAAGTTTTGAGATTATGTAGAGAATTGATGTCTCTACGGTATAAATGTGTTTAGCCTTTAATAAAAGTCCAATCCAATCAAATAAATTATCCCAACCAAGATATTCCATCTCGACTGAGTTTTCATATTCTCCCATATGTGGACATGGTTTTGAATGTGGAGGAGAACCAAACATTCTGTTAACAAAAACAAATTCTTTATCTTGAACACCATAGTGGTCAATAAGTTTTTGTTCTCTTTCTAAATTTCTTTCAAATTCGAAATAATCTAACCAATCAGATGAGTCCATACTCACCATCTTATATTTCGCCTGCATAACAGAAATATCGGGGAAATGTCTATCAAAATGTTGTATTGGTAGGTAAATTGAATCATCGGAAATTTGTACTGGTTTACTATATCCTTCCAAATATATGTTCTTGTGAGGGAAATTTTCATTTTCAGTTACAAATTTCAGTCCATCAACTTTAATATAGTTTTTGATAAATTCAAACTGTTGAATTACTGGCCACCAAACTTCATATCCTTTAGATATTAAATCTTTGGCAATTTTTTGAGTGAAGAAAATATCTCCAATTCCTGCGGGTTGTCTTATTAAACAAATTTTAGACATAATCTTTTAAGTGATTTTCAAAAATCCAATCATCAAGAACACTGTATTTTTGTACTCTATCATAATTATCTTTAATAGCTTCTATTTTTGAATTATAAAGCTCTTCAGTTAGTGTTGTAATATCAAAGGTTCCATCAAAAAATATAATCCCATCTGAATTAAAATATTCTGTAACTTTTGGTGTACCCATATAAATTGGAATTGTTCCTGTTGCAAAACAATCTAATATTTTTTCAGTAAAATACGTATCGTATGTATCGTTCTCAACACAAAATGAAAAACGGTAATCAACTAATCCAATTTCTTTATTCGGTATTTCTTGAATACCCCTGCCAAAAACATCAATCTTATCTTGGTTTGCCATTGCAAAATCATGTCTGATTTCATGTTGGTGTGTCCATCTTTTATTTGATGTAATCATAGATGCCATCTTAGTTTTTGAATGTATACCAAAATTTTTAATATAACTACCATATGCGGGAGTCCATTTAAACTTTGGGCTTAACTGTAACAATTCATCATTGTGTGTCCAAATTTGTTCAAAAGTTTCAAGAACTTCATCTAAATGTTTTTTAATGTTATCTACAGCTCCCCCATCAAATTTTCTGGATTCAATAACCCAAAGAAACTTTTTTTTGTTACCACCATCAACTTTGTGGTCTTCAATTCCTTTAAATAAATCATTATCTAAATAAACTGAAATATCGTTGTCATAACTATTAAAACACCATTCAACAAGAACTGGTGGTTTATTTGCGGTTGAACCTTTGTCATGAGAAAAGTTTCTTGAGAGCATGTTTAACTTAACCATCCGTCTTCGTATTTTACTTCTAATACAATCCAATTAGGTTCGTATATGTCTTTATAGTTTCTTGGTCCTCTTGGTCCAAACCAAATTGAAGGAGCCACGATTTTCTTATTAGGGTTAGGATTCAAAAATGTACCCCACCATGAGAATGTAGAGTTAACCATGATATGGTTTTTACATAATGACATTAGCCACATCTCTCTATAATCATCATCTTCAACGTAAGTTACATTATCAAATTTAAGATTTTCTTTAACCCAATCTTTGTCATCACTAAAAACAAATACGTGAGAATATTCCCCAATTTCTTTAAGTGCTCTTTCAATGTATACTTCATTTGCAATTGGATGAATGTCAGGATTCATAAAACAATCACCTCTACGAATGTGAACTGATAAAGTATTCTCTTGTTTTAGTTCAGGATGTTTTTCATACATCTCTTGAATAAATTCTTCTGTTGGAGCAAAGATTTTTCTAATCTCGTCATTATAACCAAAGAAGTTTTTGCTACTTTGAAAGTACCCGTCAAAGACAGTGTCGTGGTCTTTAGCGTAAACATCAATATATTCCCATGGGCCTTCACTAACTTTTTCAAATCCGTCAATACTGTCAATGAATTTCATGTTTCTAAAGATATTATTAAGGTAGTTTTCTGTTTGTCTTCCTTGCATTGGTGTCCAAGAACGTGGTACAAAAACAGCCTCTCTGTTCAATTTCATTGCGTGTGATAATGCGTGCGCTGCTTGGAACATTTGATTTCCCAGTCCACCCATTAAATTACATGATATTAAATTACTCATCTAATTAATTTTTTTAATTTGGTTTTATTTCTTATTATGTTTGAACATCTTTCTTGTTCTTGGTGACCTCCACCTGTTGCACTTCCGACCTTATGGTCATTGTACGGGGAACCCGCGTTATAAACATAATATAGGTTTGGTAAAAATCTATAATTCTCTTTGCCTGCCAATTCTAATAATGAAAATGTGTATGCAACATCTGCCGCTGATTTGAAATAACTTCCATCATCGTCCCGTAAATAATCTTGAGGAATTGATTTCCATAAAAATGTTTTCCATGTTCTTAAATGTGAGAATCTAAATGTATCTTTTCTTACAGTATCTGGATTACATTCCGATGAAAACCCTGGATTTCCATCGGAGTACATAAATGAACCGTTAGTTAACCAAACTTTATTATTAGAATAAACTTTTCTTATATCTCCAACAACATCACTGTTAAGTAAAAAATCATCACCATCAATTTCAATTACAATATCTTCATCATCAAAAGTTGATATTAATTCATCTAAATTTTTTAGTTTAAATTTTTTTTCTGTATTAACTATAAGTTTAAACCTATTGTCTCCTTCTATTAAATTTTTAACCAATTCAACCGTATTATCTGTTGATATATCATCAATTAAATAAACTTCAAACTCTATATCTTTTTGGGATTTTAAAGTTCTAATGCAATTTTTAATGTAATTTTCTGCGTTCCAAAAACAACAAACAAATTTTATCATTGTAAATTAATAACGTATCCTTCAGGTGTTGTACCTTGTTTATAAAATTTAAGTCTACCATTATAAGATTCACTTAATGATTGTAAATTTTTAACAACCTCATCAATTTCAATAACATTAACCGAATAACCTTCTTCTAATAAATCTACACATAATTTGAATTGTTGGGATTCTTCTAAAATATCCGTACCTCTTTTATATGTTATGTAATTCATAACAAATGGAACTTCTTTATTAGGGTTTAATGATATGTAATGGGTTTTTAGGAACGCAGCATGTTCTGTATTAAAGTCATCTACAGTTAATGGTAAATTTAATTCCATACCTAAGTTCTTAGCATAATATCCTAATGCTCGATTATCTCTTGGAAGACAAGGTCCACCAAATCCAAACCCATATTTCATATATTTTTTACCAACTCTTGTATCTCCACCTATCGCACTTAATACTGTGTCAATTTCTAAGTTTAATCCTGATTTCATTAGGATATCACCCATCATATTGGCGTAACTAATTTTAGTAGTTAAAAAACAATTAATTCCTATTTTTGTAATTTCTGCAGCCTTTGGGCTCATAATATGAGCATTGACAGAAGTGGTTTGTATTCTTTCGTAAATTTTAACTAAAAAATTTCCTAATTCAGGATAATCAGTTCCAATCAAAACAATATCAGATTGTTCAAGTCCTTTTACAATTTCTCCTTGGGCAATAAACTCTGGATTGTATGCGACTTGAGTATTGAAGACCGCAAGTTTCTTTTGAATTTGTTCAGTGTCACCAGGATTAGTCGTACATCCAATTATAAATTTTTTATCGTGAATAGGTAAATTCAATTGAGAAACCGTGAAAAAATCATTAGCAACCTCAAAAACTTTGGATGTATCATAATTACCATCCATAGTTGATGGGGTGGCAACAAATGTGAATATTACATCACATTGTTTAATTACTTCAACATTGTCTGTAGTAGCGCTAAAATCATGTACCTCAAATAACATTTTTTGAATATGAGGTTCATTTGTTAAACAAACACCTTGATTTAAATTTTGTACATAATCTTCTCTTTTATCAGACACGAGTACATTGTATCCTGCCTTCTCACATAATAAAGCGAAAGTTAATCCTAATCTTCCAGCTCCAATAATCCCTATTTTCATATGACATTATTTTCTTTTAAATCAAAAATTGGTATTGAAACCATTTTATGTTTATTTTTTGTGTTGAAGTTTGCGTAAGTTGTAAGTATTGTTTTTTCTTTTTCTGTTAACTCTAGTTGTTCTGACCACTTATTCATACCATATTCCATAGCCCACTCAAGCTCATCATAAGTTGAACCTATTTGCGTTTCGTCAACTCTATTGTCTTCCCATAAACCATCTGTAGGTTCAGCGTTAATTATATCTTGAGGTACTCCTAATAACTTACCTAACTCTCTAACTTCTGATTTATATAAATCTGCGATTGGGGAAATATCTACTCCTCCATCACCGTACTTAGTATAAAATCCAACACCGAAGTCTTCAACTTTATTTCCTGTACCGATTACAATACCACCAGATGAAGCCGCTATTTGATAAAGAGACACCATCCGTAATCTTGATTTTGTATTTGCAAATCCAAGTTCAGAGTTAAACCTTTTATCAAATGCTTTGTGAGATTTAAATGATTCGAATACAGGAGATAAATCTATATAGTATCCCTCAACGTTATCATATTTTGCGCTTAAAAGTGAAATTTGTAAGTCAGATAACTTTGTATTTTCAGGACTTGAGTTTATTGGCATTCCAACAACAATAGTTGGTATTCCTGTTTCAGCACATAATGTTGATACTACTGCTGAATCTATTCCACCTGAAACACCTACTACTAAGGTAGATATTCCATTTTCATTTACGTAAGACTTAATCCAATCTTGTATTTTTATGGATAAGTTTTCATAGTCAATAATTCTATTCATTAAAGGATTTTTTGATACTCTTCTTTTATTTGTTTTGCGACGTTAGAGGAAAAGTATTTCTCTACGTCTACAGGAGGTTCGAATTTTTCTTTTGATAAAATAAATCCACCTGAATCTACTTTATAAATCCAACTCGGTTTTCCGCACATCCATCCTTCGATAGTTGTTCTTCCTAATTGAATTCCTGCAGTTTCTTCACATCTATATATGAAATTTTCTACAGACCAAGTAGGAGGGAAATATTTTACATGAGGTTCAAATAAAACTTGTTGTAGATAATTTCCTTTATCTTCTCCTACTAACCAAAGTTCTTTACCTTCTTCTTTTGTTCTTTCCATTAAATCTAAGATGGTCTCTTTTCTTAGGTAATCTATGGTACCAACAAATAACACAGAGTTTTCTGTTTTAACTAAAGGTTTTGGCTTGAATTTATCGTTATCAATTGGATTATAAATAATATCAATTTGTTCTTCGGGTATCTCAAATTTATCTACAATGTGGTCCTTAATTTCAGGTCTAATTGCAATATACTTTTTAATTGATTCGTGTTTGATAGGGTCTTCTAATTCTATAACTTCAGAATGAATAGAATAGATTTTATCTATCTCAGGATAAAACTGAATCATTCTTTCGGCAACAGGTTTATGTTGCATATGAATAATATCAAAGTTAACTTCAGAAACACGATACATTACATTTTCAGTTGATACTTTAAATCCTTCAGGTGTATTAAATCCCCATTTACCATCACCAAGTTTAAAACCAGGAGCTTCTTCAAATGATATACATTTAATACCTAATCTTTTTGCCATATCAGTTAATGGCCCACCTATTTGGGACATAACAGTAACATCACAGTTTTGTTTAATTAAATTCTTTGCAAGTTCAAAAATATATAATTCTGAACCAGTAAAAGTTCTAAAAAACAAAGATGATATTAAAACTTTAATTCTTCTTTGAGAGTCGTAGCTAAGTTTAACAGGTAAATTTTTTGCGTATTTTGATTCAAACAATTTTCTGTTCTCTTCCCATTGTTCATTAGTTTGACCGATTGACCTGTGAGTAATTCTAATATTAGTAATAACACCAACTTTAACTCCTTCAATATGGTTTTCAAAACAAAAAGGAATATCATAAAAGTGAAACCCTTTAAAGTCTTCGTTAAAATTCTTTTTAATTTTTCTTTTGTCAATTGCAATGAATAGACCGTCAACAACAACTGTTTCTATAATTGAGTTACCTAAGGACTCTGAGTATTTTGATTCCCATTTCTTTCCATCACTTTCATGGTTAACAATGCCAACCATCTTTCTTCTGTCTTCCCACCACATTCCACTACTTGGCATTTGAGTTGTTCCTGCCATACCAAGAATACCAAAATCACTTTTTTCAAAATGTTTTAATAATTTGTTATACCAAGAATTTGTATCAAAATATATATCATCATGACAAAACACAACAATGTCAGTCTTTGATTCTGACAAGACTTCATTATAAACTTGGGCAAGAGACTTCTCACCGTTGTTAACTTTTTCAATGACCTCAAGTTTTTTAAAACCTGAACTCTTTTTTAGATATTCTGTAAACTCTGGTTTACTCTCTCTTGTTGAGTATGCTATTGTAATCATATAATTAAATTATTCCCGTACTTCCAAATCCTTTATCTCCTCTGTCTTTATCTTCAATTTTATCAATCTGTTCTAATTGTACAAAAGTACCATTAACAACAGGACATAAGACAGCTTGAGCAATTTTCATTCCTTTGGTTACAATCACTTCATGATTATTTGTGTTAAACATAATCACTTTAATTTCTCCGTTATAACCTGAATCCACAGTTCCTGGTGTATTTAGTACTGTTAATCCTTGGTTTATAGCTAAACCACTTTTAGGTCTAACTTGTATTTCATATTCATCAGGAATAGATAACTTAAGACCTGTTGGAATTAATGCTCTTCCAAACGCGGAGAGTTTATAATCTATTGTTGAATATAAATCAAAACCTGAATCAGATGGGTAAGCGTAAGACGGAAATTTCGCATCTTCGTGTATTAATTCAACACCAAGACGTTTAGTTCTAAGGGTTATTTCAGTCTCTCTATTCATTTCTTCAACTGACATTCCCAACATATCTTCTAATTGTTTTATATAATCTAACTCAGGTTCTATTCCTGAATCTGATTTTATCTTTTCAAATTGTTCTAAAACTTGTGCCCAAACCTCTGGTTTTATTTCGTTACCTTGTTGCATTATTTTAATTTTAATAGTTTGTTAATTACGTCGATTAAAACCGATACGTCCTTCTCACAATATTCAACAATACCTGAGATATCTTTTTTAACCCAAAACGCTTCGTGAACTTTATTACCTGTAACCTCCATGTTTTTAGAAGACTCAACACCTAAACAAACACACATTAGTTCTAATGATGCTATAGAACCATATCCACCGTATTGCCAAAGTTCTTTAGTATCAAGAGCTTTAATTTCCCATGGTTTAGTGTCATGACCTGGTAATATTTTTGGAGGAAGAATACCATTCATCATCATTCTTTTTGCCAACATTGGAATATCAAATCCTTTAACATTGTGACCACATAAAAAAAAGTTTAATTCTCCAACTCGTTTAAGCAGTTTTTGAACCTCCTCCAATAGTTTTTTTTCGTCAGGGTCACTGAATGATTGCATTTTAGTTTCACCTTTGTCTGTAACAAAAGCAACACTAACACAAGCAATTCTTGCAAACTCAGGAACTAATGCCGCTCTGTTTACAAACATATCTCCAACAGGTTTGTCCGCATCTTCAGGAAATCTTTTTTGAAACCAATCATGGTAATTTTTAAATTGGTATGCCAGCTCAGGTCTATTAGACTCAAGAGATGCCCAATCTGGTTGAATACCGACAGTTTCGATATCTAAAAATAAAATCTTGGTTAAAGGTATGTTTATCATTATATGATTGATTTATAAAATTCTGCTCTTGTTTTTGTTACAACATTAAGGTCGTACTTGTCCTTTACGGTTTCGTATAACCTTTCTCCCATATCTTTTGCTAAGTTAGGATTTTTTACCAACTTCTCAATAAATTTTGGCCAATCAGCGTGATTTCTATTTTCATTTACTAACATAGCATTACCGTCAACAAACTCACCATTTTTCATACAATGTTTTAAATCGATAGTATAAGGACCTAAGTCAGATGCTATTAATGCTTTCTTATAAAATCCAGCTTCAATAACTTTCAACTGAGACTTCATTCTATTAAACATTGTGTTTTTAATTGGTGATAAGGATACGTCAAATTTAGCATAATTTTTTGCGTATGATGTTACAGGTTTAGTCCAAACTCTCAAATATGGTTCGTCAGGATTACCAGTATAACTTTCTTGATTATAGTTAATCAAATGTTTTTTATATTCATCAGACACAATTGAATAGTTCTGTGTAAATATTTTTTCATACTGAGCCCAAACAGTTTCGTGAGGAAGAATATTACGTTTAGTTTGTTCTCCTGTTTGTGCGTTAATTTCAGTTACACTACCTCTAGTGTCAAATCCACATAACACATATTGAAGTTTATCTTTTAAAGAAAAAATCTTACCAAACCCTTGGTCTAATAATTGAATATCATGTAAGTGGGAAGAACCTCCTAACCAACCAATTCTAAGTCTATCAGACTCTAATGTTGGTTCTTTAAATTGAGATTCGTTTGGATTAATTGCGTTAGGAAATACAACAACATTCTTGTTTAATTTCCTAATTTCATCAGCAAATAAAGATGTTGTGGTTGTAACATACTTTGCAACTTTTAAGTTTGCAGTAATTTTTTCATTAATCTTGTGAACTTTAATAATATCGTGGATTGGGTGTTCTTTACCTGGCATCCAATAATCGTCAATATCACAAACAGTTATAACTCCTAATGAGTTTAACATTTGAATAAGACGATGGGCCTTTTCAAAATCGGGCCCAATACTTCTATGGAATGAAACTATTTGATATTGGGTCCAATAGTTAACATCATCATATGGTGGTTCATAAACGATATCGACGTGAAAATCATCAGGATAGAGATTTTGTAAAAAGATGTGCGGGTCTACTGACCTAAACTTACCAACTCCTGTTCTATCGGATGGTACAACGAGTACTTTGATTTTTGACATAAATTTTAATATATACTCAAAAGTATAACAAAATATGTCAAATAAGAAAAGGTGTTAGGCCAACTTTTTAATTTTGGTAACTTTACCTTCAAACACGTGCTTACCTACTTTAAAGCTAAAAATTTCATTAGATTTTTCAGAACTTTCCATAAGTAATCCGTTTTCTCTAAGTGCATTACTTACGGCTTCATTAATCATTTTTTGAATTAATTTGTAATTAATACCACTAACACTAGAAGTTTGTTGTGGAGATTCCGATTGAGTTTTTGGTTTTGCCGATTCAGGAACATATCCGCCATCATTACCTTTCATTAATCTTGAAGCTCTTTCAATTAAGTCATTTGATAAAGTCGCTTCAGGTTGTTGTTGTTGCGCAATTGGATGTTCCATCATTAACCTCTTAATATCATCAGGAAGTTTTGAATTTTTAATTGCATCAACGGTTGGATTACCAACTGGTTTTGTATTCACTCTAGGGAGCTCTGATAAATAAGGTTGTTGAACTTGTGGTTGTTCTTGTAGATATTCTTGAGGAATATTATACTTTGCTTGTGGCATATCAAAATCTTGCAAAGATGTTGGAGGTAATCCTCCACTCATTGTATTATTACTTTTACCAAATTTTGGACTATCCATAATAGCTTTAGATGCCGCTAATCTGCTCATTAAATCATTTTCGTTCATAATATATTAAGTTTGTGGAGTTGGAGTAGGCGTTGGTGTTTCTTGTGTTGGTATTTCTTGTGTTGGTTGTGGTTGTTGTGTTTCTTGAGGTTGTTGATTATCAAATTTTGCATTGATAATTACACTGACCATACTTTTATCTCCGTTAAAATTATAATTAGGCTTTGGAGTATTGTAAACTTCACCTGTTGGTTTAATTGACAATATCTTGTCTAACCTAAAAATTCTCCATCCTGGTAATGGTTGTTCTCCCTTATATGCTGTGTGAGAAGCACCTTCATCATCCCAAGCTCTTAAAATCTTGTTGCCCGCTTTACTTGTTCCTAAGCAAACAGGTTCAATTTGTCTAATACCTCTACCACCTGGTTCATCACCATCATAATAGATAATCACTATCTGTCTTTTTTTAATGGCGTCAACAACACCATCGATAGAAGCGATTTCACATATTAGACCTTTAAGTGCTTGATTTAATTTCATTAAAAATTAGGATAAGTTTTTGATGAATTAAATTTGTTAATTTTGATTTCGTTTTTTCTTTCCATAACGTCGTCAATAGTTCCAGCGTTTACGTTGTAGACATCTAAGAAGGTACCTGTACCTCTACCCATAGAATCTCCGTCGGCAACAGCATCTCTGTTTACTGATGAATATTCATTACCTACAGCGTTATAGTCGTTTTTTGGTATTAATTTAGCTCTTTCCGCTTCAGCATAGGCTGTAAGTGCGTTTGGTTCGTTTTGAGATAAATCAACAATTAGTTCATTTGCCATGATTATAATTTTGAAATTAGTTCGTTTATTCTTTTTAGGCTTTCAGTTACCGCAGTATTATATCTATAAACGGTACTGGTATGTTCTTGTGAAGGCCTTACATTATTAAAGTTTTTCTTTTCGTGAGGTTTTAAAAACTGATTTTGCATTCCTGCATTCATTTTATTTGTTTTGGTCATTTTTTCGTAATCTCTCATTTTCCTCAATTCATTTTCCACCCAATTTTTCATTACAACACCCCCATTTAAAATAAACGGAGCTTCATTATGATTACCACTAAAATTATCAAAAAAGTTTTTAATCCTTTTTAATTGTTTGTATTCAATAAAATTTTGACCTTGTAGTTCTTGATTTCTATTAAACCCTTCAATATTTTCATTGGCACCTTTAACCATACGGAAACATTTTTTCATGTGTTCCTGTTTGTCTTTAGGAAATTCAATTTCTCCTTTGGCCGAATTATATAGGTCCTTATTCATATTATTTTTTTAATTCTGTTCTTAGAAATTTAATCAAGTCATCAATTTGAAGACCTTGACGTTCTGCTTGTTTTTTTAAGTTAGCAATATTTCTTTTTAGAATTTTAAAATCGTCAACATTCTTTTCATTCACGTCACCATCTTCTGAAGATTTCTTATTTGCCAAAAGGTCCTCAACCATTTTGATTGCCTTTTGTTTTTGAATCTCAGATAATGTTGCTCTTGTGATAAAGTTTTTATCTTTATAGTATTTTGATTTTTTATCTTTCTTACCTGATGGGTCTTTACCTTGTTGCTTTGTTCTTTCTTTAGCATCATCAGGTTCCATTCCCATATCTTTAACCAAATATTTGTAAGTGTCTTCACCATCCATGTCTTCAGTTTCCTCATATCCAAACGCTCCTGACATGTCAATTTCTTTCATTTCACTTTCACCATAGTAAGTTCTATATCCACGAGAGATTGGGTCGTTTGTAATTCTTGATGCCGCCACAGTTTGGTCCATAGTTTTTCTTGGGTGAAGCCTAGGGTCTAAAATAGGAATTGCAGAGTTTGACATTGCTCCGTCAGCATTAACCAGTTCTTCCAAATCTTTTTTTAAAGTTTTGGTATCCTTAATTTTTTTCTCTTTGGCAACTTTTTTTAAATGTTTTTTTACTTTCTCACCCTTACTTTTTTCGAAGTGAATTACCTCGTCTTTTTTGCGAGCTTCAGTTAAATTTCCTTCCACAGAGAAATATAAGGAATATTTACTCCCCTTGTCTCTTAAGAGAAAATAATATGGCGATGAATAAAATTCGGTATCTGTTGCAATCATCTGTTCTTTTTATCATATAAATACCACGACACAATGTATTTATCATTAGTTTATGGCATATCAAAATATAAATCAATATAATTTTAGACGATGGGGTATTAAACCTGTCAACGAAGTCACGGACATTTGTCTCGCGTCAGATGAGAAAGACTACGACCAAGAAGTTATTTTTTCACCATTGTTAATTGGTGAGGATAATGGTAATAGAATGCCTTTTAAATTTGACTTTAATAGTTCAGGGACTACAAAATGTCAAACAAATTCGTGTACATTTGATGATGATACTATTGTATCTGAAAACTATTGGAATCCGACTGATACAGACCCTAATTTTTGTCTCATTGTTACTGAGTTATGTGATGTTGGTTTGACAGGTATTGACAATGGACTTGTTAAAAACATGTCAGGTGAGACTATTGAAATCACAACTGGTCTTTACGAAACAGAGTCAGACAGATTTAGTAGATATAAATATGATAGGAGAATGAAAATGCACCCTATCACTGGTTTCACAACTTCAGAAAATAGATTGTGGAACGACAACTCTTATACCTATGATATGTATTACGCCACAGATGGTAATCCTGTGGGTTATTTTGCCAGATTAAACGGAGGGTTTTTTCAAGGTTTTTATAAGTTACCAGGATACGACTATCAGGTGTTCCCTCAAAGAGTATCGTTAGGGTGGACAGCTGAATTTATGTTAAGATACAGATGGACAGGAGATACTTCTGTCGGACTTAATTCAAGGTATCCTGATAATAAGGGAACCTTTTTCTACATGGGAGCGAGAGCCGAAAACAAATTCTATCACTATGCTGATGGTGAACCAAAACAAGATACAGGGTATACAAGAGTGACCTCAGGGTTAACTTGTATGCATACTTGTGGATGTGCAAGTACTGCGAATACTTCATCTGAATGTCTACAGGTGTATCAACCATCGGGAGGTACGATAACTCATTGTACTTGTGGTTGCCCTTGTGATTGTGAGTCACATGCCAAATATCCTGAAAAGGACCCGTTATATGATGGTGTGTCAAATGCGTTGTCTTTAAGATTAAGTGGAGATACAGGTAGTCCAAGACTATGTGTTAAGACATATAGAATAACAGGAGGGTGTGAACATAGTGGAACTTGTCTTACAGGATTGACTTACCACACTGGAACATCTGTAACCGAATGGTGTTCTACGAGAGGAATATTTGATGATTGTAGTGGGACTACTTATCCTAACGTTGAACATTGGGTTCAAATAGATGCCGTATTTCAAAGAAAGGAATGGTTTGATACCTGTGACCTATATGAAAAAGGAGGACTTGGTTTGTTAGTTGATGATGTATATTTTGCAACATTAGAGAATAGAAGTGTAACATTAGTTGAACCTCCAATAACACATGACCCAGGATATATTCCACCTTCAACAGAGGTTGTTACGTTTACTGATATTTGGACCGAAGAACAAAAATATAGATTAGGTACTCTTAAGTTTTATGTTAATGGTAAATTATTTTTGGTGGCTGAAAATTTCGAGGAAATAATTCCAAGACTTCTTAATGTTGAAAAAGAAAAACAAATTGGAGTTGGATATAATATTTCAGTTGGTGGTGGTACTCAAGGTCTTCACGACAACTTAACATTCTCTGCAGGGTGTCCCGCAGAGTTAAGTGGTATTACATATCAACAAGACCCTGAATGTTTAACAGATTATGACTTAGAACATACTGAATACTCAGGTCTTACAACTCAAATAAGGTTAGAAGAAATTTTTGGTGGTAGTATGATTGGTGATGTTAGTGCATTTAGAATGTATACAGAACCATTAAACGCTTCTCAAATTAGACATAACTTTAAATTATTAAAGAATAGATATAATTTATTAGACCCTAATTGTCTTAATTGTAGAATTTTTATTCCAAACAACGACTTGTTGTATATCTCAGTACCGTGTAATGATTTAGGATATTTGATGGTACCATGTAATGATTTGTTTTCTTCTTTATACCCATGTCCAACATCAACCCCTACTAACACTCCAACTACCACATCAACACCAACAAATACATCAACCCCTACTAACACTGAAACTCCAACTTCTACGGCTACTGTTGGATTAACACCAACTGCAACAGAAACTCAAACACCAACTCCAACTGAAACACCTACCAACACACCTACTAATACGGAAACTCCTACTAATACACCAACTCAAACTCCAACTAATACAGAAACGCCTACTAATACTCCAACTAATACAGAAACTCCAACTCCTACTACTACTGAAACAGAAACACCTACTCCAACTCCTACAATTACAGAAACACCAACTAATACTCCAACTGAAACCTTAACTCCAACAACAACTTCAACGCCTACTCCAACAGTAACACCCACTGAACCATACTTCTTATTATTTGAAGATGATTCAGTTGCTACCGCAGAAAATAACGATAATATTGAAATAGATATAACATAAAAAATAGATTAAAATGGCAAATACAAAAATCAGTGCATTACCACTATACACAGGAGACACCACGGGTGCTTATCTTGTTATGGATAATAGCGGTTTAACTGAAACTTTTAAAGTTTTAAAAGAAACATTAATAGGTTCTTCAGGAACATCAGGAACTAGCGGAACAGACGGTAGCTCAGGAACAAGTGGTTCATCGGGTTCAAGCGGAACATCAGGAACTAGCGGAATTAATGGTAGTTCTGGTACAAGCGGTTCATCAGGAACTAGCGGAATCTCAGGTTCTTCAGGAACATCTGGCTCAAGTGGAACTTCAGGAACAAGCGGTTCAAGTGGAACTTCAGGAACATCAGGCTCTTCAGGTAGTTCTGGTACAAGTGGAATTTCAGGTTTATCTGGTTTTACAGGTAGTTGGACGGTGACTCCAGGAACTAATAACTACAGTTTTACAGTTGATATTAATGATACGTATAACTTATGGGTTCTTGGAAATATACCAAATGGTATAATAGTTTATAATGCCACAGTAAGTGTTAGTAATACTAATGTACCAGTAATTGGTGTTCAGTATGCATGGAATTATACTGGTGGGGGTAGTCCAATATTGTTTACAAGTATACCTGCACAGATTATAGGAACTGCAGGTGCAATATCCACCGCTTCAACAGTTGTTACATCAACAAATACATTTGTATTCGGTATTCAAAACAATACAGTATCAGGTGTTACGGTTAATTATGGATATTTGAAAATAAGTTAAAATGTATACAACCGACTGTAACTATTTTATTATAACCAACTACAATAATGTCGAAGAAGGATATTATAGATGGACTGGTTGTACGGATATAATTAGTGTTTCACCAATTAACCCGTTAGAAGTACAATATGTTTGTGCTAAGGATTTAATTGTTGAAAGTTATGGAGCTCCTCTTACAATATCTTTAGTGGGCTTATGTCCTTCAACAACACCGACTCCAACCATTACGTCAACACCAACTCAAAGTTCTGTAACACCGACTCCAACCTCAACTTCTCCAACTCCAACACCTACAACAACACCAACGGTTACACCAACAACAGTTTATATGTATAATTTAAGAACAGGTGGTTGGTATCAAAATGTCTGTCAATCTGTTAATATGATTGCAAATCCAGCAAACGTAACAATCTACATTCCAAAACTTTTTGAAAATTTAGAAGTGGGTGATTATGTATATGGTAACCAATCTTTAACAATCCCTCCAATTAATGCCAATTTTACAATCTCAAACGGAGCTAAGTTTATTCAACTTAGCGGTAATCAAATTATTAATGTTGGGGTATGTTAAAAGATAAAATAAAATTTTTGAGTATTTATTAACATGGCAGATTGTGGTGTATTAATTTCAAGTGTAAGTTTAAGCGGATTAACAACCGAAGTTACGTTTCTTCCTCAAACAGGAGGGACTTCCGTTGACTTAGGTAATCAAGTTTTTCCATTTAGTTATGTTGCAGATTATTATTACGGAACATATAATTGTTACGTTCCATTATATGCTTACACATATAGTATATCGATATTAGGACCAACACCAACACCAACACCAACACCAACTGAAACTTCTCCAACACCAACGGTAACATCAACTCCAACGGTGACTCCAACTAATACTCCAACTAATACAGGAACTCCAACTAATACTCCAAGTACAACTCCTACAAACACCACAACTAGTACACAAACACCAACAGTAACACCTACTAATACCTTAACTCCTACTAATACAGAAACGCCAACTAATACTCCAAATCAAACACAGACTCCAACTCAAACCGCAACTCCAACAGTAACTCCTTCAGGAGTTATATTATATGAATTTAGTTGTTTAAGTGGAGGAACAAGTCCATACGATGCGTGTAACGGTTCAGATAGCACCTCTATATATGGTGTAGAACAAATTTTTGACCAAAATAGTTATTTCTTTAATACGTCAAATGGCGGAATCATTGGAAATATTGCAGGATATTATAATTATTTAGGAGTTTTGGTTGAACTTGATTTGTCTGGTAATACAGTTGGATATTTCACCCTTTGTTCTTTATTACCAACAAGTACTCCAACTCCAACTAATACATCAACGCCAACTAACACTCCAACCAATACTGAAACGCCAACTAACACTCCGACTAATACTCAAACTCCAACCAACACACAAACTTCAACAAATACTCAAACTCCAACCAATACTCAAACTCCAACCAACACTCAAACTTCAACTAACACTCCAACTCAAACACAAACACCGTCAGGTCCTTTATGTAAAAGATATGCATTTTATGGCGGAACTACTGACACTCTTTTTGTTGGTAAAGATTGTAGTGGGTTTGATTATAGCTTCACAGTTCTTGGTGGCGACACAGATGTTACTTGTGTTAGTACTTATATAATTGTAAGTGGAGATGGATTTGTGACATACATAAATCCTTGTTAAGAAATAAAATAAGATTACTTTATAAAATTAGAGAAAATCGTAGTATTTATTAGATAAATAACATTTAAGATGGCATGTAGCAAATATACCTTAACAAATACAGGTTCCACAATTGTGAACTTTAATTATAGAAGATGTGATGACTCTCTTTGGGAGTATCAAGTTGAATTAAATCCAAATCAAACAAAGAATATTTGGGTAATTAACGGGACATATACAATTTCTCCTGTTTATACTAGTTCAGTTTCTTTGATTAATCAAGGAGCTTTCCCGCCAATTAGTGAAACCGCGACTCCAACACCAACTCCAAGTGTTACTCCAAGTAATACTCCAACAGGAACTGCTGCTGTGACTCCGACTCCAACTAATACTCAAACACCAACTAATACATCAACTCCTACAAATACACCAACAGGAACTGCTGCTGTGACTCCGACTCCAACTAATACAGGCACTGCCGCTGTAACTCCAACTCCAACTCCAAGTATTACACCAAGTCAAACACCAACAGATACACCATCATCAACATCAACTCCAACACCAACATTGTCTCGTATATTATTTAGTAGCGTTTATTCTGGTTCGACTAGTTTAAATGCTTGTGGAAATATTGGAGGTTCATTAATCAATGTGTATGGTAATAATTCTAGTTTTGATTTAGTAAACAATTTCAGTCTTAATATCGACGGGTCATCTCCTGCAGGAGCAGGATATTTGGAATATAACAACTACGTAGTTGAAATTCAATCTGATGGTGATGTAGTTGCATTTTCTTACACTCTTTGTCCTACTTTAACACCTACTCCAACAAATACACCTACAAATACACAAACTCCAACACATACACCATCGCCCACACCAACAAGAACTTATTATCAATATAGTTTAGGTACAGGTAGTACAGCAAACTTAGCTTGTATTGATTTCAGTGGAGCACCTAACACAATCTACGGAACTGTATCAGGAGGAATTGGTCCAAATGTTGGAGAATTCTTATACTACAACTCAGGTTTATCAACACCAGTTATAAATGGTTATTATTCAAATGGAACTGCGGTATATCTAGTTACAGGTGGTTCAGGTGAGATTACAGGTGTCGACCCATCAGGTTGTTAAAAATAATTAAAAATAATATATTTCAAAAAACCCTCTACTTTTGTGGAGGGTTTTTTATTTTTAATACAAAATAGACATTAATGAAAATATTCGTTCAAATTGCGTCTTACAGAGACCCACAGTTAATACCAACAATAAAAGACATGTTGGAAAACGCCAAGAAACCTAAAAATTTAGTATTCTCAATTGCAAGACAATTCGCAGAGGAAGACGGGTTTGATAACTTAGATGAATATAGAGACGACAAAAGATTTAAAATCTTAGACATTCCATATCAAGATGCAAAAGGAGTTTGTTGGGCAAGAAACCTAACACAACAACTTTATGATGGAGAATCATATACATTACAAATTGACTCTCACATGAGATTTGTTAAAGATTGGGATGATATCCTAATCAAGATGATAAAGGGTCTACAAAAGGATGGGTACAAGAAACCTCTACTTACGGGATATGTACCTTCCTTTGACCCTGATAACGAACCAGCAGGTAGAGCACAAGATGCTTGGAGAATGGCCTTTGATAGATTCATTCCTGAAGGTGCGGTATTCTTCTTACCTGAAACAATTCCAGGTTGGAGAGAAATGAAAAAACCTGTTACGTCAAGATTCTATTCAGCTCACTTCTGTTTTACATTAGGAGAGTTTTCAAAAGAAGTTCAACATAACCCTGAATACTACTTTCATGGTGAAGAGATTTCAATTGCAGCAAGAGCATACACATGGGGTTACGATTTATTCCACCCACACATTCCTGTAGTTTATCACGAGTACACTCGTAAAGGTAGAACAAAACAATGGGATGATGATAAAACTTGGGGTCAAAAAAATACTCACTCTCACTTAACAAATAGAAAATTATTTGGTATGGATGGTGAAACTCAAGTAGGCCATGATGGGCAATACGGATTTGGTACTGTTAGAACTCTAAGAGAATACGAGAAGTATTCAGGTTTATTATTTGAAAAAAGAGCGGTAGACAAACATTGTTTGGACAAACAATATCCACCAAGTCCTTATAATTTTGAAACTGAAGAGGATTGGAAAAATTCATTCTCAACTATATTCAAACATTGTATTGATATTGGATACTCACAAGTTACTGAAACTGATTATGATTTTTGGGTTGTTGCATTCCATAATGGTTCGGATGAAACATTATATAGAAAAGATGCCGACAAGAATGAAATTGCAGGATTTATGAGAGACCCTGACAAGTATTGTAAAGTTTGGAGAGAATTCCCAACAACAGAATTACCTTCTTACTGGGTAGTTTGGCCTCACTCAGAATCAAAAGGATGGTGTGATAGGATAACTGGCCAATTAAATCACAATGTTGTTAGTTAATGAAATTTAGTGAAATCCCTAAGTTTATTGTAAATTTGGATAGACGACCTGATAGGTTAGAAGAAATTACAAAGGAAATGAATTATCTCGGATGGGATTTTGAAAGATTTCCTGCGATAGATACTAATTCTTATATGGGTATAACCAAATCAACTTTTGAAATTATTAAGATTGCAAAAGAAAGAAGTTATCCTCGTGTAATGATTATTGAGGATGATTGTGGTGTTATGCCTTACGCAAAAGACCTACTTCAAAAAATAGAAGACACTTGTCCTGATTTAGAATTTGCAATGTTTAATTTAGGGCCAACTCAAAATAGAGATATTAATGTTAGTGATAAATGTAATTTATTATTAGATATGACTAATTTACCTGAAGCGGATGAAAACGCTCGTGGTATCTACGCAGCTAATATGGTTATATATGATGAATCTATCTACGATTCTATTTTTGATATTGCGTTAACAGCATTTACAAGTGGAGATTATTTTCACGCCTTAGATGATTATACTTTTAAATTTATAGTTCAGAAACATCAAAGTTACTGTCCAATTTTACCAATAGCACCACAGAAAGCTGGTTATTCAAACATATCTGAAGGTATGTATAGTAATTGGTACATGCAAACCTATAATTGGAATAGGTGGTGTCCAACTAAAATCCCTAGAGAATTTATGGACCAATATAAAGTTCAAGAAATGAAAGATAACGGGGAACATAAAGAATTTTATTATGTCAGTTAAATTTATAACATCAATTTACAGTGACCTATATGGTACTGAATTTGGAGGTAGACCAAATAGAGGAGGACATTATAGGTATAGTTTGTTGTCACTTTTAAAGATGACAGACGCGGATTTCCTATGTTACACTTCAGATAGAGAATTACCTTCATTAGAAGAGTTTTTTTATGTCGAATACTCAATTCCAAAAGACAAACTTAAGTTTCAGGTTTTTGATATTGGAAATACCAAATTTAAAGATTTGATTAATCAATATAAGAATATTGAGGAAACTAAAAATGGAGACAGATGTGTTGAGGTTCAATACAGTAAGTTTCATTGGTGGTGGAACGAAGATAAATCTTATGATTATTATTATTGGATTGATGCTGGATTATCCCATTGTGGATTGATTCCCCTAAAGTATCTAACAAATGAACATATTCAACAAAGATATTATGAAAGTAGTTTGTTTAATAATGATTTTTTAAAGAATCTTATTGAGGATACAAGTGATAAGTTTTTAATTTTAGGTAAAGAAAATGATAGAAACTATTGGTCGGGCACTGTTGATAGAAAATGGTATACTGAATACGATAGAAGTATTCATGTGATTGGTGGTATGTTTGGTGGACACAGAGATAAGTGGGATGAGGTTGTTAATTTATTTGAAGACTATGTTCAAAAAATAATAACTGAAGATAAGGGTATACCACATGAAGAACACGTTATGACTTTAATGTATTTTAACCATTTAGATTTATTTGTTAGAAAACATTTCGATATTTGGTGGTGTAGAGACAACGCACCTAGAGGAGTTGATGAGGAACTCTTCTTAAACAATAAAAGCTTCTATAGAATATTAGAAGAATTTAATAGAATTTATGAGTAATATAACATTAGTAACAGGTATTTGGGATATTGGAAGAGGTGAACTGACCGAAGGATGGTCAAGACCTTATCAACATTATTTAGATAAGTTTGAAAAACTTTTAGAGGTTGAAGAAAACTTAATAATCTTTGGAGACGAAGAATTAAAAGAATTTGTTTTTGAAAGAAGAAGTTCTAAAACCACTCAGTTTATTGTAAGACCATTAAGTTGGTTTACTAATTCAGAGTTTTTCCCAATGATTCAAAAAATAAGAACAAATCCAGAATGGTATAATCAAGTTGGTTGGTTAAAAGAATCTACTCAAGCAAGATTAGACAATTATAATCCATTGGTTATGTCTAAAGTTTTTTTATTACATGACGCCAAAATAATGGACCAATTTGATTCGGAATATATGTTTTGGATTGATGGTGGTTTAACGAATACAGTTCATCCAGGATACTTTACTCATGATAAAGTATTAAATAATTTATCAAAATATATTTCAAAATTTTCATTTGTTAGTTTTCCATACGGTGCTGAAACTGAAATACATGGATTTAATTATGGTAAATTAAATGCTCTTGCTGGTGCCAAGGTTACCAAAGTTTCCAGAGGAGGATTTTTTGGTGGACCAAAACATACAATAAGTGATATTAACGGAATTTATTACGGGTTACTTAAATCAACATTAGAAGATGGATACATGGGTACTGAAGAATCAATTTTCAGTATTATGGCTTATAAACATTCGGATATGATTAACTATTTTGAAATTGAATCAAATGGTTTAATCGGAACATTTTTTGAAAATTTAAAAAACGATGAGCTCAAAGTTAAAAGTGAAAATACAGAAAAAGTTATCAATACTTTGGACCCAAACAAAGTTGGATTGTATGTTATTACATTCAATAGTCCAAAACAATTTAGAACTCTTATTGATTCTATGTTGGCATATGATAAGGACTACATACTAAAAACTAAAAAGTTTTTGTTAGATAATTCAAGTGATTTGTCAACTACCGAGGAATACTCGGTAATTTGTAAAGAATTTGATTTTGAACATATTAAAAAAGATAATTTAGGTATATGTGGTGGTAGACAATGGATTGCCGAACATTTTGATAAAACTGATTTAGATTATTATTTATTCTTTGAGGACGATATGTTCTTCTTTCCAAATGAAGGGACATCTTGTAGGAATGGATTCAATCGATATGTTTCCAATTTATATACAAAGTCTTTAGAAATTATTAAGAAAGAAAATTTTGATTTTTTAAAGATGAATTATTCTGAGTTTTATGGAGACAATGGAACTCAGTGGGCTTGGTACAATGTTCCTCAACATGTAAGAGATGAGTTTTGGCCAGGTAAACCAAGACTTCCAGAAATGGGACTTGACCCTAATGCTCCAAAAACAGAATTCAATGCTGTGTTATCCCACAAGGGTGTTCCATATGCAGTTGGTGACGTTTATTATTGTAACTGGCCTCAGATTGTTAGTAGACCAGGAAATAAAAAAATGTTCTTAGATACAACATGGGCACATCCGTTTGAACAAACATGGATGAGTCATATGTATCAGTTAGTTAAAAAAGATGAGTTGTACCCTGGGTTGTTACTTATGACACCAACAGAACACGATAGATTCGAACATTATAACAGAGAGCTGCGTAAAGAATCATAACAGTATATTTATTGTTATGGAATTTTATATAAAAAAGAATGCAACTTTACCTGTATTAAAAATGCAGGTTGTAAAAGACGGAAGGTCAGGTTATTTGCAACTTATGCAAGACTTGGAGGTTTCTACTATATTTTTCACTATGGTTGAGGTAGAAACTGGAATTCCTAAAATTGTTTCTGCTCCTGCTGAAATTGTAAATTTAATTTTACCTGAAGGTGCTGACCCCGAGTATTACATTTATTTTAAATTTACTGCAAGAGATACAAATACTCCTGGTAGATACCAAGGTCAATTTTTAATTAAAAACGACGAAGGGAATTTAATTCTACCAATCAGAGAGGAACTTTATATTAATATCCAAGATAGTTTTATTTCAGAAACTGCTTGTTGTTAATTTGATTAACCAATTTAATTTTCTATATTTATGTAAGATGAGTAAGGTGAACTTCACAATATTGTGATTGCCAATAAACCACTCGTATATTACATATGTTTACAGACCAAGATATTGAATCGTTCCTACATGGAAACGACCCCGAAGAATTTATAGTCGCTATCGAATACGACTATCGCGAGAACTGCATTTACAAAATCAAAGAAATCCCTGGTAAAGGAAAGGAAATCCGAAAAGACACATTCACACCGTTTGCGTGGGTTGGTGACTTGCGTGAGATTAACTTTTACAATGGTTCAAAAGCAGCTCAGAAAGATGCCATGACCAAACATGGTATCATGATTGAAAAGTTAGAAACCCATAGTAATGAAAGATTACAAAAGGGTATGACTTTCATGGTTAAATCCTTAAAAGGTTACAGAGAACTAATCCAATTCTTTAGAGAAGGTGGATGTGACCCATGGGGTGATAAGACTAAAGATAAAGTGATGGTTCTACCTCCTGTAGAACAATATTTAATTTCAAAAGAAAAAAGACTATTCAAAGGTTTTGAAAACTATGAAGAGGTTACCCGTCTTGTATTTGACTTAGAAACGACTGCACTTGAACCTAAGGACGGTCGTATCTTCATGATTGGAATTAAAACCAATAAAGGTTACCACAGAGTAATCGAATGTATGGATGAATCTGAAGAGAGAAATGCCATCATAGAATTCTTCAAGGTAATCAATGAACTTAAGCCAAGTATTATTGGTGGATATAATTCAGCGAACTTCGACTGGCATTGGATATTCGAAAGATGTAGAATCTTAGGTATCGACCCAAAGAAGATTTGTAAATCATTACACCCTGAACATTCTTTCACAAGAAAAGATAGTATGTTGAAACTTGCCAATGAGGTTGAGAATTTTACTCAAACTTCTATTTGGGGTTACAATGTAATTGATATTATTCATGCCGTTCGTAGAGCTCAGGCGATTAACTCGAGTATTAAAGCCGCGGGTTTGAAATACATTACACAATACATTAATGCCGAAGCTCCTGACCGTGTATATATTGACCATTCAGATATTGGACCATTCTATACAAAGAAAGAAAATTATTGGTTAAACATTCAGAATGGTAAGTATAAGAAAGTCGGTGTTGATTCTAAGATTGATGACGCTTGTTCTAAACGTTCAGATGTTTATAATCAGATTGCGGGTGACAAGTTAGTTGAGATGTATCTTGACGATGACTTAGATGAAACCCTTAAGGTAGACCAAGAGTTCAACCAAGGTTCGTTCTTGTTGGCTGCGATGATTCCAACAACTTATGAAAGAGTATCTACTATGGGTACTGCAACATTATGGAAAATGTTAATGTTAGCATGGTCTTATAAACACGGACTTGCAATACCTGCCAAAGAATCCAAGACAGACTTCGTAGGAGGTCTTTCTCGACTACTTAAAGTTGGTTATAGTAAGAACGTACTTAAGCTCGATTTCTCGTCTCTATACCCCTCTATTCAATTAGTACATGATGTATTTCCTGATTGTGATGTAACAGGTGCGATGAAAGGAATGTTAAGTTATTTCCGTAACACTCGTATCAAATACAAACAACTTGCCGAAGAGTTTTATAATGTTGACCGTAAGAAGTCTGAATCATATGGTAATAAACAATTGCCAATTAAAATTTTCATTAACTCGATGTTCGGTGCTTTATCAGCTCCTCAGGTTTATGCTTGGGGTGACATGTATATGGGGGAACAAATCACTTGTACAGGTAGACAATACCTTCGTCAAATGATTAGATTCTTTATGACTAAAGGTTATGTTCCATTGGTAATGGATACGGATGGTGTGAACTTTTCTACTCCTGATGAGGCGAACGACAGAGTTTATGTTGGACGTGGATTGAATTGGAAGGTTAAAGAGGGTAAAGAATATTACGGGCCTGAAGCTGACGTTGCTGAATACAATGATATCTTCATGAGAGGTGAGATGGCTCTTGACACCGATGGGGTATGGCCATCTTGTATTAACTTGGCTCGTAAGAATTATGCTGTTATGGATTCCAAAGGTAAAATTAAGTTAACGGGTAATAGTATTAAGTCAAAAAAACTTCCATTATATATTGAGGCGTTTTTAGATAAGGGTATTAAAATGTTATTACAAGGTAATGGTAAGGCCTTCGTTGAATATTATTATGAATACCTTCAAATCATATTTGATAAAAAAATTCCATTGAGTAAGATTGCCCAAAGAGCTAAAGTTAAATTAAGTCTTGATGATTATAATAAAAGGTTAACTACAAAGACTAAATCTGGTAACAGTATGAGTAGAATGGCTCACATGGAATTGGCATTAAAAAATAATTTAAATGTGAATTTAGGTGATGTTATTTTGTACGTTAACAACGGAACTAAATCATCTCAGGGTGATGTTCAAAAGATGACCGTAAAACAAATTAAAGATACGAATGCTTATAACTCCCTTATGAATCCTAAGTCAAAACCTATAACTGATGGTGTTATGGTAAACTGTTATATGTTGGATAAAGATATATTGGATAACGACCCTGACTTAACTGGTGATTATAATGTACCAAGAGCGATTGCAACGTTCAATAAAAGAATTGAACCTTTGATGGTTGTATTTAAAGACGAAGTTAGAAATGGTTTAATTGTTGATAACCCTCAAGATAGAGGAATCTTTACAACAACTCAGTGTGAACTTATTAATGGACACCCATTGGATGAGGGTTCTCAAGATAAGTTACAAGAAGATGTCTTAGATATAACTGAACAAGAATTAAACTATTGGGAAAGACGAGGTCTTAAGCCAGATTATATGTATGATTTAGCCGAGGAAGGTTGGGAAGAAAAATTAGGATTGCTTCAAACCGTCTGAAGATAGGATATACCAATTTCCACTCATAAATCTAAATTCAATACAAGCATACTTATCAGCAACTATTTCATCATAGTCTTCATCGATTTTACCGATGTCTGGTTTGATTGTAAGTCTTGTCATTGATTTAACCACAATATGGTCTGTTGTTTTAGAATTTAAAATAACTGTAGATTCAGAAACATCTTTAATTACAATACAAGACTCTCCGTTTGTTGTATAATCTTTTTCAGATACTATAGAAATTTCTGAGGTGTCTACGACAAACCCATTGATTACTTTTCTTGATGGTATTGTTTTTAGTATTGCCATAAAATTAAATTACATATATTTGACGAGGCATTGCTCTGAACTTCATTTGTTTGTTCAAGTTTTCTGCAATTAATGCTTCTCGTTCCATTACTTTATCGGGTCTCATTCTTGTCAACCATCCTTCAGCTCCTGTTAGTTCATCTATTAATTTGGTCTTTTCGTCTTTAGCCTCAGTAAGTAAACTCTGATAATCCATTACGATTTCAGAATCAGGTGTTTTTAAGTTACCACTATACTTACCTCTAACTCTTGCCAAAGTTTCTTTACAATAGGCAGTAAACCATCTTCTCACCCATTGTTGACCAGGAACGTTTAAGTCCTCCCAACTAAGAGATTCGATTGGAACATCTGTCGGTAATTTAATAATATCAGGATTGTTTTTGAGACAATCGGCTCTACTATCGGGTTCAACATCATAATACCAATACCATACGGCTTTACCAACGTATTGACTATAACTTGACCAATTAAATTTACCACCAGGGGTATTCATTAAGTGAATTAACTTTTTACCATCAGGTAAACCTGTAATTCTATAAGTCATCGAACCACCTAAAATTCTATTAAGAATATTGGCTTCTTGCATTCTGATTAAATAATCAAAACCTGACATCATAAAATAAGAACCTTGATTACCCATTTGAGCAAATCCAGCTTGGTCGGCACCTAATCCGATACCACCAAAACCACCAGCCATTCCACCAATTCCAAACGCAGTCCAAGGTTGGTCACTAAACCATAATAGTTCATTAACTTCTCTACCCGCAGGAATTTCATATGTTTGAACATTCTTCTCAAGAACGAAATAATCTTTCTTTAAAACCCAAGGACCTTCAGTTTGAAGACCTACAATTTTAGAATATGCGTAACTAAACTGTTGTTCAAAATCCATAGTTCTTGTAACTAACGCTCTTGCAACAGACCTTTCATTCATATTCAAGTTAACTAAGTTAACCCATTGAGAATCAATTAACCATTGTAGGATATACTCTTCGTAATCCCCAATTGCTAATTCCATTAACGAATCCATCATCTCATCTTCAAGTTCAACACTTCTTAGTGGTGCACCTAACTGATGTTTGATTCTCGTATATATCCTACTTCTTTCTGGTTCTGGTAATACTGCCATGTCAATAAATATCTTAACTATTCTATTTTATGAATTAATGAACTCTCATTAAACACATATTGATTATGATTTTTAATCGGGTTGTTTTCAAAAATCAAAATTTCGTTTGATTTTGTATTAATAAATATCAACCAATCAACGTCGTACGGTTTAACATTTCCTGTATCTTTTACAGTAATTTTCCCATCTTCTTTTATTATTCTTGAAAATGGTTTAACCTGAGCGGTATATTTTGTTTCATTTAAAGTAATTGTTAAATCAACACCAAGGAGAGCATCGGTTTTTTGACCATGTCCTCCAGTCTTTTCAAGTTTTGCGGAATCCCCAAAATATTTTTCAATTTTAATTAAAACATCATCTTCAGATTTTTGTCCTCTATCCCACAATTTTTTTAACACTTTAATTATGTTAATAAACTCCTCGTTGTTTTTTGTGAATATTTCTGTTTTGAAATGATACAACGCATTCATTAATCTGTTAATTTCTTTAATGGTTCTATTTTCTTTTTTAGAAAAATTAAATTTCTTTTCAGGTCTACCTATTTTTTCAATTTGAGTATTAATTGCTTTGGTTAATAAACAAAACGTGTTGAAGTTTGTGTTTAGGTTATTTAAAATAGACCTTCCTTCTTTAGACTCTAATCCATAAAACCCTGACATTTCTTTATTTGTACTATCAACCCAAAATTGACTAAACACTTCTTTTAAAGCATTAGTTACTCCGTCTTGGTATATTCTCTTAATGTTTGAATTATTAATAAGTTCTCTGTAGAATTGAACTTCCTTGGCGTCACAGAACTTCGCCTCTTTAGATTCTGTAATCAACTTCTCTAACTTAACGGATTCTACTAATTTAGTTTCCGTTTTCATTTCGTATAACTTGGAAACAAATTCCCAATTTACAACTTTCCAAAAGTTAACAATATATTCGTCTCTCTTGTTTCTATACTTTAAGTAATAAGCGTGTTCCCATAAGTCTAATCCTAATATTGGAAACCCACCACCTTCAATCACATTCATTAAAGGATTGTCTTGATTTGGAGTCGACATAATCTTTAATGTGTTCTTGGCAGTAAGGACTAACCATACCCACCCTGAACCGAATCTATCTTTGGCAACAGTATCAAATTGTTTCTTGAACGCAGTGAAACTTCCGAATTGTTTTGTGATTTTTTTAAGTAATTCTCCTTCTAATTTCTTTGGAGTTGGTGTTAACATATTCCAAAACAATGCGTGGTTAAATGCTCCTCCTGCGTTGTTTCTTATTGTCTTATCAAAACGACTTATTGTTTTGATTATTTGTTCTAACTCTAAATCCCCGTATTTCTTTTTATTTAAAGCGTCATTCAATTTATCCACATATCCCTTATAATGTTTGTTATAGTGAAAGTTCATTGTCTCGGGGTCAATAAACTGTTTCAGGGCTGAGTAAGAATAGGGTAATTTTTCTATTCCTATTTTTTTCATTTCGTTAATCAACAACTCTTTTTCTTTTGTGATGTGGTTTTCAAGTATTTGTGTTTCGAGTTGTTGGATTTTCTCTTCTATTTTTTTCATATTTTTGGATTATCCATTTCATATAAATAATCCAGATTTTCTTTAACGACGCATTTCATTAATTCTCTTCAAAATTTCTTCGGCAGCATCGGCCGTATTTTGATTGTCCCCCATAACTGTGGCAATCACTTGTTTTTTATTGTTTAATATGTCGTAGATAATTCCTTCGATTGTGTTTTCGAATATGGGGTAATAAACTAATACATTGTTTTTTTGACCGTATCTATAAGCTCGGTCTTCTGCTTGGGCGTGGTCGGATGGTAAAAATGATAGGTCGTTCATAATAACCGCTTCAGCTGCCGTTAAAGTTATACCAACCCCAGCGGCTTTTATATTACCGACAAGTATTTTTATTTTATCGTTTTCTTGGAAACTGTCTACACTGTGTTGTCTTTCAGGTTTAGACATTGAGCCGTTTATTTTAACTGCGGATTTACCAAAATGTTCGCAAATTTTATTAAGTGAATCTGTAAAGTTACAGAAGATAATTACTTTTTTCCCTTGTTCAACAATGTTTTCTGCAAGTTCTATTGTCTGTGAAACTTTTTCATCTGCGATAACCTGACGTATCTTTGTTAACTTGGTGAATTGAACTGTAAGAGATTTTGATTCCTCTGGATTTTTGTCATACCAATCGTAATATTCTCCCATAATCTCCTCATACATTTTAGACTTTAATCTAAGATATACTGGTGTGATTATTTTGTCAGGAAGGTCAAGTACGTTTTCTTTAAGTCTTCTTAATGTAAGACCTGCGGTTCTGTCTCTTAATTCCTCAAGATTAGACGCCCCCATAACATTCCACACCTTTCTGCCTCCGACGTTGAATTGGTATCCCTGACAGTATCTGATAGCATACGCCATCCAATTCTTCGCAACAGGGGATTCAATCAAACTTAATAAGTTGAAGTAATCAATTGGTCGAGAGGTCATCGGAGTACCCGTCAATAACCAAAGTCGGTCCACCTTCTTAACAAGGTCGTTAATTAGTTTTGTTCTTTGGGCTGTAGCGTTTTTAATATAGTGCGCTTCATCAACGACCACCAAATCAAAATTGGCATCAAGAATTTGCGATTCACCTTTCTTTTTTGTATCATGGAAATTTTTTATAATATCATAATTTATTATTACAAAGTCAGCATCCGTACTAAAGTTTTTACCTTCAGCAATATAAACTGCCTTATCTGAATAGTTTTCAATCTCTCTTTTCCAGTTAATTTTTAAAGTTGCTGGACAAATAATTAATACTTTCTTGGACCCTGATTCTAATGCCGCTATAATAGTAGAAGTAGTCTTTCCAAGACCCATATCATCTGCAAGTATGAATTTTTTATTTTCAACCAATTTTTGAATAGATTCTTTTTGATGTTCAAGAGGAGGACGGTGAGAATATTTTTCATAGTTTATTACAACGTTTTTAACCGTGTTGTCTTTTATGATTGCCGCTTTGGGCAACCAAAAATCATGTAGTTGTTCCGATTCGGTTATCTTACCCCAAATGTGAAACGCTTTTTCTTTATCTGCCAATAACTTTTCTACCCAAATTTTTTCAGGTATTTCGGTCATAAGTTTATCGTCAGCAAGTTTCTGTGCGAAATATGCGTCAAGTATTACCCATTTTTTTGCAACCTTTGGTTGTTTGTTATGGTTATTAATAATATACTCAGCCTGACTCCTTGTAGGGTAAAACCTCCTATTTATTTGAGACTTTCTTTTAAGTTCAATAAGGTAGTTATTTCCTCCTTCATAAACCTCCAAGAGAGACAATGCCTTTGATTCTAAACTAGCGTCCATTAATTGGAAAATTATTTGGCTTAAATATAGTTAATCTTTGAGTATTTATCAATATATGCAAAAGTTAGTCCCAATTACAAGATTAGGTAAGTTCTTTGGAGCTGAAGACTATTCACTCGACATCGGTATGGGTGAGGAGTGGTTGCTTGGTGATATGAACTTTACTATTGTTCTCTATCGAGTAGATAGACAAAAAACAAAAGTAGATGATGTTTATGGTGAGGTACTTGAAGATGGAATCCAATTTTTAGCTCCTGTTGAATTGCAAGGTTTGGTTCAGGTGATGACTCCTGCAAGTAAAAACTATGGTAATTCAAAAATTGAACTACAAGAGCCTGGTAATATGAAGTTCTCTATTTACCAAAAGACTCTTGATGATTTGGAAGTTGAAATATTTCAAGGTGATTATATTGGATATTATGAATCTGAAGATAGGGTTAGATATTATGTAGTGTCTGATGATGGATATGTTAGGTCAGACAATAAACACACTTACGGTGGATACAAACCTTTTTATAGAAGTGTTGTTGCCACTTATGTTAGTGAAAATGAATTTAGAGGAATTTAATAATGCCATTACCAAAACAAGTTAAACCAACATTGCCGTTAGTTCCTAAAAAAACTTTGTCTGCTCGTAGGGAGCAGTTGTTGGAATATATCAACAAAGATGGAACTTATTTACCTAAGTCAGTATTACATGCCGACTTGGATAGGGGTATGCTTGATTTTGTTAAAGGAGATTTAGAAGTTGTAACCGCAGGTAAAGTGGTACCTATGGTTGATATTATTATTACAACTCAAAACTGGACACAATATGTTGAGACTGCTTTATTTGTTGATTTAGATTATAACCCTTCACCACCATTCATTACAGTGGTAAGAAGTCCTGAAGTTAAATTTGGAACTAATCCTGCTCTTCAATATACAATACCTAATAGAAAACAATTTTATTATGCATCTGTTCCAACTTGGAATGGTAACGAACAAGGTATGGACATATACACAATACCACAGCCAGTGCCTGTAGATATTAACTACAGTGTAAAAATTATTTGTAATAGAATGAGGGAGCTTAACGAATTAAATAAAATTGTTATGCAAAAATTCTCATCAAGACAGGCGTACACTTTTATCAAAGGGCAATATGTTCCAATCATATTAAACAATATTTCTGACGAGTCTCAAATGAGTTTGGACTCAAGAAAATATTATGTTCAATCATATGACTTCACAATGTTAGGATATCTTATTGATGAAGATGAGTTTGAAGTTAAACCTGCAATTGCAAGAGTTTCTCAAATTATGGAGATTGATACTTCAAGTTTTAAACAAAGAAGAAATAAAAGTCCTAAAAACCCTGACGAATTTTTATCTAACTTTTATTATGTTGTTGGTAACAATACATTAAGTGATGTGGTTGCTTATACTGCAAATTTAACTTGGGCTAATTCAATCAACGTTGAATCATATGATGTTTATATTAACGGAGACTATTATGGTACCGATGTTCAGAAGATTCAAATAACAACTAATGATGTTTTAAGAATACAAGTTGTTAAACAAGATGACTCTTTAGAAGCAAACATTAAGTTTGATAATATCTTAGTTTAATTTTTCTCCGTAGATATCTTTTTTTTCTTTACACTTCTCAAGTATCAAATTTTCTAAAAATTTATAAATCTTCATTCCACGATTCTCACAGTACTTTTTTAATATCTCGTGTACTTCAGGGTCTATTTTAATGTTCTTTATTTCCTTCTTAGTTTTCATAGGCAGAAAAAAGGCAGAATTTATTCATACCGTTTACAAATACATATTCAAAAGTCAAGTTTTTTGTAGTAGTAACGAATATTTATCATTAAAATAAATCTGCAATAGAATTAAATTAAATAATGGCAACAGCACAAGCAAATCAAAAAGTTTTTGTATCACCTGGAGTATACACATCTGAAACGGACCTTTCGTTCGTAGCACAGAGTGTCGGTGTTACTACCTTAGGTTTAGTAGGGGAAACAATAAAGGGCCCTGCATTCGAACCTGTTTTTATAACTAACTACGACGAGTTCCAAGCTTATTTTGGCGGAACGGAACCAGTAAAATTTGTAAACACACAAATCCCAAAATATGAAGCGGCATACATTGCCAAGTCATACTTACAACAGTCTAACCAATTGTTTGTTACAAGAGTATTAGGTTTGTCGGGATACGACGCGGGTCCTTCTTGGAGTATTAGAGTTACTGCCAATGTCGACCCATTAACTATAGGTATAATACCTCCAACAGGAGGAACCGCATTTACTTCTGTATTTACAGGAGCTAGTTCGGGTAGTACTGTTACTATGTTAAGTGGATTACCTACAGACATTCAAAATAACCTAAATATACAATATAGATTATCTGATGGTAGTACATCTACATATCAAGATGATTTTAATTCTAATTTAGGATTTATAATCGATAACCCATCGTATTCCGCAACAACTGTTGCATTCTACGGAGCGGTACCATCAACAACTTATTGGGGATTAGTTAGTCAATACTCAAAACAATTAAATGTGTTTGGGTCAAGTTCAAACAATCTTGATACTAATGATTTAAGTGCAGATTTAAACGACCCTTGGTATTATGCAACGTTTGATAATGACGCTAATATTAATAACGACTACGCAGGTTATTCATTCTATTATACTGTAACGTCTTTAACAACAACTGACGGTGGAGCAACTTATACAGGAACTATTGAAGGAGATGTATTCAACTTCTCAGGTACTGCTTATAGTGAATATAACAACATGGTTGTAGCAACTTTACGTTCAAGAGGTATTTCATTATATTCAAACAACGCAGACCTTGGTCAACACGGTCCTATATACGAAGTAAGTGGATTAACTGATGTTAATTTAGTTGCAACAGGACAATATTCAGGTATTACAAATTCACCATATGAAGGATTCTTACTTTCAGGTATTACTAAAGATTCTGATACTTTCTCTTTTGAAACTTCATTATCTGCGGCGTCTCCTAAGTTTATAACTAAAGTGTTAGGTGTTGATAATTTTGGAAAATCAAGAAATGAGGTTCCATTATATGTTGAAGAAATTTATCCAGGTTCTTTAAACTATGCATATAACCAAGGTTATATTAAAGGTATTAATCCTGAGTTAGTTGCGTTAGAAGATGCAAGAAGCGAAAATACACAATCAATCGCTTATAAAGTTGAAAAATATCAATCACCTGAAACTCCGTTCTTAGTATCTGAGTTAAGAGGTAATAAAGTTTATAGATTATTTAAATTCATTTCAATTTCTGATGGTGACGCAGCTAACACAGAAGTTAAAGTTTCAATTGCAAACTTATCATTTAACAATATGACATTTGACGTATTAGTTAGAAACTTCTTTGATACAGACGCTAATCCTGTTGTAATTGAGAAATTCACAAATTGTAATATGGACCCAGCTTCAAACAACTTTGTTGCTAAGAAAATTGGTTCATCTAACGGTGAATTTGCTTTAATTTCAAGATATATAATGATTGAATTAGCTGATGAGGCTCCAATAGATGCAATCCCTTGTGGATTCTACGGGTACACTCAAAGAGAATATGAATCAACGGCTAACATTTCACCAGTACCTAAATTCAAAACTAAATATTATTATCCAGGTGAGGTTGTATTCAACCCTCCATTTGGTTCAACAACAAACGCAACTGAATCTGCAGGTGATATTGTTAGAAGAGCTTACTTAGGTTTCTCTTCTCAATTTGGTATTGACGATGCATTCTTACAATTTAAAGGTAGACAAAATCCTCCTAACTGGGTTAGTTCAGCGTTACCTGTAGCAGGTGAACCTTGGAACTACTTAAGTAAAGGATTCCACATGGACTCAGGAGCGACTGTAGTTACAATAGCTAACTCATTCCAAACAAGTGGTGAAACTGCTTTCGAGTGTGGAGTCGCTGATTTCAGATTTGACCCTGAAACTCAAGAAAACCCTTACTACTTTATATACTCAAGAAAATATACAATATGTTTTGCGGGTGGATTTGACGGATGGGATGTTTATAGAGAATATAGAACTAACCAAGATAGATTCCAATTAGGAGCGACAGGTTACTTAGCAGGAGCTTCGTCTTCTACAAGATACCCAACAGCAACAGGTGACGGTTTATTCAAGAGAATTGTTATACAAAACAATACTCAAGATTTTGCAAACACCGACTACTACGCTTACTTACTTGGTATATTAACATTCGCTAACCCTGAAGCTACAAACATTAACATATTTGCAACTTCAAGTATTGATTATGTTAATAACTCAAATCTTGTTGAGGAAGCAATTCAAATGGTTCAATACGCAAGAGCTGACTCTGTTTATATCGCAACAACTCCTGACTACTTAATGTACACTCCAGACGGAACTAACTCTTTAGATGTTATTTATCCACAAGAGGCAGTTGACAACTTAGATAATACAGGAATTGACTCAAACTATACAGCAACTTACTACCCATGGATTTTAGTAAGAGATACTGTTAATAATACACAAATCTACTTACCTCCAACAGGTGAGGTTGTAAGAAACTTAGCATTGACAGATAACATTGCATTCCCTTGGTTCGCATCAGCGGGTTACACAAGAGGTCTTGTAAATTCAATCAAGGCGAGAGTTAAGTTGACTCAAGAAGATAGAGATACTCTTTATCAAGGTAGAATCAACCCAATCGCAACATTCGCAGACGTTGGTACAGTAATTTGGGGTAACAAAACATTACAAGTAGCTGATTCAGCATTGAACAGATTGAACGTAAGAAGATTGTTATTACAAGCTCGTAAATTAATTTCAGCGGTAGCGGTAAGATTATTGTTCGAACAAAACGACCAAATCGTTAGACAACAATTCTTGGATAGTGTTAACCCTATTTTAGATTCAATCAGAAGAGACAGAGGTTTATACGATTTCCGTGTAACAGTTTCTTCAACACCTGAAGACTTAGATAGAAACACTTTAACAGGTAAAATCTACTTAAAACCTACGAAGGCGTTAGAATTCATCGACATTGAATTCTTCATCACTCCAACAGGAGCTTCGTTTGAAAATATCTAATAAAAATTATGGGGGGAGTTAAATCCCCCCTTTAGCCAAATGAGAGAAAAATTAATAGAGGGGTTTAAGGATAAGGGTTCACCAGACATGAAATATTATGCATTTGATTGGGACGATAATATTGTACACATGCCAACAAAAATCATTGTTAAAACAGAAGACGGTGATGAAGTAGGTATGTCAACTGATGACTTTGCGGAACATAGACACCATTTAGGTAAGGAACCTTTTGAATATAAAGGTGAGAAAATTGTTGGTTTTGCTAACGACCCATTTAGAAACTTTAGAACTGAGGGAGACAAAGATTTTTTAATCGACTCAATGAGAGCCAAAGAAGGACCAGCATTTGATGATTTTAGAGAAGCAATTAATAATGGTTCAATATTTTCAATTATTACTGCAAGAGGACATAATCCAAATACTTTAAAGCAAGCCGTTTATAACTACATCATAAATGATTATAATGGGATAAATAAAGAAGAACTTCTTAAAAATCTTAAAAAATATAGGTCGTTTACTGATGAGGATGAAATGAGTGATGATGAACTAATCAAGTCATATTTAGAACTTAATAAGTACCACCCCGTTTCTTTTGGTGATGAAAAAGGAGCCCAAAATCCTGAAGAGGCGAAGGTCCGTGCAATGGATGATTTTGTAAGTTATATTAAAGGAATGGCTGCAGTATTAAACAAAAAGGCTTTTTTAAAGAATGATGTTAATAATAACTTTATTCCTAAAGAACCATCTATAGGCTTTTCAGACGATGACCCAAAGAATATAGAAGTAATGAAAAAACATTTTAAAGATAAACCAGATAATATAGTAAGAACATATTCTACAACTGGAGGCATTAAAAAAGAAGTCTAGTTAAGAATACAATTTTTAAAAATTTAAGTAAATAGAAAAATTTTTGAAACAGGATATATTTATCGTTATAAACATAGAAACAAAATTTAAATAATATGGCTGATTTACTGATGAAAATGCCGATTCCTTATGAACCGAAACGTCAAAACCGATTCATTTTAAGGTTTCCATCGAGTTTAGGAATTAATGAGTGGTTTGTAGAATCTGCATCTAGACCGCATATCACAATCGCAGCAACGGAAATTCCGTTTTTGAACACCTCAACTTATGTTGCAGGTAGATTCAACTGGCAAACAATTAACGTAGTCTTTAGAGACCCAATTGGCCCATCTGCGTCACAAGCTCTTATGGAGTGGGTACGTTTACATGCGGAATCAGTAACAGGCCGTATGGGATACGCTGCAGGTTATAAGAAAGATATTGACCTTGAGATGTTGGACCCAACAGGAGTTGTTGTTGAGAAATGGATTCTTTATGGAACATTCTTGACAGATGTTAACTTCAACGCATTGGCCTACAATACAGATGCTTTAGCGACAATCGCAGCAACTTTAAGAATGGATAGATGTGTGTTAGTTTACTAATACTATTTATAAAAAATTTAGAACTATTATATTTAACCGTAAAGCACATAAACTTTACGGTTAATTTTTTATATGGATAATCAATCAAAAGAATACGGACAGGCAAATTTCTCCCTTCCTCATGACGTGGTGCCATTACCATCTCAAGGTATATTCTACAAAAACAAAAAGAAATCAGTCAAAGTCGGTTATTTAACTGCCAATGATGAAAACTTACTAATGGCTGGTGGTGAAGATATGACACCAAATCTTTTAAGAACTAAAATTTACGAACCAGACTTACGAGTTGAGGAGATGTTAGAAGGTGATGTTGAAGCTATCTTAATCTTTTTAAGAAACACGGCGTTTGGTCCTGAAATGGAAGTTACATTAACTGACCCAACAACAAGAAAATCATTTAAGACAACTGTATCATTAGAACAATTATCAATTTTACAAGGACAAACACCAAATGAAGATGGTACGTTTATTACAACTTTACCAAAATCACAAACAACGGTTAAGTTAAAACCAATGACTTATGGTGAAATTTTAGAAAACCAAAGAATTGCTGATTCATACCCTGTAGGTAGAGTGGCCCCAAAGATTACATTAAGACTTCAAAAAGAAATTGTTGAAGCAAACGGTTCAACCGATAAAGGCGAAATCGCCAAATTTATAGAGCAGATGCCAATTGCTGATTCAAAATTCATAAGAAACTTTATGAGTGAGAATGAGCCAAGATTGGATATGACAAGAGTAGTAATGACCCCATCAGGAGATAGATTGACAGTTAATGTCGGTTTTGGGGTGGACTTTTTTCGTCCTTTCTTCTGATTATAGGAAAAGTCAGCTCGATGAGTATTACTATTTATCGACACTATTAAACATATCGTATCAAGATTTTCTAATTATGCCACTCTTTATGAGAAAGTATTTATTAGATAAATGGATTGAAGACAATAAAAAGGACTGAAAAATCAGTCCTTTTGTATTTATATAATATCTAACAGAATAAAATTATGGCAGACGAAACCCAAAAGACCCCAGGACAAATTGCAGATGAAATAAAAAATGCGGCAACTTTAAATGCTGCCGATTTTGTTGACGCGTTTGAAAGAGTTGGTTCGGTTGCTCGTGAAGTTAATAATACGTTTGGTCAGAGTAGAGAACGAATTAATGAAGTTAAAGTTGCTCTTACAGATGCTCTTCCTAATGTTGTTAGATTAGGTGGAGATTTAGGTGCTGTTGGTGAAACTATTGGTCAAATTGCAGAAGCCTCAAGAAGAAACGTTGTTGCAAATACTGAAGATGTTCAGAAGTTATATGCCAGTACTAAAGTAATTGGTGGAAGTGTTAAAGAAATTGCAGATGGATTTTTAAATGTTGGTGTTGGAATTGAACAAGTTGGTAAACAATTAGAAGATTCAGTTAACTATGTTCGTAGTATAGGTGGAAACACCAAACAAGTGATGGCGGACGTTAGAAGTAACATGGAACAAATGAATCGTTACCAATTTGAGGGAGGGGTTCAAGGTTTAACCAAAATGGCGGCTCAAGCTTCAATGTTGAGGTTTGATATGGGGGAAACGTTTAGACTTGCGGATAAAGTATTAAATCCTGAAGGTGCTATTGAAGTAGCCGCGGCTTTTCAAAGATTAGGCGTTAGTGCAGGAGCTCTTGCAGACCCATTCCAATTAATGAACCAATCTATCAATGACCCATCAGGGCTTCAAAATAGTTTGGCAGATGTTGCAAAACAATTTACCTATTTTGACGAAAAAACAAAAACTTTCAAGATTAACCCACAAGGTGTGTTAACTCTTAGAGAGATGGAGCAACAAACTGGTGTTAGTGCTAAAGAGATGAGTAAAATGGGACTAGCCGCGGCTGAATTAGACCAAAGACTTTCATCTATTAACGCTGCAGGACTTAAACTTGGAAGTGAAGAAGACAAACAATATTTGGCAAACATTGCTAAAATGGGTGAAGGTGGACAGTATGAAGTTAAACTTACAAATGAAAAAGGAGAATTAGAAACAAGAAAACTTTCTGAACTTACTCAAGACGAATTTGATAAGTTAATTAAAGAACAAAAAGAAGGTCCTAAAACAATGGAAGAGATTGCAAAATCTCAAATGACTATTAGCGCGGATATTGCTGGTAATGTTTCGGCAATTAAGTCTGCAGTTTTAGGGGGAGCGGTAACACAAAAAGATGTCTTAACTGGTTCAGAAGCTATTAGAAAATTATCTTCAAGTTTAACGGGAGCATTATCTAAAAACTTTAGTTCTCCACAAAAAGTTAGAGATACACTTACCGATTCTTTTGACGACGTAAAATCATTATTTAAAGATATTGCAAATAAAGACGTTTCAACAACAGACGCGTTATCAAATTATTTAACTAAAGCTGGAGTTCAATTACAGGGTTTAAGTAAGGATGCTCAAGCAAATATTATAAAAACATTACAAGAAACACGTTCACAGTTAGGTGATAAAAATGCAATTGATATAAACGCCAGAAGTTTTATCGACCAAATGTTAGGTGAAACTAAAACTCAAACAACTAGAAACACTGGTGATGGAAACAGACCAATTTCAAGTTTAATTGAAGGAACCAACGCTTCATCTAAAGTTAGAGATGTTGTTAGTAGTAACGGTGGGCCATTTGGAAGTAAAAGTTCTTCTGAGGTTAAAGTTGGAGGGTCATTCAACATAACGGTTGATTTTAAAGGAGGTGCTGAAAATTTAAGTTCATCTCAAAAAGAAGAGATTACAAAAATGTTGGTTGAAAAATGGAATAGTACGGAAACAAAAGAATATATTATCAATGTTAGCACACCAAACGGACCATTTAAAAGTAATTATATTCCAAGGGTAGGAAATCAATAAACAAAAAATAGTCCTTAACCTATTTATTAATTAAAGATATTAATGGGAAGTCCTTTAGATTTTATAAATTCGGATGGTTTTAGAAAGAAACTTATAACTAGGAACTTAACACCTTATGCTAAGTCCCCTAACAGACCTACGCTCCCTATTAATACAGAATACATTCAATCGGATACTTCGGTTCAAGATAGTCCTGACCAATTAATTGATGAGCCATCTTTTGCAAACAAATTATTTCCTCTTAACCAATGGGGTAATGAAGGTGGATACAAACAAGTTCCTGACCCAGGCGGGTTAATGAATACTAAGTCAAATGACGGTGAGTATGGATTTCAAGATGCCAACATTGTTGCTCAATCATTACCTGAATCACAAAAGTGGAAACCACTTAACGTATTCTCTAACGGTGGACAAATACAATTAGATAGTGCTGAGTTCTTTGGTTCGTTAGACAAACCTCAAACAACAAACAACTACAACAATCAACCATACCCAACAACGTTTGTACCATCAAACTATAGTCCTTTATCAATCTTACTTTCCCAAAACCCTGGTGGAAGTAATGGCTCATTAAGTCAAGATTCATTTATTGCCAAATTAGGAGCACAAACACTTAGACATGATTTTGAACAAAGAATTGCCGCTCAGATTAGACAAGATACTATTGGACGAGCTAATATTTTAAATGTTAATAGTGGTACCGACTTAGTTAATATCATTTCAGGTAACGTTCCTTTATTGGAACCAAACTATACAATTACGGTAAATGCAAATCCAATCTTAGCGGCGGCTAATTTCGCTTTAAGATTAGGAGGAAGTATATTACCAACTTCAACAATACCAGGTTCTTATTTTGACCCAACAGTTAATCCAGGTCAACCAACAACTATCCAACAGTTATCACTTGCATTTAAACAAAGTACTGTTGGTAAGTTCTTTAATAAGTTATTAGGTGGTGGACAAACAGGTTCTCAAATCATGTATAACAACATGGGAGCAGGACAAAAGTCTCGTTTATTTAAAAATATTGATTTTAACAAATACAAACCACATTACGAAAGAACTTTAATTGATAGATTAGGTGGAGCTCTAACGGGTACATTAACTAATAATAGCAACTTTTATATTGGTAGTTTAACTTCTGACCCATCAAGAGTGTTCTCACCTGGTGGTGATGTTCCTGTAAATGCGTTTGGACAAGAACAACAATCTCCTGTGTATGGACCATCTGAGTTAGCTCAATTATATGAAGGACCAAGTAAAGAAATTAGATTAGGAGCCAACGGTCCTACATATTCAAATGGTGGTGGTATTGAAGGTGGATTTACATGGGTATCTCCTAAGTATAAAGGTAATGCTGGTAAAACAGTCGGTATCGGTGGATTGATTGTTAACGAAGACCAAGACTTTAAACCATCATCATACAATTCAACCGAGTCAACAGAAAGAACATTTAAACAAGGTTCAATATTAGACCAAACACAAAGAATCATTGATAGCCAACCTCAAGGAGGTAGAAGACTACAACACGTAGGTAATGCGATTGACCAAGTGAGTAAAGTTTTCCATGATGGATATAAAGAAATGACTAAGGGTTCAAGAGTATATAAATACACAGGTGCTATTGGTCAAGAAGTTGGAACTGAATACTGTAGAGTATTTGCCAAAGATATACCTTACTTACAATACAATGACCTTCAAAAAGTTGATGGTATTACGGTTAACGGTAGAAGATTTTCCGATTCAGTATTAGACAATACATACAACCTTAACATTGCTCCAAACAAAATGGAAGGAGGACATAGCTCTACTAACATAATAGGAGGAGCGGGTAATACGGGTTATGCAAAAAAATATATGTTCTCATTGGAAAATTTAGCTTGGAGAACAGGAGCTCCAGGTAACTCTGTATCGGATTTAGCGGTATGTGAGAGAGGTCCAAATGGTGGACGAGTAATGTGGTTCCCTCCATACGGATTAACCTTTAGTGAGTCTGTAACTCCCAATTGGAATGGACATGATTTCTTAGGAAGGCCTGAACCTATATATACATATAAAAACACAACAAGAACTGGAAGTTTAACATGGAAAATTGTTGTTGACCATCCTTCTGTGTTAAATGTTATTGTTAACAAAGTATTAAACAATGAAACTAATAAAGCTAGAATTGATGGTATTTTAGATTCGTTCTTTGCTGGTTGTAGAAAGTATGACCTATATGAACTTGCTAAAAAATATTATACAATCCCTCCTGGAGAGTTATCTTACTTACAAGATGTTATAACTTCCAAAGAGGCTACAAAAGAGGAGCTTCAATTTATTAAAGAAACTATTCAAACAGGTAAAGACGCTCCAACAAAAGGTGCAACAGTTGTTGCGCAATCTAATCCTTTAGGTAAAGAATATTTTGATAAATACTTAAATATTGGAGCGTATTTTGAGAACGATTATCCAAAACCAAATACTGCACCAAACTATGATGTTGAGTATAAGAGATATACCAACCAAAATAATATTAATATATATAGACAACGTGCTGCCAATTTAGGTACTTTTTTTAGTGACACTGTAACACCAAATTATGATGTTTTAAAGGCTATGGCTCAGGATTTAAAAAATCAATTTGAACAATATCCTGATGGTACAGTTACTATTGTTATTGATTCTAGTTGTTCTGCGCCAGCAACTATATCTTATAATAGAGAATTATCAAAAAGAAGAATCGAGTCACTTACTAAATTTTTTGCAGAAAACCCAAATACTATTAAATTTTTTGGCAAAAGATTACTAATTAAAGACGGAAATCCTAAGGGGGAGGAGACTACAATTCCCGTAGCTCAAGTATTAAAGGCAACTACAATAAAGCAAAAAAATGATGTTAGCCCACATACTTTGGAAAACGTAAAAACCGCGGGAGACACATATAATTGTACAGATAAAGATGTTCAAGCCAAAGGAGGAGACACACAATCAGGCTCAAAGGACATTTATACAATACCTTCTATGGCTTGTAGAAGGGCGTACATTTCAAAAACAGAAAGCACTTTGTCACAACCAATACCACCACCGCCACCAAACTATACTCAGGTTTTAGTTGGAAATGTTGTAACAACTACTGTTAGAACGGAAGAAGTTACTCAACAACGTATCAGAAGAGATAATATCACTAAAAGAGTGTTAAGAAATTTATTATCCGAGTGTGATTATTTTGAAACAATTAAAACGGAAACACCAATGGTGTATGATAACTTGAAAGATAAGTTAAAGTTCTTCCAACCAGCGTTTCACTCAACAACACCTGAAGGTTTAAATACAAGACTTACTTTCTTACAACAGTGTATGAGACCAGGTAATACAATACCAACAATTAAGAAGAACACTCCAAGTGGGGCACCTGTGTTAGAATATAATAATGCTGTTAACACTGCATTTGGAGCTCCACCAGTATTAGTATTAAGAATTGGTGATTTTTATAATACCAAAATTATTCCAACATCATTAGGATTAACTTATGAGGAATTAGACCTTAACCCTGAAGGCATTGGTGTACAACCAATGATTGCTAACGTAACTATGGGATTCAACTTTGTTGGAGGTAGTGGATTAAAAGAATCGGTTGATAGATTGCAAAATGCTTTAAGTTTTAACTATTATGCAAATACTGAAATTTATGACGACAGGTCTACAGTTACAGCTAATGAAGATTTCTTAAAAGTGTTAGATGAGGAATTTTGGAAACAGGATACGGTATCGGCACCAGCACTAAATCAAGCGGTTCCAAATGCAGGACAAAATAATAATGGAACTGTAGGAACTATTCTTACTAACGTAATTAATAATGATGGCGAAACAGGTACCCTGAGTTATTCTGATTTTATGGCAAAATTTGTTACAGATACTCAAACATATTTTACCACAGTAGTTAATAAAACAAAAGAAACTGTTAATCAATATAATAATGCGGTAAGACAACAATGGATGTTACAACGTTCATACACCCAAGGAAACCTTAATGTTAATGGAAGTACTGTAAATCCTGCACCTGTAGTTTTATTTGGTAAACCATCCAATGTTGAAAAAAGGTTTAATGAAATATTTGGGACGTTTGAAAAAAATATCACAGACGGAAATGAACCATTTATACAATTTATAAATAATACTGTAAGAGGATTTTCACCAAGGTTAACAAAAACAGTTCAAGACAACTATTTTAATTTTGTTAAAAATAAAAGAAGTTCTTTCCAAAATGCGGTATCAAAAATAATACAAGAACTTACAACCGAAGAACAAAGCTACATTCAAAGTTTAGGTAGGGTCAATCTTATAGCCTTTGATGGTGTACCTAATACAGGTACTGATGGGTTACAAGGTAAAACAGGTAATGTTAAAGTATATGTAACTTTAGGTACAACTAAGGTGGCAACTAGTTCTACTGTAACAAATACATTACAAGAATTGATTCAGGATATTAAAAAAGTACAAATAAACATTGGAGAGTTTAATGAAGCAATATGGTCAAATACAAAGTTTATTTATGATAAAATTGAGTATGAAGGCAAGTTAGTTTTCCAAACAAATGATGGAGTGTCTAAAGAGGTTACGGTTGAACAAGTTTTTTTACCTTTTAGTACAAACTTATCATTTGATAATTTTTCATTTAGAAGAGAATATATGATTATGTCTGAAGATGTTCTTGATGAAAAAAAATATGAAACATTTAAAAAGGCCTTAATAGGTAATATTATTGGTAATGCATCTATCATTAAAGGTGGTCAAGATAATATTGAAGCGGTGTTTGACGCTTATTGGCAACAAACTGCTAAACCAATATTTTTAAGTGAGAATAATATAACTAAGGCGTTTATTGAAAATATGGAAAAAACAAAGTTAAAAAACTTCTTGGTATACACACCGTTTGATAAAAAAGAAAGAGTATTTACATATACTATCGCAAACACAGCTGCCGCACAAGTTAAAACCTCACAACAAAATATGATTAAAGGATTGGGAGCAACAACAAATCAAAATACAAATAATAACACTTGGAATGATATTAACGGAAATTCAACAGGTGCATACATATCTAAAGCAAAACTAAACTAATGGCATATCAATATTGGAATAGATATAGTGATTTTTTAATTAATGGTGAGCAAACTGTTGTGCCATATGTTTACATACCTCAAAAAGCAACTGATGTGTCATATATATATAAAGTTGCTCAAAGTAGATTAGATAAGGTATCACAAGAATATTATAGCTCACCTGTGTTTAGTTGGCTAATACTTCAAGCAAATCCACAATTTGGAGGACTTGAAAACAATATATATGATGGAGCGGTGTTGACTATTCCTTTCCCATTACTACCATCTTTACAGGACTATAAAGCGGCTTTAGAAAATTATTTTTATTATTATGGCAGGTAACCTATCACCAGACAAGAGTGGAGACATATATGTTGAGTTTGACTATAATAACCTTATTTTAGTCGACCCAAACAAAACAATTAGTAATGGAAAAATTCAAGAAAGATTAGTTGACCATGAAAACTTAGTTATGTATGCTAATTTAGAGGCGGATGTTTTACCAAGAACAAAACTAGCGGTTGGTATTAGTCCTGAAGATAGTGGGTTACAAACAATTTCTGTCGCAAAACTTAATTTTCTTAAACCAACTAAAAATAGTTACTTAGGTACAGGATACTACGACGAGTTAACTGGTCAAAATGCAACTAAATTTGATGGAACTAACCAACCAGCTCAGATAGGACAACAACCTAGCGGAGGAGCAAAACCATTTTTTACAAATAGTGTTGCCAATGAGGCAAATGTAATAGATAATGGGTTGTTAGGTATTACTAGTATTAATATTACAACCAATAGTTCATTCATACCTTCAGTAACAATGCTATTGGAAGATGTTCAGGGTAAAGCGTTATTTCAATTAGGAAATAATTCACCATACTCAGCCTTTTTTAATTTACCTTATCCACCATTTTACTTAACCCTTAAAGGGTTTTATGGCCAGGCGGTAAGATATCAACTTAATTTAGAAAAGTTTCATGCGGCATTTAATTCGCTTAGTGGGAATTATCAAATAACTTTAACATTTAAAGGTTATAAATTTAACATATTGAATGAGGTTGCGATGGGACATTTATTGGCAACACCACACATGTATGCTCAGAGGTTTAATTTTTCACAAACACCAGTAACACCTCAAACTTCAAATAAAGCAAATGAGTCCCAATCAAAAGTACAAGCTGCGATTGGAGCCAATAATACTAATAGTAGTGACGCAGTTGTTACTGAATTAGTTACTGAAATTGGGTATCAAAAAATTGTTGAAGTTTATAGTGAATACAAAGCCAAAGGTTTAATACCTAAAGACTTACCCGAACTTACATTAATTCAGTTAATGGCAAAATTGGATACGTTTGAACAAAACATTACAAATTCTTTTCCAAAGGCTGATGTTGAATCTTTAACTAATATTAGGAATTATAAAGGTATTTTAACACAATACTTTTCAAGTATTAGAAATTCAAATAGTTCATGGTTTAATACCTATTTGAACCCAAAAGCGATTTATTTAGAGGATAAGAAAACAAAAGTTTACGTTTTTAATACCACAAATGAAACTACTAAGACAGATGCACTATCATTATTAGATAGTAACATTAAAAAATTTAATGAAGCCCTTGCAGGTAATACAACCCTTGGAGTTAAAGGAACATCTCCAATCCCAAATCCAATTAAATTGGATATGATTGTAATTGAAGCTCCAAGTGATTCTCAAATTGATTGGGTTGAGACTACAAGGGCTCAGACAGGGATTATAACACCAACTCAAGAATCAATAGACGCAGTTCGAGCTAAATTTGTTGGAATTGTTAATAATATTCAAGTGACGGATGTTAATGGAAAAGAGAGTTATAGTTTAACAAAAGAAAAATGGTTTGTGTTTGAAGGGGAGGGTAAATTTGATGCAACAATATCTTCTTTAGAAACAACAGCAAATAAAAAATTATCGGAATATGAGTCAATAATAACCGAAGCTTTATTAAGAAAGATTGAAGATAAAGATACTGGACTTGGGTTTAAACCTACGGTTAGAAATATGATTGCGGTTGTCATGGCATCCGCTGAAGGTTTTATTAGATTAATGGATGATGTCCATACTAAAGCTTGGAACGTAAAATACGACCCTGTTAGAAAGGCCGCGATTTTAGATAACGATGCTTCAGCTCCAAGTTCTGAAACAAGAGGATATGTAAAACAAACACAAGGTTCTTTATTGGGTAATACCGCAGCTGAGAATGCTCAAATTCCTGTTTATCCTTGGCCACAATTTTTTGTTGAAACACCTGAAGACAAAAAAGGTAGATTCCAACTAAAATATATCGCAGACCCAACAGTTATTGATAGAACACAAGGAGGTAATTACGCTAAATGGCCTGAGGTACAATTTGTGGAAGAGTATATGAAAGGACTAACAATGAAGTTTCAAAACCCTAGTTCTGCGCCTCCATTAGCTAATCAAAGAGATACAAATATTATTAATATTAATCCAATTGAATTTCCATCATTAGGAATTGCCTATGAGAATAAAGAAGAGATTAAATTTTATTACGAAATATGGGAGAGACAATTTTTAACTTCACACTATTCAGGGTTAGTTAGGGCTAACTTAGGTCAAATTAATGACTTACTTAAACTTAATATTGAAACTGAGGTTAGTAATATTACAACAAGTTTAGGAGTGAGTTCACCATATATTACTTTTAAATTAAAAAACTACGGATTAAATGCATCTAACTACGAACAATTTTTAAGTACCATATCAAATATGGGTACAGGTAGAGCATATCAAGACCATATTAGAGATTTCTTTGTAACACCGTATATTAAATCTATCACTAATAATTCTTTTAGTGTATTGAGTATTAATGATTTAGGTAAAATACCACAACTTAGTACCAAATCGGAAGCTCTTGCAAAACTAATTGCGAACGCATCTAATGAACCTATGGTTGTTGATACTTTACCATTTACTGACCCATCATGGTGTTTAAATAACTTAAATCAAAGTTCAACATCTGCGGGTAATCAAGTTTATGATACTAAAAAAACATTGAAAATTTTTGAACCAAGAAAGATTATTGCAAATTTTGAAGATGTTAATAATTACAAAACAAATCGACCCGTAACTAATTTTTCTTATTTGTTAATTCAAAATCCAACTTTATCTGCTATAGTTTCAGGAGTTTATTCAGGTGCAATACCAGGGTTATCCGCATTTTATACAACAAGAACTCCTAATAATTTTATTGCTACTGAGGGATATTGTGACTATACAACACCAACAGGGTTTTTAGGACCAAGAACTACAACATCAATGTTGAATACTCCGTACTTTGTTAATGCAATTCAAAATGGAGTTGCCAATTCTAAAATTAATGACCCATACCCTTATGTACAAGCGGCATATCTTTTCCTTAATTCATTACCATTAGCGAGTTTAAGAGAAAAATATAAGACAACAACTGACGGTAATGTAACAACTGACTTAGATTACATTGCATCTTGTTTTAAAAAATTTGGTGCAATACATAAAATACCATATGCTTGGATGATAAAGTATGGTTCCGTTTGGCATAGATATAAAAAATACAAAGACACTGGAGTTGATATCTTAACAGATGTTTGGAAAAACTTTGACTATACTATAAACTATGACCCAATAACTAATACCACAACAAAACCTTATACATTTAAATACGAAGGAGTTGATAGACCTGTAGTGTTACAAAGTGAAACTACAGACAACGTTAATATGCAAATAGGGTTTTATCCTAAATTAATTAACGACTTCAACTTATTTTATAATGGATATAATTTGTATGAAGGATATACTGACTCAGAAATTCAAGAAAGTGTTAACAATGGATTGAAGATGTATAATTTTCTAACTTCAAATATTAATACCGCAACCCAAGGAACAAAAAATTTAAGACTAATAACTTGGTCGGTAATGATTCCAAATAAAACACCCGAAATAGGTATTAACTGTAATCCTAAAGATAATACGAAAGGAATACAGTATTTTGTTGTTCCATCTTTTGGAACTTCATTTAATCAAACCGCAGGAGCTTGTTTGACAAATGACACAACTTCCCCAACTACCAAAATAAACTTAACATCAAATAGTAGTGTTTATAACGGTTCTGTTAGGTGTTTATGGCCCGCGCCAAACTTTGGATATTATGACAATAATCAAATAGCATTCCCAAGTCCTGATTCATATCTTAATTTTATTGATACTAAGAATCCACAAACACCTATTCATTTTTTAAACACAAATTCATATTCAAAAATTGAAGAAGTATTTTCCGTTTTTGAAAAAAGAATTTTGGACACATTTGAACAAGAGTTTTTAAATTTCTCAAAGTCAATGAGCAATACGGATGTTAGTGCCCAAACAGTAACTTTTGGACAAAGTCCTGTTAATCTAAATGCCAATTACAGAAACTTCCAATCGTTATTTAAAACATTAATGACGGTACCCGCTCAAGGTACGGAACAAAAAGAAGACGATTATTTTAATAAAACAATTAATTCACAATATGACGTATTTCAAAATGGAATTAGAGCGTTTATGGAATACGATATTATTTTTAGATATGGTAATCCATCTAATTATGATTACAGAATTTTTAATTCCTATCTTTCATATAATGGACAACAATTAGTTACTGACCCGATAACTTTTAACCCTTACGTTAAAGGCACTTTACCAATTAATGGAGGAACGTTAACACTAACCCAATCTAAATTATTAAACCCCAAAGCGTGGAACGCACTTGAAACCAATGTTGGGTTCTCAACAATTAATGGAGTTACCTATACAAATAACGGTTCGTATATTACTGATTTCTTTATTGATAATAATATTGAGTTCAACGAACAGAATGTTGTGTTATTGACGCCAATAATTAAAATGTATGCAACTCAAAGGTTAAAGAGTCCAACAATGACTGTGGCACAATTTAAAAATAATATTACTCAATATCTTGGTTTAGAAACGGATTTACAAAATAATTTCTTAAATGGTGTATTGTCAGGTGTTAGGGTAGCTTTACCAAATCAACAACAAATTCCTTCGAGTACAGTACAAAGTGTTATTAGTGGAGAACAAAGTAAAGTTGAGAACTACGAAGTGTTTAAAGCATTAAATGACAAATGGATTGCTGGTGGTGATTTTAAAACTAAAACATTATTTGAGGATATTATGTTCTTAGATAGAGCATCAAGAAATATTGGTGACACTATCTTATTAGATATTTTTGATTTGAAGTATATGTTTGGAGGAGGTAAAGGTAATGGAGAATATTCTCTTAACCAAGCCATGAGTGTTTATACGTTTATTAGTGGTATTCTTATTAAGAATAACTTTAATATTATGAATTTACCAGCATACGTTAATTTTTACAACGTACAAGATGTTGATGGAACCACAATTCCAAAGGCTGAGGGTTCATTAGATTTTGCTAATAGTATGTGGGGAACATATTTGGATGTTGATTATAGAAAATCAGGACCAAAAATGGTTTGTTTTTATGCGGGTAAACCTTCGCAATATTTAGACCTACCTAAAGGTAACTTTAAATTTAGAGATGATGCATTTGAAATGAGGAGAGCTTCTGAAAATCCATTAATTGAAGATTATAAAGGTAAAAAAGATTGGGCGGTATCAAATAAATGTGTTGGGTTTAACGTAGATATTGGTATTAGAAATCAAAATATATTCTATTCGTTTAGCGTTAGTCAAGACAATGGTACTGCAACATCAGAATCAATTAATACTCAATTGAATATGGTTGACCAATCGTCAGGTAGACAAACCGCAACACAAAACGTAAGTTTATATAATCTTTATAAACAAAGAAGTTATAAATGTAGTGTTGTTTGTTTAGGTAATGCCTTGTTACAACCAACGATGTATTTTAACTTAAGACACGTTCCAATGTTTAATGGACCGTACATGATTCAAGATGTGCAACATACAATACAACCTGGTAATTTTCAAACAACATTTACAGGAATTAGACAGGGTATTTATGATTTGCCAGCAATTGATACTTTCTTACAGAGTATTAATCAAAACCTTATTACTAAGTTAGAAGAACTTCTTAAAATCAATAAAGATAGTGTAACAGTATCTGGAACAACTAACGCGGTTAAGGCACAACAAATTTCTCAAAAAGCAGATAATACTTTAGATACAACAAATTCTTGTGAGGGTAATGTTCTTAAAGTGTACAATCCTGTTAATAGTCCTGGTAAGTACGTTTCAGTGAAAGGAGATTTAACAAATAAAAATGAAAAAGAATTAGCGGATACTTTAACAAGATTATTTCCAAATAATGTTAGTCTTCAAACTATCATATATTGTATGTCGTATCTTAAAACTTTCCAACAAACCTCAAGTAGTAAAATTGGATTGTTTAACGGATGGAATAATAACTTAGGTATGATTTCTTTAGATGTTGATTGGGGGTCTCAAACGACTCAATTATCAACAACATATAGTTGTGTTAAGTCTAAGAGTAATCCGTCAACAAACATATCACACCCTGTGACACATTTTGACACTCTTGATTCATATGTTAGATTTATGGGTGCAAGAATTGAACCAAATATTCCAAGAATTTTATCAGGAGGATTGGCGAAATATTATATTTGTGATTGGCCAGGTTCTAATGTTAGTTCTGAGTATTATGATGCAAATATTACTCAATTTAAAGAAACAACAGATACATTATATAAAGCTTTATCATCCGCAGTTAATGTTGGGTTATCGAGTTTAGATGCGTCTAAAGATTTAAAATCGGCAATTAAGAAAACAGAACTTAAAGCCGACATTAAAAACGCTAAAACACCTGCTGAGTCTGCAAGTATTAGTGAGCAATTAAAAATGATTGACAAAGTTTCAAGCATGGCAAACTCAACAATTTTATGTCCGCCGCCAGTGTTTACATCGTTCGCCCCATTACAGGGATATACAGGAACTATTGTACAAGTTAATGGTAGATTCTTATCAACAACTAAAGAAGTTAAACTTATGAATAAAGTTGTTCCATTTAAAGATGTAACAATTTATAATGATGAAACATTAAGATTTGTTGTACCTCAGATTGCCACAGGAACTGTTGCTGCTTCAGGTAAAATTGAAATTAAAACTGACCATGGAACGTTTACAGGGAATGTATTGTTTAACTATAATCCTGCGTTGAATGGGGTTAGTTCATTATCACCAGGAGATGCTACCAATCCAACGGCAGCAAATACAACAACGCAATTGGCAAATGTGGAGTCAATTAATACAAATCCACAAACTACTGGACCTTTGACATTATTATCTACAACAGAAGATATTTTTAATGGAGAAATAACAAATAAATTAACAGTTAATGTTAATCCTAATGCAGGTACATGGACTATAAAAAGTGATGTTAATATGAATATATCTGTGTTTGATGAAGTTATAACAAACAATACCAAAACCAAAAAATTAAATAGAGAAGCAAAAACAATCCTTAGTAATAATGTTATTAATAATGTGTTTAATATAACATATAGTGAAGTTGCGGATATTATTATTAATAAGCCTATTGAACCATTTAAAACGTTACCAATTAAGGACGGTCAAATAGTTACAATACAATTTGTTGTTAATGCAATAGCCGCAGATAAAGTTAAATACCCAAAACCAGTTGAACAAGCATTCAATTTCAATTTTACTCGTTCAGGAAATAATGTAACAACAAAGAAACTAACGTATCCTGAAAAACCATTGTCAATTACATTGGTTGGAGAAAGTGATGTAATACAAGGAAATGGTACTGAATACTTTAATATTAAAAAACTTGCGGGAGGTTATATAACATATAAATTTAATGCTCCTGAGTTTAAAGATGCTGATTATGGTGATAACATAATTGTAGATTTAGATGGGTACCCTGTACTATCTGCTTCTAAAACACAAGGAATTGACTACAAATATACCTATGTTTATACTGTAAATTCAAAAGGTACTTTTAATTTAAAAATAAACTATCTACCATATGGGTATACATCACCGATAGGCGGAGAAGTCTTGGTGCAAACAGTATTGAGTCCACCATTCACTTTATAGCATAACAACATATTTATATAAAAAGATTCTTATGAACATAAAAACAGCATTAGACAACTACTTAGGAAAATCTACAAGATATTCTGAAGAAGATAACGGAGACGGAACAAAACAAGTATGTGACTTAGACACAGGGGATTGTTACACCGTTAGAGAAAGAGATGGACTTATCGAAAGAGCAGGTCATCAAGTTAACGCTAACAGAAAAGTTAGAGTAGAAACATCAAGAGGAATTAAACAACTATTAAACGGATAAAACAAATGAGTTTAGATAAAAAAATATTAAGTGAGATTGATAGATACAAAAGTATCAATCAATATATCATGGAACAAGCGGCTGACGTTGCAGCACCTGAACAAGATTTAGGGGCATTGGCACCATTACCAGGAGACGTAGGAGCGGGAGCTCCACCACCTCCAGCGGAAGCAGGAGCGGTACCACCCCCAGCGCCAGCACCAGCAGGTGGAGAACCTATAGATGTTGAAAACGACCCCGACGTTGAGAAACTTAACGACGATGGAGAGTCTGAAGAAAAAACAGATAAAGGTGAAGGTGAATCTGAAGAACTTGATATTACAGAATTAGTAGACTCACAAAAAAGTATTGAAACAAAACAAGAAGAATATTTTAACAATCTATTTGGACAATTAAATGATTTACAATCAAGACTTGGAGAGATGGATAACATCATGAATAAGTTAAATTCACTTGAAGCTAAGATTGAAAAATACAGAGAAAAAACTCCACAAGAAAAATTAGAGTTAAGAACTTACGATTCATATCCATTCAACCAAAAACTTTCACAATTTTTTGATGATAAATCAGAAGAGATGGAAAAGACGGGAAAAAATGATTATATTTTAACTGCAGACGAAGTAAAAGACATTAACGTATCTGACATTAAAAATTCATTTCAACCTGGAGGAGCTGCCGAAACGGACACGTACAAAACTTCATTTAAATAATTTAAAGGTGTCGAAAGACACCTTTTTTATTTGACAAAACGCATAGACTCACCTATAATTGTATAACACATTTAATAATTTAAAACTTAAAAACATGAGTTCATTAGACGCCGTATTGGCACAGTACGAAAAAACGCAAAGCGCATCGGGCGGGGCCCAAAGTAAAATGTCGCAAGACGAAAGAATGAAAAGGTATTTCGCTTTAATCCTTGGGGATAAAGAGAAGTCAGGTCAGAGAAGAGTAAGAATTCTTCCTACCACAGATGGTTCTTCACCATTCAAAGAAGCATGGTACCACGAAATCCAAGTAGGTGGACAATGGCAAAAGTTCTACGACCCAGGTAAGAACGATAACGAACGTTCACCTTTAAACGAGGTTTACGAAGAGTTAATTGCAACAGGTAAAGAGTCTGACAAATTGTTAGCGGCTCAATACCGTTCTCGTAAATTTTATATCGTTAAGGTTATCGACAGAGACCATGAAGAAGACGGTCCAAAATTTTGGAGATTCAAACACAATTACAAGAATGATGGTATCTTAGATAAAATCATTCCAATTTGGAGAAACAAAGGTGACATCACTGATGCTGAAAAAGGTCGTGATTTGGTTATTGAGTTATCTAAAGCTAAAACTCCAAAAGGTAAGGAGTATACAACAGTATCTACAGTTATGTACGACGACCCAGCTCCTGTTCATACAGACCCAGCACAGGCAAGTGCATGGATTAATAATGAGTTAACTTGGTTAGACGTTTATTCTAAAAAACCTATTGACTACCTTGAGGCGATTGCTCGCGGAGAGACTCCAAAATGGGACACTGAAAAAGGTGGATATGTTTACGAAAGTAATTCAGTAGCTACCGAGTCTTTTGGTGGTGGAACTTCTAAATCTACACCAGCTGTAACTTTAGACCCACAATCGGATGACGAACCAGATTCAGACCTCCCATTTTAAAATGGTAAAAATACCTTTCTAATCTTTCTAGATATTTATAATTAAATACTAGAAAGATTATGGAGGAAATTACAGAAAAAAAATGTTTCAAATGTAACAAAATATTACCAATCACGCATTTTTATAAACATAAAGAAATGGCTGATGGTTATTTAGGTAAATGTAAAGAGTGTACAAAAATTGATGTTAGGACAAGAGAGATTGAATTAAAAAACAATCCAGAGTGGATAGAAAAAGAACGAGAAAGAAATAGAGAAAAGTATTATAGATTGAATTATAAAGGACTCTTTAATCCATCGACAGAAAAGAAAAGAGAAACAATGAAGAAATATCGACAGAAGTTTCCTGAAAAATATATGGCGTCTAGATATACAGAACTTTATTTAACAAAAATACAAGGATTTCATCTACATCATTGGTCATATAATCAAGAAGATTGGTTAGACATAGTTCAATTATCTATTCAAGAACATAATTTTTTACATCGACATTTAACTTATGTTCCTGAATTAATGGTATACAAAACAAAAAAAGACGAGTTACTTGACACAAAAGAAAAACATCTGAATTTTTATCAAAGTTTAAAAAATAAAACACATGACATTTAAAGAAGAAATTGACTTACAGTTGAAAGACAATAAAACGCTGTCTTATGAATTCCTAAGTCAACTTAAAGATAAAAATTACTTCTCAGGTAGAAGTAAAGAAATTGGTGATACAGTTTTGTTTGGTATGATGAAAGAAGTAGACGACAATGGTCAAATGACATTTAGTCTAATCACTTTTCACGAAGAAGAAGTTGGAGTTTTGTATGAACAAGACGAAACATTTTATAAAGGACCAAAACAGAATAAATTACCAAACATTAAAAGAATAGAAAATGGCAATTAAGAAAAACGATTTTAAGTCTATTAAAGACAAATTCTCAACCTCAGCAAAATATAAACCACAAAGGTTTTTTGACTTAGGTCCTGATTTCTTGGATGCGGTTGGTCTACCAGGTCCTGCGATTGGACACTTGAATATGTTACTTGGTCACTCAGATACAGGTAAGACTACTGCACTTGTAAAGACTGCGGTTGATGCTCAAAAGAAAGGTATCCTTCCTGTGTTTATTATCACAGAACAAAAATGGTCATTTGAACACGCCAAATTGATGGGGTTTGATTGCGAGGAAGTAGTTGATGAAGAAACGGGTGAGTTAGATTGGGATGGTTTTTACATCTTCAACAATAACTTCAACTACATCGAACAAATCACCGACTACATCAACAACTTGTTAGACGAACAAGAGAAAGGTAACCTTGACTACAGTTTGTTATTCTTATGGGACTCAGTTGGTTCTGTACCATGTAAGATGACATTCGAAGGTAAAGGTGGTAAACAACACAATGCAAGTACTTTAGCCGACAAGATTGGTATGGGCATTAACCAAAGAATTTCAGGGTCTCGTAAAGCAGATTCTAAATACGAAAACACATTGGTTATTGTTAACCAACCGTGGGTTGAATTACCTGACAATCCATTTGGACAACCAAAGATTAAAGCTAAAGGTGGTGAGGCCATTTGGTTAAACTCATCATTAGTATTCTTATTCGGAAACCAAAAAGGTGCGGGTACAACTAAAATTACCGCAACAAAAGATAAGAGAACTATTAAGTTTGCATCAAGAACAAAAGTTTCTGTAATGAAAAACCACATCAATGGATTGGGTTATGACGACGGAAAGATTATTGTTACTCCACACGGATTCATTGGAGGTAAAGAAGCTAGTGAAGAAAAAACTTCTTTAGAAAAATATAAAAAAGAATACGCAGACTATTGGAAAGATATCATTGGAACCGACGGTGACTTTGATTTGAAAGAAGAAAAAGAGGATTAGTATATATTGTTTCACAATTTAAATCACAACAGTGATTAAGACATTATTAGTAGACGGAGACAATCTGTTTAAAATAGGATTTCACGGAGTAAGAGAGATGTATGATGGCGGTGACCACTTAGGTGGAATCTATCACTTCATCAACATCTTAAGAAAGTTCTTGGAAGAGCACAACTTGGATAAGGTTGTTGTCTTTTGGGACGGAGACTCGAACTCATCTATCAGGAAATCGATATACCCACAATACAAGGCGAATAGAAGACAGGATATGAACGAGTACAAGTACGAGTCATACCTTCAACAAAAATCTCGAGTTAAACAATACCTCGAGGAGATATTCGTACGCCAAGTTGAAATGATAAACAACGAGGCTGATGACTTGATAGCTTACTACTGTAAAGTATCGAATGAGGAGGATATCATTATCTTCTCTGCAGATAAAGACTTAACACAACTCATATCAGAAAGAGTTACCATATATTCTCCAATCTCAAAACAATATTTTAAGAACGGAGATATGATAACCATCAATAAGGTTGACATACCACATTATAATGTTTTAGTTACCAAAATTTTCACAGGAGACAAGTCTGATAATATCGATGGTATTGAAGGGTTAGGGGAAAAAACTTTATTAAAGTTCTTTCCTGAATTACATAAAAAACCCTGTACTATGGAAGAATTACTTTATATTGCACGAAATAACGAGCAAAAGAAAAAACCAAAAGCCCTTGAAAATATTTTGACTGGTAAGACAAAAAGCGGTATACTTGGTGAAGACTTCTACAACACAAATAAGAAGATTGTAGACCTTGAGAACCCACTTATTACCGATGAAGGTAAAGAACTTGTAACACAGATACATACCGATACAATTGACCCTACAGATAGAGGATACAAAAACTTAATGAGACTGATGATGGAGGATGGACTCTTTAAGTACCTCCCCAAGAACGACGAGGCTTGGGTAAATTTCCTCAAACCATTTATGAAATTAACACGAAAAGAAAAACGTAACACAAACAAAAATTAAAACATGAGAGAGCAAGACAGCACGAAAATGGAATTCCTTTTAACATTGAATGACAACATTGTAGTTCAAAGATTTTTCAACGTTAGAGGGTATATCCCGAAAGCAAAAAACTCGGTGGAGTTGTATGAATTCATCCTGAGTTTGAAAAATGAATTACAATATGCTTTGAAAATGAAGACTGTAATTTACATGATGGACAACAGAGACGCAATTGCGCATGACCCATCAATTATGGAGACATCTTACACTGAGGGTCCTGAAATTTTTAACATTTATGTTAAAGTTGGAGAACAGACAATTTGTCATAGAGTTTTTGACGGAAAATTTTATCCGCCAAAAGTTCGTTATACAGTAGACGTAAGACCATTTTTAAAAGAGGTCCTTCGCGAGTTAACTGACATTTTTTCAAACAACAAATTAACTTACGAATATTTGGAATTTGACCTTAGCAAGTAACTATTTAATTAATACGAGGGATAATTTTAAAACAATATATGAACAAAAATTTCGATTATTTAGGTAATACATTTCAGATACAACTACTGAATCAGATAGTTGTAGACAAAGACTTTTCATCGTCTATTATGGACGTGATTGAGTCATCGTACTTTGACAACAAGTACTTTAAAATCATCTTGCAGATGATAAAAGAATACTATGTAAAGTATGAATCAACTCCTAATTTCGAAACTCTTGACCAAATTGTTAAATCAGAAATTACACAGGAAATTGTTGCAAAAGTGGTCTTAGATACCTTGAAACAGGTAAAAGACGCACCTTTTGAAGGAACTGTATTTGTTCAGGAAAAAGCTTTAAAGTTCTGTAAACAACAAGAACTTCAAAAGGCTATGGACAAGGCTCAGAAGATTATTACTGAGGGTGATTTTGAGTCTTATGATAAAGTTGAGGGATTAGTGAGAAACGCGTTACAAGTTGGTGAAATTGACAAAGGACAAACGGATATTTTTGATAACTTGGATACCGTATTAGAAGAAGATTATAGACATCCAATTCCAATGGGGATTGCGGGAATTGACAGACTACTTAAGGGTGGTTTGGCTAAGGGAGAGATTGGTGTTATTTTAGCTCCAACAGGAGTTGGTAAGACAACAATTTTAACCAAGATTGCAAATACTGCATTTAACTTAGGATACAATGTCCTTCAAGTATTTTTTGAGGATAACCCTAAGATTATTCAGAGAAAACACTTCACACTTTGGACAGGAATTGAACCAGACAATTTGGTAAAAAATAGAGATGAGGTAATGTCAAAGGTTACTGAGATTCAAGAGACTATGAAAAACAAATTGGTTCTTAAAAAGTTGGCATCTGATACTATGACTATGAATCAAATCAAAGGTCAAGTAAGAAAAATGATTGCAGACGGAAACAAAATTGATTTAATCATGTTAGATTATATCGATTGTATATTACCTGAATCAACAAGTAAGGATGAGTGGAAAGCGGAAGGTTCTGTAATGAGAGGATTTGAAGCAATGTGCCATGAGCTAGACTTAGTTGGATGGACAGCCACACAGGGTAATAGGTCTTCAATTTCAGCTGAAGTAGTAACGACTGACCAAATGGGTGGGTCAATTAAAAAGGCTCAGGTTGGTCACGTAATCATCTCTGTAGCTAAGACACTCCAACAAAAAGAAATGAACCTCGCAACTATTGCAATAACAAAATCTCGTCTAGGTAAAGACGGAGTAGTTTTTGAGAATTGTAAATTTAACAATGAGTTACTTGAAATCGATACTGAAAGTTCAGTTACCTTCTTAGGTTTTGAAGAACAACAAGAAGAAAGAAAAAGAGATAGAGTAAAAGAGTTAATGGAGAAAAGAAAACAAAAAGAAGAACAACAGAAACAACAATCTTAATACAAAAAAATACAATTAATTATGGAGAAAATTTTAGTAGAGAACCCTAACAGGTTCGTAATATTTCCAATTCAACACGATGATATTTGGGAGTTCTATAAGAACCACCAAGCCGCATTATGGACAGCGGAAGAAGTTGATTTAACAAACGATATCAGAGATTGGAATAATCTTACTGAAAACGAACAATATTTCGTTAAAAATATATTATCATTCTTTGCGGCATCGGATGGTATTGTTAACGAAAATCTTGCCGAAAACTTCTATAGAGAAGTACAATACCCTGAAGCTAAGTTCTTCTACGGGTTCCAATTGATGATGGAGAATATACACAGTTTAATGTATTCTTTATTAATCGATACGTATATCTCAAATGAAGAAGAGAAACAATTATGTTTCACCGCCTTAGACAACCTACCTGCAGTACAAAAGAAAGCAAAATGGGCTCTTGATTGGATTGACAACGCATCTTTCCAAGAAAGACTTGTAGCTTTTGCTGCGGTTGAAGGAATATTCTTCTCAGGGTCATTTTGTTCAATCTTTTGGTTGAAATCAAGAGGAATCATGCAAGGACTATGTAATGCTAATACTTTAATTTTTAAAGACGAAAACTTACATTGTGACTTCGCAATCCATTTGGTAAATAATCACTTAGAAAACAAACCAACTGAAAAAAGAATTAGAGAAATCTTATTATCTGCACTTGAAATTGAAAAAGAATTTATCACAGAATCTTTACCTGTTTCGTTAATCGGTATGAATTCAAACTTGATGAAACAATATCTTGAATTCGTAACTGATGGGTTATTAGTTAAATTTGGTTGTAAAAAAGAATTTAACGTTGAACAACCATTTAAGTTTATGGAACAAATCGCAGTTGAAACAAAGGGAAACTTCTTTGAATCAAGAACGATGGAATACCAAAAAGCAAAACTAAACGAAACATTATCATTTGATTCTGATTTCTAATTTATTATTTTTAAATCTATGATGTCACTAAAAATTAAAAAAAGAGACGGGGAAGACGCGTCTTTTAATCCACAAAAAATATATAACAGAATTAAAAGAGCTGCTAAAGGTTTGAATGTAAATTCAGATGAAATCTTTATTAAAGTTATTACGTCTGTTCCAACGGAAGGTATTATTACAACTAAAGAATTAGATAAGCTTGTATATGAAATCGCTGCCGCTTATACAGGCAGTCACCACGATTATTCAAGACTTGCATCTTCAGTTGCGATTTCTTCTTATCACAAAGAAACTGACCCAAGTTTCTCAAATACAATGCATACGTTACACGTTGATGGTATTGTACATGACGAACTAATGTCAATTATTGAAAAATACGGCCCAAGTAAAATTGATGAGGTAATTAATCATGAAAATGATTATAACTTTGATTATTTCGCGTGGAGGTCATTACAAGAAATGTACTTGTTAAAGACACCTGAAGGTAAAGTTGTTGAAAGACCTCAACACATGTACATGAGAGTTGCTCTATGGGTGACTAACACGTATGAAGAGGCTGTAGAATACTACAACTCATTATCAAACCAACGTATATCAAAGGCAACACCTATCATGATTAATGCAGGTACAAGAGTACCTCAATTAGCGTCTTGTGTGTTACATTACAACAACTCTGACTCGAGAGAAGGATTGTTGAAAACCTTGAATGACATCTCAACTTATTCTTCAGATGCTGCGGGAATTGGACTATCAATGTCTAACATTCGTAGTAAAGAAAGTAGAATTAAATCATCAGGAGGATTTGCGGGTGGATTGTTGAAGTACTTAAAAATAGTTAACGAGTCATTAAGATTTTTTAACCAACAAGGAAGAAGACCTGGTAGTGCAGCTATCTATTTAGAACCATGGCACAGAGATATCATGGACTTGTTAGAAATTAAAAAGAACACAGGTGCTGAGGAATTAAGAGCGAGAGATTTATTCACCGCGTTATGGATTCCCGATAATTTCATGAGAGCGGTTAAGAACAATGAAGATTGGTACTTATTCTGTCCTAATGAAATTATTAAATCGGGTATCAAACCATTACAAGAATGTTATGGTGATGAATACGAAGAAAACTATCAAAAGGCTGTTAATTTAGGTATCGGTAGAAAAGTTAAGGCCCAAGACATTTGGTCTAAAATTATCGAGTCTCAAGTTGAGACAGGAGTTCCTTACTTATGTGCTAAAGATAGTGCGAATAAGAAAACTAACCACCAAAACATAGGTGTGATTAAACAATCAAATTTATGTAACGAGATTTACCAATATACTGATGAAGAGACAACTGCAATCTGTACGTTATCTTCTATTGTATTGAAGAACTTTATTGTTGATGGTAAATTTGACTATAAGTTATTGATTGAAGAAGTTAGAAGAGCGGTGAAAGCATTGAACAACGTAATTGACAAGAACAACTACTCAACTGAAAAAGGTTTAAAAGGAGGTCTTGAACAAAGAGCTATCGCGATTGGAACTCAAGGATTAGCTGACGTATTCTATCTAATGGATTATATCTTCACATCAGAAGAAGCTAAGACTTTAAATAAAAATATATTCGAAGCTATCTACTTTGCAGCGATTACCGAAAGTAATGATTTATGTAAGAAAGGTATTAGAGAACCGTATAAATTCTTCAAAGGGTCACCAATGTCAAAAGGTATTTTCCAATTTGATATGTGGGGATTAGATGAGTCTGATTTGTTTTTAGACTGGTCAACTTTAAAAGAAAATGTTAAAGAATACGGAGTGTGTAATTCTTTATTTACAGCTCAGATGCCAGTTGCATCTTCAGCTAAAATTACAGGGTCATTTGAAATGACTGAACCAGCTCACTCTGCGTTATTTAACAGAAGAGTTGTTGGTGGTGAAATCATGATTGTTAACAAGTACTTAATTAACGACTTCGAGAAAATTGGGGTATGGTGTGAAGACTTGAAAAACGAAATCATCATGAATGAGGGTTCTATTCAAAACATTAACTTTAACCAATACCTTGACCCTGAGGACAAAAACTATAACAAGAAAGTTAAAAGAATTGAACATCTAATTCCAAAGTACAAAACTATTTGGGAGATTTCTCAAAGAGAATTAATTGACATGGCGGCTGATAGAGCACCATTCATTGACCAATCACAATCAATGAATATCTATATGGCAAATCCAACACTGTCAAAGATTACATCTTCTCACTTCCACTCATGGGAGAAAGGTTTGAAAACTTTGTGTTATTATGTTAGAACTAAAGCGATTTCAACAGGAGCTAAACATTTGGCTGTTGATGTATCAAAAATACAAAAACCTAAAACAAATGTTGAGGTTCCTAAAGTAGACTATAGTGATATGAATTTACCACCAAAACCTGAAGGAATCGAAATTGAATGTTTCGGTTGTTCATCTTAAAGTAATTAAATAATCCCGACCACCATCGGGATTATTTATTTTAATCTATTTATAAGGAAAAATCAGGACATTATATTTATAGTTATGGCTCAAGGTACAACATATGGTCTTAATTTCCCTTTTAGAGATTCTAGTAGGGGAGATTATTTGCAACTTACTCAGTTTGAAGCACAAGAAATTAAAGCGGATTTAATTCATCTTTTGTTAACAAGAAAAGGTTCAAGATATTTTTTACCTACTTTTGGAACAAGATTATATGAATTTGTATTTGAACCGTTTGATGGACTTACATTCGACGCAATTGAATCTGACATAAGAGATGCTGTGGCAAACTTTATGCCAAATCTATTGTTAAACAATATAACAATCACCCCTGCAGACCCACAAGAGGAAGTTGATATTGCAACAGGTCAAAGCACATTAGGAACAACTGAATCTCCAATATATAGATTTCCAGGAAAAGGAACTTCGGATTACACGGCAAAAGTTAAAATAGACTACTCAACAGATAAAAACACTTATTCGCAGAGTGATTTTGTTATTATCAATATTTAATATAAATGGCAAATCGTAAAATATCATATACAACCAGAGACTATCAAGGAATAAGAACTGAGTTATTAAATTATGTAAGAACATATTATCCTGAATTAATTCAGGATTTTAATGACGCTTCTGTATTTTCAGTATTCTTAGATTTGAATGCTGCGGTCGCAGATAACCTACATTATCATATTGATAGAAGTATTCAAGAAACAGTTCTTCAATACGCACAACAAAGGTCTTCAATTTATAACATTGCAAGAACCTATGGTTTAAAATTGCCAGGTCAAAGACCTTCAGTATCTTTAGTTGATTTTTCAATTACAGTACCTGCGTTTGGAGACAAAGAAGATGAAAGATACTTAGGAACACTTACAAGAGGTTCTCAAGTGACAGGAGCGGGAATAGTTTTTGAAAATATATATGACATTGATTTTACATCACCATATAACGCCCAAGGATTCCCGAATAGATTAAAGATACCTAACTTTAACGCAAATAACGTTTTAATTAACTATACCATTACAAAAAGAGAACTTGTTGTTAATGGTATTACTAAAGTATTCAAAAGAGTTATTGGGCCAAATGATGTTAGACCATTTTTTGAATTATTCTTACCTGAAAAGAACGTATTAGGTATTACTAGTGTTTTATTAAAAAGTGGAACAGAGTATACAAACTTACCAACAGCTGCAGAATTCTTAGGAGCTTCTAATAAATGGTATCAAGTTGACGCATTAGCCGAAGATAGAGTGTTTATTGAAGACCCTACAAAAGTATCAGACCAGCCAGGTATTAAAGTTGGAAAATATATCCAAACTCAAAATAGATTTATTAGCGAGTACACTTCTGAAGGATTTAAAAAGATGACATTTGGTGGTGGAACTAACACCGCTCAAGATGCATTAAATCAATTTACAACATTAGGTACAACATTAGACTTACAAAGATATTCTAATAACTTTTCATTAGGTTCTGCATTAATCCCTAATTCAACATTATTTATTCAATATAGAGTCGGTGGTGGATTAGCAACAAACTTAGGTACAAATGTTATTACTCAAATAGGAACCGTTTCATTTTATGTTAATGGTCCTTCAGAGTCAACTAACTCTTCAGTAGTTAACTCATTAAGATGTACTAACGTGACTGCGGCTATCGGTGGAGCAGGTATTCCTTCGTTAGAAGAAATTAGAAACTACGTTTCATTTAACTTTGCCGCACAAAAAAGAGCGGTTACAGTACAAGATTATGAGGCGATTATTAGAAATATGCCATCAGAGTTTGGAGCTCCTGCCAAAGTTTCAATTACGGAAAACAATAACAAAATTTTAATTCAGTTATTATCTTACGATACATCAGGTAAATTAACAAGTATAGTATCTGATACATTAAGACAGAACGTTGCAACATATCTTTCTAATTATAGAATGATGAATGATTATATTTCAATATTAACTGCTGAGGTTATTGACCTTAGTGTTGATGTTCAAATTGTATTAGACTCTGCACAAAATTCAGGACAGATTATTTCTGATGTTGTTGATAAGATATCTACATATTTTAATCCACAAGTAAGACAACTTGGTCAAAACGTTTATCTATCTGAGATTAGAAGTATTGTTCAAAATCAAAATGGTGTTTTAACTGTTGCGGGTCTTAACGTTTATAATAATGTTGGGGGGCAATACTCTTCGGCTGAAACGTCAATGCAATATTCAAATCCCGAAACAAAAGAAATTGTACCTGTTGATGATACAATTTTTGCTCAACCATCACAAGTTTATCAAATTCGTTATCCAAATAAAGACATCAGAATTTCGGTTAAAAACTTCCAATCGGTTACCTTCTCTTAATAGGTTTATTCTCAAATCGTTTAGTTTATAATTTAAAAAGAGTGTGTTTATACTTTAAAAATAACACATAAACTATTTATAAATTAAAGGTATTACATGGCTGAATCATATCGTATTAAAACCGAACTTGGTGTTAATAAAAATATTAATGTTCAAATAGACCAAGAATTTGAGTTTTTAGAAATTTTATCGTTGAAAATACAACAGTCCAACATTTATACAAGAAGTTGTTCGGAATATGGTGTATTAGTAGGTAGGGTTACTGCAAACAATGGATTTGGTATACCTAATGCGAGAGTATCTGTTTTTGTCCCAATAAAAACTGTAGACGAATCTAACCCACTTATTTCAAGTATATATCCTTACAAATCACCAACAGATAAAAATGATGATGGTTATAGATATAATCTATTGCCTTACGAAAAATCTTATTCAAAGCACGCGGCAACAGGAACCCTTCCAACAAGATTGGATGTTCTAACAGGATTAACTGCCGTTGAAATTTATGACACTTATTATAAGTTCACAGCCAAAACTAACGAGAGTGGTGATTACATGATAATGGGAGCTCCATTAGGAGAACAAACTATTGTTATGGATGTTGACCTGTCAGACATAGGGGACTTCTCTCTAACACCTCAGGATTTGATTAGAATGGGTCTTGCAACTGAAGCTCAAGTTGCTGGTAGTAAATTTAGGTCATCGACTGATTTAAGTTCACTACCTCAAATTATTAGTTTAACTAAAAACGCCGAAATTTCTCCATTATGGGGTGACCCAACAATTTGCCAAATTGCAGTTAGTAGATTAGATTTTGACTTAAGGGATGACGCTAATGTTGATATTCAACCAACATCAGTGTTTATGGGTTCAATGTTCTCAACACCAGATAGTTACAGATTACGCGCAAATGGTAGACCAAGGGATGATATGGGTAACTTATGTGGGTTAACAACAGCTCCTGGCCAAATCTTGGCGTTAAGACAAACAATACAACAAGATAGTGAAGGTAATCCTGTTTTAGAACAATATGATTTAGAACAATCAGGTAATGTTATTGATGGTTCAGGAACATGGTTAATAGAACTTCCAATGAATTTGGATTATTTTATAACTAATGAATTTGGAGAAAAAGTTTTGTCTAATGACCCAACAATAGGTATTCCAACAAAGGCAAAATATCGTTTTAAAGTTAAGTGGACGCAACCAAACGATTTAACTTTACAAACAAGAAGGCCTTATTATTTAGTTCCAAATGTTAAAGAATACGGATGGTCAACGCCAACTGCAGACCCAACAACATTTGGTACTCCGACAACTTTAAATGGTAAAAGACAACAAAGTTCTTATTATTTTGGACTTGCGTGGAGCGGATATACCAATGGATTTAGTGGACAACAAAAAATAGATAGGCTTAATGAAGTAATAGATTGTGAAGATACATTTTATGAATTTCAATATAATAGAGTTTATACTGTATCGTCATTAATTGACCAATTTAAAAAAGGGGGAGGTTTTCTTGGGCCATCTCCTGGTAAATTTATTGGTATTAAAGAAATTGATAACCAAGACTGTGAAGATAGTGTAAATAAATTTCCAGTTAATGACGGATTTAAAAATTTTGATTTTTTATTTTTTCTATTTTCAATAATTTTTACGGTAATACAACCAATTGCATTAATTTTATTAACACTTGGACATATTTTATTATTCTTGTATAACTTAGTTCTTGATTTTTTATGTTGGCTTTCGGGTATTGGTTTTAGTATTATTGCGATAACTTGGTACCCATTTAAGAAATGGAGAAAATATTGTAATAGAAAAGATTATACAATAAGATTACCAATGATAACTTATCCTGATTGTCAGGCCTGTGAGTGTACTCAAGATTTAAAAACAACAGGTATTGCTAATAATACTGCTTCTGGAGGGGTTTTAAGTTTTTTATCATCACCTGATTCTTATTATGATGGTTTAGTATCAACTTATTTTTCAGGGTTAACTGAAGATGGGTCAGTATATGCAACAATGGTATCTGAGTCATTCGCGGGTTTATCGTTATCATCCGCTAATATGAATCCAGGAAGATATAAATTACCACTTTCTCAAACATTAAACACTAGTGATGGAGTTTCTAGATTTGTTAATTCATATAGTTTACCTATTGGAGAAAGGATTAATATTTTTAATCAAAGAGATAGTTATTTTTCAAACATTAATAAAATTAAAGTAACAATCGCGAAAGATTCTAATTTAGGTAAATTTCATTATGACAATACAATAACAGTTTTATGTCAAGAACAATTTCAAGCTGGAGACCTTTTGACTTTTGTTAACATAACAGGGACTACTGACACTAATTATCTTTATACTGGATTGACAACAGGTGATACGGCGACATTGGTTACAGGAATTAGTGGACAAACTTATAATGGTAGTGGAGCAACATATATTGATGTGTCATATGCTACAACTCAAACATCAAATATTTTAACACCTGTAAGATATAATTTACCATATGGTTCTTCAGAAACAAATTATAGATTCCCTGCGGATTTTGAATATTATCAAGTCATTACCGCAATAACTGTTTCAGACGCGGCTAAAATATGGAACACAGGTACAACCCAATCTTTTGGGAATGTTTTAAATACTCCTTCTATCTCAAATATCTGGAGGGCGTGGATTGGGGGATACATTTTTGGTATAAGTAATACTTTAAACGCTTATGAATTTTTCCAAGGGGCTAACGAACAATATATTGTAGTTTTACAAAGAGGGGTTGACCCATATTCTCCAAAATATGTTAATGAATATTGTTTGGGTAATTTATTTGGAACAACTGAGTTTGATTCAAATTGGACAATAACCGCATCAACAAGAGTTAATATACCTATACAAAAAGTAGACACATCTAGCATGACTGTACAACCGTATAATCAAACTAATATGTACTATCAATCTTATTTCTTTAAACCTGGTACTACAACATCACCAATAGCAGGACAATCATTTACGGGATTTACAACAACAAATACCGCCTATTATGGTTCATTAGACGCAACAACAAGTCCTTTACCTGTTAAGTCAACAATTAATGGTAACAAAGTACTTTCGTTATCTTCAAATGGTTTTTATTATGTCAACGCATCTAGTGCCAAATACGATAACAGTGAAGACTTATCTGGGTCTGCAGTAATGGCGTGTAATTCAGGTATAAGTAATTTTGTGGTTAACACAGCTAGCTTTGGTTATTATTATACAACAAAAACATTCTTTAGTACTAATCCTACAATGTTAATTAATAATGACACATTAAATGTTTTACGAACTGATAGATTACCATCTTCGGATGGATTGGATGGCTCTTCATTTACAAATAATCCATCTTTATTACAGCAAAATAATAATTTTTATGTTTATTTGGTTAATACTGAGTCTGATGATATTACCTCAACCGCTTTCTCAACAGGTGCTCAAACAGTTACTCCTGATTTAGAAGGATTAGCAAACTCAATTAAAGTATTGGAAAGTTTTAATTGCGAATCTATGGTCGGATTAGATTGTTACCAAGGATTTGGAGATAACTTTACTATAAACCAACAATGTACAACTGCGGATGCGGTTGAAGGTGGTTGTTATATGTTCATGAGAAGACCTTTAACGGACTTAGTGAAAGACCTTGGAAACTTTGGAGAATGGGGTTTTAGGTTTAGATTTTTCTATGGATTGTGTAGAGGAGTTCTATCTCAATCATTTATGAATAATTGGATTAATGGTTCGTTATATGCATTTCCATTACAAGTTAACACATATTACGACAGTAAAAATAAACCCGAATATCCTAGATTTGCCAACGACGTTGCATATTTTAATATGGATAGTAATAATTTCTATTATAGAAGTAGTCCTTGGAATGATATTTCAAATAAATTTATAGGTAAAAAAACAAATAACCCTGGAGGTGTTAATATATTAAATTTATTATATCCAACAACAATAATTAACTTGGGTATGAAAGATTATTTTTATTCTGAAATAACTTTTGACCCAGCAACTAAAGGATATATAATACCTAATATAGACTCAACTAGTTATGGAGATACTTCAGATTTAATTAATTTATTTGTTATTTCTAGAATTACAGATGAAAGTTTTTTGGCTCAAATAATTCCTTTAGGTAATAACTCAATTAACCAATTATTTTCAAGACCCCAACTAAGAATTGACGGTGATTTAGCACAATTAATGTCAATAAATTCTGAAATAGGTAATGTTAATTTTTCACCTGAATATTATGAAATAAGACCTGGAGCAATTAATGCGACAAACATCTTAGGTACAAGTAGTGACCCAATTATGGCTGTTTGGTATTCATCAACAACTCAAGACCTTCAAACTAAAGATTATTTAACTCCTGGTAGAATTGATTTTAGAGGGACTAATAATAATGGGTATTTTCCATTTGCTTATGGTGTCAAATCACAATTAACACCATTTTATCAATGGAAAATGGCGTCTGGCAGTAGTACTATTTTTGGAAATCAAAATAATAATTGGGCGACAGATACCGCTGACATTATTCAAAATAACTATCAATCTTTAGATAGGGCTGCCACAAATACAAAATATTATTTAAATGGAACATCAGTTGCAAATGACTTAACCGCAAGAGGATACATATATAGTGTAGATGGAAACGTAACAAGTTATCCAACAGTAGGAGGACGATACACTTCAACACCACAAACTTCAAGTAAATTTTTAGTCGGAGCTCCGTTCCAATTTTATTTTGGAGTGGTTAAAGGGGAATCGGCATTAGACAGATTTAAAACAAAATATTCAATAGATGAGTAAGTATACAATAGTTCCAAGTAACTTAAGATATAAAGGAGCACCATCGGTTAATGAAGAAATTTCATTAACACTTGAAGAACAAAGTCAACAAATCACTGAATATGATAGGAGTTCGACAATTAGTTTGGCTCAAGTATATGATGATGAACGACAAGGATGCACAATATTTAGACCAACGTTTAAAGTCTCGTATCTATATGCCAATACTTATACAGGAACTACAGGGTACTTACCTTTCCAATATAATCTTTATTATACAAGTCCTGAGAATTCAAAATCAAGTGCTCAAAATGGTGGTACTAGTAAATGGCCAGGTTATCCGCAATATTATGAATTTGATTTTTTTAGACCAGATATTTCAGACCAACATTTTGTATATAAAGCCAAAAGCGCTTATACCTATAATTGGATGTACTATTTAACATATTCATATGAAAACAATTATAATAAAGAATTAACTTATTATTCAAATAATACAAATGCAGTAAATTGGTTGGCAAAAGATGGAATACCTTTTTCAATATTAAATTCTACATCAAATGGTAATGGACTTATCGCGTTTAATTGTATTGCACCTCATGGATTAACTGAAGGAGAATATGTTGAATTATCTATAACGTATAGAAACTCAAATATATTTCAAGTATACTCTATAGGTAATGGTTTATTTGATAGCGGTGTTTATGTCTTTAATGTTTTAAATATTGGATATACGGGAACAACATTTAGTAATGGTACAACAGGTACATTTAAAAGAGTTATTAATCCTGATAACTTAACAGAAACTAAGTCAAAATATTATGTAAAACAAAACAAAGTTTTAACAAATCTAACTGACCTTGAAATGGTTAAAGCTGGATTTGAAAAAAATGTTTTTAATGAAGAAAAGAAATTAGAATATAGTTCAATAACTCCAAACAACATTACTAGAATTTCTCAAAAAACTAGTAGTAATACTTATAATGTGACATCAAAATATGATTTGGATTTTGCTGGATTAAAAGACAATCAACAAAGACCTATAACTGAAATTTATTTAACAATAGTTAATAAAGGTTACTCAGGTTATTTTAATAATCCACAAAATGGAGTTGGTTTAAAACAAGGATGGGAATTTAATTTATCAAAGAGAACAAATCCGTGGTGGAATTTGACCAATGAAAAATCAAACACAAACATACCAGTCTCGGCATACACATTTACAAACGGAGAAACCAAAACATTCTACTATAACTTAGATTTACAAAAAGGAGATATAATGGATGGTGATTTCTGTGAATGGAATGATTATGAACAAATAGAAAGAGTAGTATCTCCATACTATCATAAATTAAAGTTTAATCAAACTGTGTTTCAAACAACAACAGTTGCAACAACAAACGCGCCAGGGTATTATTACCAACCTCATAATAAGATGACAATTAGGGTATTCTCTGATTATATTGAAACAGGTGGAGTCGCTTTTGTAGACCAAGTACCTGAATGGTCATTTTACTCTATGACGGACCAACAGTTTAGATGGAGAGATTTGTATACTTATGGATATAGAGATAATCTTGGTAGAGGTGTTGATTATCCATATTTGAATACTGCACAATACCCTTACTCAGATATAAACTTTAGATTAATACCTGAAGGTATAAACTATAATGATAATCTAACAGGATATGATTTTTCATTCAAACCATTAATAGATAATTGTGAATAAAGTAGTAATAAGACAAGACGGAATTACCGACAAACAAATCAATATTCCTGTTGAATTGCAATGGGATTATTTAGGTTTAGATATGGCAATTGAAGAGTATGAACAAACTGTTATTACTGAAGTAATAGGTATTGGTAGAGATTTTGAAGTTTCAAGATTTGAACATTTGCCTGCAACTGCAACAACAAATAATACTGAAATTAATTATGAGTTTTATTTTTATTCTGGAGGTTCATTAAATGATATTAATAATTGGAGAATCAATTATTTAGGAGAAGGGTTTACACCTCAAGAAGTTTACTATTACGAAAACAATTTTAGTAATTCATTTTTTAAATTGGACTTTTATGACACTCCTGATGAAAAAGCCCAAACAAATTATTTGACAATAATTTTACCAACCCAACAAGGTTTAACAATGGAAACTCAAATGCAAAGAACATTGGTTAACATTAAGAAACCAAAGTTTGTATTAGATTATGTTGGAGATAAAGAAGGGTTTTTTATTTATTGGTTAAAGAAAAGAAACTTTTTGGATGTTAGTACATTTTATATGAGTGCCAAGTTTTACAATGCTAAGACAGGTCAATTTACTAAAATGATGACAGGTAAAGGGACTAATCCTTTGGACCAAACAAATGGGCCACAAGCTTATTTATCGGGTAATAAATACGCCTTCGATAGTACTCAGTATTTCTACTATACGGTTAAGTTGGACTATACAACTCAAACATATCAAGTCTTTAATACTCAAGGTCAAAGGGTGGGAACAAATATACCCATAAAATGGTTCGAATATGTTAATCCGCCACAATAATGCAAGACTTATATAAAATAACTGTATCGCCAGAAAATATTAAAGGAGACTTATTCGTTGTTAACTATAGTGGAACTCCTGTAGGAGTTTATTCTGCAATGACCGCGGTTGTTAGTTCTGGTCCTGATGGTACTTCATTATTAACTAACCTAACGGTACCTATTCTATTAAGACAAACAGCGGTAGACGCTGGTTACTATAGCCCATTTGATGGAGCGGTATTACAAAAAGATGTGGTTGCAAATTTTATATTTTCATCAACAACTACAAACCCATATGTTTATAATGTTTATAATACATCAAGCCAATTTCAAAAGTTTTTAGATTTATCTGCATACAAAGTTGATTGGGGAGATGGTACACCAAAAGAAATTATAACAGGGTATACACCAACATCAATAACACATACTTACGCTTCGGCAAATAGTGAATACACTATTACTATGGAACAAACTAATCCATGGGGTGTAACAAGAGTATCAAAAACAATTAAGACTCCATTCACAAATCCAACAATTTATAACCCACAAGGAACCGCGTATTTTACTCCTTCGTCTGGAAATTGGATTGGAACACCTGTGTCATATGATTACATATTTTCAGGAGATGCTGTCAATGTCGTATCCGCACAAACGTCTAACAATTATGTGACAATACCATTTACGGTATCTGGATTAACAAAATCAAGAGTTAACGAACTAGCTCAATATGGTTCACCAAAATTCCAAGTTGGAGTTCCTGTCATTGCTAACGGACAAATATGGGGAGCGATATCAGATATTAATTCAGTATATACTGCTTACACTATAACAAACGTAAACTATTATGACTATAGTGACGGGACAACTATTTTTTTCCAACAATCATCAGGATTAACTAGTAACAATTTAACTTCTGTTCCTATAACTAAAGATGAGGTTTTATTAAAAGTTATTGACCAAGCTCAAGTACAAACGGACGTATTTGTGGAGAGAGGAAAGAATAGTGCATATGAAAGAGTACAAAGATTAGGGGAGGTTGATAATTTAGGAGACATGATTAATTATGGTTATGGATTTTTTAATGTCGATAATAAGAAAAGAACCTAATGAAAAAAAGAACTAAACTATTTATAAATTAAATAAGAGAACATGGCAATAGGCTCATACGGTACAATAAGACCATCAGATGTTTCACCACAGGATGTTGAGATAATCATGAACTACACTCCAACAAGGGATGTGACAGACCAATTTGTGCTTACAAAATTGGATGCACCTACCATACTTAAACCTTACTTTGCTAATAGTGAAACAGGAGGAAACGCGGGTGTTGAAGTTTTAGGTGGGTTATATAATTTAACATTACCTGCAAATCAATTTAACGCATTAGGTATCTACACATTATATTTAAGACCAGCTCAAATAAGAACCGTTATTACTGATTGTGGTGTTTTAAGCGCATTACCAAATGTTAAAGGTCTTGTTATCGATATTAGTAACGTACCTACTCAATACCAAAATAAATTTGTTCCTCAAGGACTTGTAGGATTTAGAATTGAATACTTAAATAATGACGGCTCAAAAATACCTAACTTCTTTAGAGTAGTTACTTCAAGTTTTTATTGCGAACCAGTTGTAAGTAATGAAGTTAATACTTCTCAAAAATCTATTAGATATAGATATGTCGATGGAGATTCGAATCTTATTTTCCTAACACTATCACCTTCATCATCACCAACTAACAAACCAAATGCAACTCCATATATTGGACAGCCTGACCAAGATATTATTATCACTAACACTTTCTTTAATCCTATTAGTTTGGAGGTAGAAATGGTTGAATACGATATCTCATCTCTTGCTATTGCTCTTTACGGTAATCAGACCAAGTCTATTGATGATGGTATTTACACAATCTATGACTCTCAAAATAACATATACAGACAATACAACTTATATGAAATTAGAGACCAATTTAACGCGTTGTTATATGAGGTTAGACAAAATAGAAACGATAATATTGATTTCAGTAAAAACTTTACAAACATAACTAGCTAATGGCGATAACGCAAAAGACTACGAAATACTTTTACCCTCCAAGACCTGGTAGTGGAGCTGCAACCTTTTCTGACAACATTGTAGGATTACAAACAGTTGAGGGTGGCGGACTTACGCAAGGTAATTTTGAGTTTACAACTTCAGTAGTTGAAAAGGTTAATAGAACCTTTAACGTTGGAGCGTTCTCTGAACCTATTAGTTTAGATTCGTTAGATATTGAAGATTTAACCGAAAGTCGTAGAATAATGGCAACTCAATTTAGAGTTTATCCAAACTATGACGTATCTCAGGTTCTTAACTTTTCAATGTATGGTTCTTTAAGTAAAAGATTCCAAGTTTCGGTTACACATATTCTTCATCAGTTTCCAGCTTCTTTGGATATTATGTATACCAACCTTGATTTTACAACAGGACCTACAGCAACTAATATTCAATATAATGAAACAGAAGATGAAACATATTTTCAAGTTGACGTTAGTAGAATTAACAACCCTTTTGGTATCGATTACTCAATAAGTGCATCAACTAATTTATTAGCTAGTGAGATTACACAGTCACCATACAGAAATTTATATAACACTTATTTAGATTATTGTGTGAGTATTAACGATAACATATATAATATTGTATCATTTACACCATCAGAGACGTTAAATTCGGGATATATTCAATTTTATGTATCAGGAGCACCATTTGGTACTACAGCCTCTACAATCAACGAACAATACCAAATAAGACCAAATGATTTTATTACAGATAAAATATTCGCTGAGAATTTTGATGAGGTTGAAAAGTTTTTATTAAATCGTTTAATAAGACCACCATATACTGCAATATTTCAAGTACCTCAACAAAATGAAGATGGGCAATTTTATACTGACTATCAACAAGTTACTTGGCCGTTGGATGGCACTTGGAATTTAGATATTAGGTCCTTTTTGTTTGATGACTATTTAAGTAAATTAGAGGAAATTGGTAAGAATTTAGATTCGTTTAAAACAAATTTAATATCAAGATTTTTAACTTCTGATTCATTAAAAGAATTTGATACAAGAGGACAAAAGGTTGAAAAAATATTTCAAATATACGGTAGAAGTTTTGACCAAGTAAAACAATTCATTGATGCGTTAGCATATATGAATTCGGTTAATTATAATCCTGAAAATGATATTCCATCTGAGTTGTTAGTTAACCTTGCAAGAACGTTAGGATATTCTTCAAATTTTTCACCAATAACAAATGAAGACTTTTTAAGTTCTGTTTTTGGAAATACAAACACACCAACTTATCCTGGTTATGCAAGAGCCCTAACGCCTACAGAATTAAATTATGCGTTTTATAGAAATTTAATTTTAAATGCAGCATACCTTTTCAAATCTAAAGGAACAAGAAGGTCTGTTGAATTTATGATGAGATTAATTGGAGCTCCCGAATCATTAATTGAATTCAATGAGCACATTTATCTTGCTGACCAAAGAATTAATTTAGACCAATTCTATACACAATGGGCTTCAATATCGGGAGGTACTTACGTACAAGACACTCCATCTTATTTGCCAGGACAAACATATAAAATTAAAGGAAATGTATATAGCGCTTTTACATCCGTGGCAACTTACAGTAATGTTAACATTAGATTAGAAGATTATCCAATAGATGATTTAGGTTATCCTCAAGCACCTCTTAATACTGAGGATTATTTCTTCCAATTAGGAGCGGGATGGTACGAAGTAACACCACAACACAGAAGTCCTGACCAAGTACGAATTACAGGAAGCGTATACACAGGACAAAACTATGATATTCAAACTCAATTAACTCCGTTTTCTTATGGTCAACCATATTTGAATAGATTTAGAGATTTTCCTTATATGACGGAAGGATTTAAATTAACTCAAGTTGTTGATAATAATAAATCGTGGTTAGAAGAAGATAATAAAATTAGAGTTTCAACAAACGCCGACTATAATGCTTATTATTATGTTGATAATGAAAAGTTAGTCCTAAATGTTAAGAATGTTGATTTATTCTTAAACCCTGGACAAGGTCTTGTTTATGATGTTTGGGACCAATCAAGAAGATATGATTATCCAATTCCTGAATCAGGATTAACTGTTGGTTATCCTGTACCTGGTGGAGTAGATTGGACATATGTTGACCCTAAGCCAAAGAAAAAAACATTCTTCGAATTCTCTCAAACATTTTGGCAGAACATGATTAATGTTAGAAACAGACAATACATTACAGATGGTAAAACAGGAGGATATCCAACATTACAATCCATTTGGTGGAAATATATTGAATCTGAAGCAACTGTTGGATTACCAAACAACAAGTATACGTATCAAAAACTAATTGATTACGTAAATGGTATTGGGCCTTATTGGATGAAATTGGCAGAACAAATGATTCCTGCCACAACTATTTGGAATACAGGTGTTAGAATGGAAAACTCAGTTTTACACAAACAAAAATTTGTTTATAGAAGACAAAGAGGATGCCAATTTATACCAGTACCTGTCGACCCTTGTTTTATTATTTCAAATATATTTGATTATACATGTGCGACGGAGTATACAGATTTTAATATATATCCTTGGTTAAATGGTGATACTAATGTGAGTAATTTTAGTAGTATTTTATCTAACAGATTAAATAATATGTTATCATCAAGTGGGGTAACGTTAAATGAATGTGTACAAAATTCAGTACAATCTAATTGGTATGTTAACTTAACAATTGGAGGTGACAGTATTATACAAGAACCATTTTATACTGGTTACGGATTAACAGATGTACCATCAAACAGAGATTGGAGAAATGCTTTAATTCAATATCTACCTGAATTATATAAATATGGATACACTTATTACTTAAATGGTAATATTTTAACAGTAACGAGTCTTACTTGTACTGAAAGAAATGTTGGAGAAATATTGTCTTTAAATTCAGGAATAAACATTAATATAAATTGTAATACCATTTAATGGCGGCTTTTAATTATATATTACAGATTACGGGTGATTGTCAATCAAATAATGGTGGAGCTATTACTATAGTACCAACAGGAGGTACCGCACCATATACCGTTCAATGGACAAGTCCTGATTTAGGTCAAGATACCGCAGTACTTTATTCATCTAGATATGGATTGTCGGCAGATACGTATGTAATCAGAGTTAATGATTCTACAATACCAACTAACCAAGAGTTTTATATAAACATACCTGTGTCAAGCGGAGTTTGTGCTTCAATTTTAGGGGTGCAGGATACAACATGTAATTTAGCCAATGGTTCTGTAACAGGAACTTCAACATCTCAATATTCGTCAACAAATTTTTATTTGTATGATATGAGTAACACCTTGATTCAATCAGCAGTGACCAATACTGAGCAAGTTGTTTTTGGAGGAATTGATTATGGTTCTTATTATATGGTGGCCCAAGATTTAGGAGGATGTACGGGAGAGACACAAAGTTTTATTATTGACACGTCAACAGAGTTTAGTTTTGGTTTATATGTTGTACCAAATTCAAGTTGTGGAGGAACTCCAATAGGTAAAATAATTGTAACAGGACAAACAGGACAAGCTCCATTCTCATATCTTTGGAGTAACGGTCAAACAGGAAGTACCATTACGGGATTAACCTCAGGTAGTTATTCGGTTTCTGTAACAGATGCATATGGATGTACAAAATCTGCGGAAGGGTCGGTAACAAATGTTAATCAAATTGGATTAGGTATTATAACTTCAACATCACCAAGTTGTTTTCAAAATAATGGTGTTATTAATTTAACTATCACGGGAGGAACTGCGCCCTATTATTATTCGGCATCAACTGGTAACGTATTAATATCATATTCAAAAACTTATAGTTTATCAGGATTGACTGCGGGTGATTATAACTTCCAAGTTACAGATGCTGCGTATTGTCAATTATTTGCTGGAACTACATTACAAACTCCTGGAGGAATAACTTCAGTATTGGTTACTAATCAAAATTCAACTTGTTCAAGTACAAATGGATTAATTCAAATATCGGTAGTTGGTGGAGCAACTCCTTATACTTATACATTAATTTCACCAGATGGTACACAACTTAATATAAACACTTCTCAAACAACTTATGTTTTTGATGGATTATCTACAGGGACGTATACTGTCGCAGTTTCAGATTCGACAGGGTGTTCTTACATGCAAGAAGTTACCATTATAACAGAAAACAAATTTACAATTTCAACAAATGTTACTGAAACAAGTTGTAATCAAAATAATGGGACAATAACCATATATTCAACAACAGGAGGTACAATGCCTTTGGATTATTCTGTAGATGGGTTATATAACGTACTTGATACTAACTTAAGCGCGGTAACGTTTAATAATTTATCGGCAGGAGCCCATAATGTTAGTGTTACTGATTCTGATGGGTGTGTTCAAAATCAAACTGTTTTTATTCCGTTCAGCCAACGTTTAGATTTTTCATTATATAGTACTTCTTGTGGTAGTGGTAGTAATGGACAGATAACAGCATTTATATCGTCAGGTGAACCACCATTTAATTTTAATTGGTCGGACAATATTCCTAATGAGCCACAACAAATTCAAGTTACAGGATTAACCGCAGGAACATATAGTTTAACCGTAGTTGATGATAATGGATGTTCTTTAACAAGAACGACAAGTATTAATTGTTATAAAAATTATGCTTCATATCAATCATATGTTATGGGTGCAGAAGTATTCAACGTTTCTTCACCAACTAAGTTTGGTATGTTACAAATGTTGAACGAAGGATTTTATGATTTAACTACAGGTAATACAAGTTGTAATTTAGTTGATGCAACATATACTGCCAAAGTATCGGTAAATCCTGCAGGAATAGTAGTTAGCCAACCATTCTTTACTTCAACATCTTTAGTTCAAGCTCCAAGTGATAATTTATGGTATAATACTATAAAATCTTTATTGTTGAGTATTCCTGGTATAGGTAATGTGACTATCAACCAATTAAATAATCAAATCACTATTGAAACAAGCAAAAACAATACATCCTTACAAGGACAAGAAATTGTAATTGACTTAATAATAGTTTATGACATAATGTGCTTATCATGACACAAGTTAGAATAACAGACATATCAGGGAGTACGGCGTATCCGTTTAGTGTTTATATATCGGACGTTTATGGTAATTATCAAACTTTGATTGGTACCATAAGTTCTGCGGTTCCACCTACAGTTTATTATAATACTGTTATACCTTCAATTTTTCAGACTGCACCTCAAATAATGTTGACATTGGTCGACTCTAATAATTGTTCAATATTCAAAATATTGAATTGTACTTTTGGTTGTACATTCCAAATTACAATTGAGATGGCAAATTGTAATGTTGATATTAATATTCAAAATTCATCTTGTACTTTTGGAGTTTCTTTAGCCGACCCAAGTTGTTTTATTAATGATTTAAATTTATCAGACCCAAGCTGTTAATAAATAATTTTAAAAAAAGATATTCATTTTATTATTTTTAAGATTATTAGTAAGGAAATAGAATACTTGCGGTATTTATTAAATAAAATCCGCGGATGGCACTTTATAATATTTTAGTCGTAAATAACGCACCTGGTTGTAATGACACTACAGTAACTGAACAAGTTAGTGTAAGTGCATGTACAACATACATAGTAAGATTAGCTTCCAACTCAAATGCGTTAGGCCCATTTAGCATTTATGTTAATACATCGTTCTTCGGTTCAGGGTATACAAGAACAGATATGTTCAACGGAGTAGTAGTTTCTTTAGATTGTACAACACCTACTCCAACACCAACTCCATCGATAACTCCAGGGGCAACATTAACTCCAACTCCATCAGAAACTGCGACTAATACACCGACTCCAACAGAGACTGCAACTAATACGCCAACACCAACAAATACACCAAGTCCAACTCCTACAATAGGAGCTAGTCCTACGCCAACTGAAACTGCAACGCAGACACCTACAGTAACTCCGACAAATACTCCAACCGTAACACCAACTAACACTACAACCGTAACACCAACTAACACAGAAACTCCTACAAGTACTCCAAGCGAAACTCCTACAAATACACCAACGGTAACGCCAACAGAAACTCCAACAAATACACCAACTAATACTGCAACTGTAACTCCAACTAATACTGAAACTCCAACTAATACTCCAACAGAAACTCCTACAACTACACCAACTAATACTCCAACCGTAACACCAACAAATACTGAAACTCCAACACAGACTCCAAGTGAGACTCCTACAAATACGCCAACTAATACAACAACTCAAACACCAACCAACACCGCAACTAACACAGAAACTCCTACAAGTACTCCAAGCGAAACTCCTACTAATACACCAACGAATACTCCAAGTGTTACTCAAACATCAACGAATACTCAAACACCAACTCCGACTGTAACCGCAACTAACACTGCTACCGTAACTGCAACATCAACACCTACACCAACAGAAACCGCAACCGCAACTCCAACAGCTTCGATAACTGCAACACCGACTGAGACAGCAACTGCAACACCAACTGCTACAACTACTGCGACAGTTACACCAACAATGACACAAACTCCAACAGTAACGCAAACACCAACAAATACTGCAACTCCAACTAATAGTATGACTCCAACAATGACCCAAACACCGTCACCAACAGGAGCTCCATTCTTGGCATATTTAACAATTGAACCTCAAGCTCAGAATGTTAACTTCAACGGATGGATGGTATCTCAAGGTTCAACGTTCCGTGGATTCTTCAATAATGGAGCAACTACTGCAAACGCTGTAACATTTAATCAACAGATGAATGCTTACTTGAACTACTCAGGATGGGGAGGAAACTCACCTGCAATTATTACAGGTACAATTTCTCCGACATCAGGAGGAAACGATTTTTACGGAAATCCAATCAATGCGTACTTGTTCCAAACTACGCAAGTATCAGGAGGTACAACACCAAGTAATGCTTGGTATACATGGTATGTTTCAACAGGAGCGACAAACGGTCAGATTATGACTCAAATTGGAACAAATACCGCAAATAATCCAAACGCATTAACCGCTAGAAATTTAAATTCAGCATATTACAATCTAACAATCAATTATACGGGAGGAACAATCCCTCCAGGAACATATCGTGTTTACACGACATATTCTGGTACAGATTTTAGAATAAATGCCTCAGTAAATAATGTTTACTTTAAAGGGAACACCTTAATATAAAAATAATAAAAAGACTATGAGCTTTAACTATCAAAATCCAATAGCAGGAACTATCAACGAAGGACCAATCGGCGTTTCTCTTGATAACAGTAATGGTACAAACTTCAGTGTATACTCTATAGGTGGGTATATGGAAGTTTACTCGCACCAAAATTTAAACTATACAATACCTGAGGGAAGCTCGGGTCAAATTTTGTATAGTGGGAATACTATACCTATCGCATTCAATTATAATGCACCAAATGAATTTCCAAATGTTTTAACACTTAATAGTGATGAAATATCTTCAGGTAGAAGACGTTTAGGTATGATGGTATATGTTATATCTGCGGATACCACATATCAATATATTATTGATGGTTATGCTGCATTATGGGATGCTGCACAAATTTCAGGAGCTCTTGGATTTGATGGATTTGGATGGACATGTGAAGACAGTACTGTAGCGGGAGCCGCGTTTTTAAATGCGTGGACAGGTTCGACTATTGAAGGTGTTAGTGGTGTTACAAGAGAAAATGCGAGATGGAAAGTTGCGAATATGAACGATACTGTTATTACAGGAGGTACATATTTTTCAGCAACAACTACATTACAATTATACGACAATTATGGAGCCACTGTAACTGTTACAGGATTTACAGGAACAGTAACGGGAGGAACATATAACAGTGGTACCTCAACGTTATCTCTTAATAATAGTGACGGTAGTGTAGTATCAATTACAGGTATAACTTCAGGGTCTGGCTCAGCCTTATCCGTTGGAGACGGAACAACAACAGTTACTTCCGTTTCAGGAATTACATTCAGTGGAGCATCGGTAGTAAATAATGGTAGTGGAAACATTACCGTAGTAATAACAGGAGGAACTAGTGGAACATCAGGTTCATCAGGAACAAGTGGAATAGATGGTAGCTCAGGAACTTCTGGTTCAAACGGAACAGACGGTTCAAGTGGAACTTCAGGTTCTAATGGTACAGATGGTTCTTCAGGAACTAGTGGTAGTAACGGAACAGACGGTTCTTCAGGAACTTCAGGTTCAAATGGTACAGATGGTAGTTCAGGGACTAGTGGAATAGATGGTTCAAGTGGAACTTCAGGTTCTAACGGAACAGATGGTTCTTCAGGAACTAGTGGTAGTAACGGAACAGATGGTAGTTCAGGAACTAGTGGAATAGATGGTTCAAGTGGAACTTCAGGTTCTAATGGTACAGACGGTTCTTCAGGAACTAGCGGTAGCAACGGAACAGATGGTAGCTCAGGAACTAGTGGTAGTAATGGAACAGATGGTTCTTCAGGAACTAGCGGTAGTAATGGAACAGATGGTTCTTCAGGAACTAGCGGTATAGATGGTAGTTCGGGTACCTCAGGAACAGATGGTTCATCAGGAACAAGTGGAATAGATGGTAGCTCAGGAACTTCTGGCTCAAACGGAACAGACGGTAGTTCAGGAACTAGTGGAATAGATGGTTCTTCAGGAACTAGCGGTAGCAATGGAACAGATGGTTCTTCAGGAACTAGCGGTATAGACGGCTCAAGTGGAACTTCAGGGTCTAATGGAACGGATGGTTCTTCAGGAACCTCAGGTATAGATGGTAGCTCAGGAACTAGCGGTAGCAATGGAACAGATGGTTCTTCAGGAACTAGTGGAATAGATGGTAGCTCAGGAACTAGCGGTAGCAATGGAACAGATGGTTCTTCAGGAACAAGTGGAATAGATGGTAGTTCAGGAACTTCAGGTTCTAATGGAACAGACGGCTCTTCAGGAACAAGTGGAATAGACGGTAGCTCAGGAACTTCTGGTTCAAATGGAACAGACGGTTCAAGTGGAACTTCAGGTATAGATGGTTCTTCGGGAACTAGCGGTATAGATGGTTCTTCGGGAACTTCAGGTTCTAATGGAACTGATGGTTCTTCAGGAACTAGTGGAATAGATGGTAGCTCAGGAACTTCGGGTTCTAATGGAACAGATGGCTCTTCAGGAACTAGTGGAATAGATGGTTCTTCGGGAACTAGTGGTAGCAACGGTACAGACGGTTCAAGCGGAACTTCAGGTTCTAATGGAACTGATGGCTCTTCAGGAACTAGCGGAATAGATGGTTCTTCAGGAACTAGTGGAATAGATGGTAGCTCAGGAACTTCGGGTTCTAATGGAACAGATGGCTCTTCAGGAACTAGTGGAATAGACGGTTCTTCAGGAACTTCTGGCTCAAACGGAACGGATGGTAGCTCAGGAACTTCTGGCTCAAACGGAACGGATGGTAGCTCAGGAACTTCGGGTTCTAATGGAACAGATGGCTCTTCAGGAACTAGTGGAATAGACGGTTCTTCAGGAACTTCTGGCTCAAACGGAACGGATGGTAGCTCAGGAACTAGTGGAATAGACGGTTCATCAGGAACTTCAGGTTCAAACGGAACAGATGGTTCTTCAGGAACTTCTGGCTCAAACGGAACGGATGGTAGCTCAGGAACTAGTGGAATAGATGGTAGCTCAGGAACTAGCGGTAGCAACGGAACAGATGGTTCTTCAGGAACTAGTGGAATAGATGGTAGCTCAGGAACTAGCGGTAGCAACGGAACAGATGGTTCTTCAGGAACTTCTGGCTCAAACGGAACGGATGGTAGCTCAGGAACTAGCGGTAGCAACGGAACAGATGGTTCTTCAGGAACTTCTGGCTCAAACGGAACGGATGGTAGCTCAGGAACTAGTGGTATAGACGGTTCTTCAGGAACTTCAGGTTCTAATGGTACAGATGGTAGCTCAGGAACTAGCGGTATAGATGGTTCTTCAGGAACTTCAGGTATTAGTGGTGTTAATGGTACTTCAGGAACTTCTGGCTCAAATGGAACAGACGGTTCAAGTGGAACTTCTGGTTCAAACGGAACAGATGGCTCTTCAGGAACATCAGGAAGTAATGGAACGGATGGTAGCTCAGGAACTAGTGGAATAGATGGCTCTTCAGGAACATCAGGAAGTAATGGAACAGACGGTTCTTCAGGAACTTCAGGTTCTAATGGAACAGACGGTTCATCAGGAACTTCAGGAAGTAATGGTACAGACGGTTCATCAGGAACTTCAGGTTCAAACGGAACAGATGGTTCTTCAGGAACTAGTGGCTCTAACGGTACAGATGGCTCTTCAGGAACATCTGGCTCAAACGGAACGGATGGCAGCTCAGGAACTAGTGGAATAGACGGTTCTTCAGGAACTAGTGGTAGCAATGGTACAGACGGTTCTTCAGGAACTAGTGGTAGCAATGGTACAGACGGTTCTTCAGGAACTAGTGGTATAGATGGTAGCTCAGGAACTTCTGGTTCAAATGGAACAGATGGTTCTTCAGGAACAAGTGGTAGTAATGGAACAGACGGTTCTTCAGGAACTAGTGGTAGCAACGGAACAGATGGTTCTTCAGGAACTTCAGGTTCTAATGGTACAGATGGTTCAAGCGGAACTTCAGGAATAGATGG